AGATCAGCGTCGTGGTACGGATAGTCAAGCTGGTAGTGTTAAAACAATCCAGAATGGTAATCCTGCTTCAACTCGTTCGGCTGCTGGTACTGGTGTGTATAGTTGGAATACATCAACACATACAGAACCTTATGTACTTACACCAAAGTCATTGAATGATGCACAAGCAACAGAGTTTTCACGTGGTGTAGCATACATAGCCGATCAGAGTGAAGTCAACAGTCAAGGAAGTGCTGCTTCAAATCGTGTTATGGTAACCCCTAAGACGTTAGATGCACGTCGTTCGACCGAAGCTATGGCTGGCATTGTTGAGACTGCTACACAAGCAGAGGTTAATGCTGGTGCATTACACAACCCTTATGTAGTTTCTCCTAAGACTTTACATAACCGCAAGTCAACAGAAACCATGTGGGGATTGACCGAGATTGGTACTCAGGGTGAGGTTGATGCTGGAGCAAGTGACTATCATTACATCACACCCAAGAAGTTCAAGACATGGCTTGCTTATGATCACTTTACTCCAGTTGAAGTAAGTGGTATTCGCCGTTCGGGTAACCTATGGGGTAAAGTTACATTAGACATCACGGTTGCTACTGAATCACAACGTGGTACTTTAGAGGTAGCTACACAAGCAGAAGCTAATGTGGTTGATTCTAAAACTGCAAGTGACATTCATGTTATTACACCCAAGAAACTGAATGCACGTCGTGCAACGGAAGGAATGGCTGGTATTGCTGAAATCGCTACCGACACCGAGATCACTGGAAAAACTGACCATACTAGAATCGTAACTCCTAATTCATTAAATCGTGCGTTGACGCAACACGCTGATTTCAATATGACGGAAACTAACTACGGTACTGGTCATACTGCTACGTTAGCTGAAACTTGGGTTGGTAATACAACTGCTGGATCTACTAAACCAGCTGGTGAGTATGATCATAATCCATTTGTAGTTTCTCCACGTGGATTGAACTATGCGCTCGCTAACTATCTACCGAAGACTGCGAAAGCCGTTGACTCTGATAAGCTAGATAACTTAGATAGTTCTCAATTCTTGCGTTCTGATGTTAGTGATACTATGCAAGGTATATTAACTCATACCAATAAGTATGACCAAAAAATTAGACACACCGATGGTAAAGATTATGGGGTTCGATTGCTTGCTTCTGGGACTGATGTATACGTTCAAGGTGGTTGTGCTTCTGGTTCAGAAGATGACCAACACAGATTGAACTTGACTGGGTGGGGTGGTAAATATCTAGACCAATTTGCGGTTAATTTATCTGGCTCTGAAAACGCATTCTTCCAAGTTGGTTCGAATCGGTATAAAATGTATCACGAAGGGCATAAACCAACTCCAGCAGAAGTTGGTTCTTATAGCAAGTCTGAAGCTGATGGTCGTTTTGTAAACGTTACTGGTGATACAATCAATGGTAACCTAACAATAAAAGCTAATTCTAGTCACATTGGATTGGTTGAGACAGATTCCTCTAACAAGTTATGGACAATTGAACTATCAACTGGTTCATTTGCAATTACTGAATCTGGAGTTGCTACACAAGTTACGATTGCACCTGGTGGAGTTGCTACTTTCCTAAATGCAGTCAAAGCTAATCACTTCAATGTTGGTGCAACTACTGTAATAGAATCGGATGCAAAGATCAACTATAATAAGTTGAAATCTGTACCAATTGCTAATACTTCTGGTGTTCATGGCGTAACTACGTTAACTGACTCATTATCAAATCCGTCTAAAGACATTGCAGCTACTGCGTCTGCGATTAAGGTATTGAAGGAAATGATCGACGAGAAGGCTGACATAACAGGATCAGCAATGGAAGACCTGAAGATCAAGAACTGGCTACAAATCGGTAACGTAATCCTACGTCCAAACAAATCAACGAAGTCATTAGACTTCATTTGGACTGACGTTCTATAAGGAAAACAAAATGGCAGAAATACTATTTGCTAATCTTAGTAAAACTGGTATGGAGCTTTCAACTATAACGGGAGCCGCTGGCTCCCTTTATAATTTGGAAATCCGTGGTACTCACTCATTCAATGATAATATAACAGATGTTAGAGACATAAAAGTTAATTACGAAAGTATTTTGTCTGGTACATCACACGGTCAGTCTCGTGGTATGACTATGATAATCTTTAATACAGATATGTCAATATCATATTCAGCAACATTTGACCTATACGGTGCTGAATCTGCACAAAACGCATTAGCCGACAAGATGAAGACGATAACAAGTTCACAGATTGCAGTTCTGTGTTCACGTGATGCTATTGCTACTAATACCAAACTTGATGATTCATTTAAGTATTATAGATCAAATGCTTGGGCTGGAGTAGAATGGTTCAATAAATCGGGAATAAGTACTGAGGAACTTGCCGACCGTAGACGTACATCTTATGCTGCTGTTATTTGTGGTCGCAAGAAAGCGATTGTGGCTGAAAAATTTGTTGGTCATGGTGCAAAGGATGGATATGCAGACATCCAACTTGCGTTTTCAGATCCAACGAAAATTGGGTACTCTGGTTTCGGTAAACCATTGATTGACGACATCGACCAAGAGATATTGAAATCAGCTGGAACAACAGAAATGATCAAACGATGGATTGATGCACCGCTAACAGATCTAAATCTGAAAGTTGGTGACGAATATATGTTCTCTTCATTAGCTGAAATAAATGCAATCTCCGCTAGTACTAGTACATTTGTATTGTATGTTATCTCATACTATGCTGGTTCTACTTGGAAAGCAGAACAATCTAGAATTGTTCGTTGTGTTGAGGGATGGCAACAAGTTGAAATCCGTCATAAGATCCCTGTTGGTTGCGACCGACTAGTTGTTGATGTTCGTCAACGTAGAGATCCGCACCCAAGTACTCCAACGGGTACAACTTGGGTTAAGAATACAGTAATGTCGTTATCTGACAATACACAAGCACAAACTTCTGGAGTGTCAATTGGTACATACGGTACTAGTGTACGAAGATACGAAGACTCGTTAGGTAACTTTGGTTCTTACGATCCTGATGGATACTATGAATCATTCAACAGTGAGTCAAATCTATTACGAAACTTACCATTAACCCAACAAACCGATGAACCAATTAGGTGGATGAATCGTATTCTGGATAATAATAATGAACGTATTGTCATGAATACAACTGGAGACCAACAAAATGAAAGTTCTGTTGTTCTCATTGATCCTACACAAATGTATTATTGCTCAGTTTGGGTTAATCGTCAAGTGAAAACTGATGGAGAATACATGCTAGGGTTCAGATCCTTCAATGATGATGATACTCAGTTGAAACTAAGACCTACTAATGACATACTCAATGCGGGGACTGAGTGGATGTATTCACAAACACCAGCATTTGACATGTTGGAAGACCGTCAATGGTATCTAATGCAAGGGTTCTTACTACCACATGACATAACCCAAGAAGATGCTAACGCATTCGTGGAAGCTAACCAAGAGTTCTATGGTTGGGATGACTTATACGGCAATGGTATAGGTATTTCCGACGAAGGTAATGGATACTATGGTTGGGTCAACAATGCTAATTGTACTAAAGGAAAGCTTGCTTTTCTAGATTTCTACAACGATACTGCTACATCAAACTCACTATGGGCTTTGCCTATAATTCGAGAAGTTAAACTTGGTTCGATTGACATCGACGATGGATTGATCACTTCAATAAGTCTCTCTTAATTGTTCATAAGTCTATTCTTTATAGATCTATAATGAACAAAATCAAATTTCTGGCTGCAAGCAGCCAGAATTCTTCAAATAATCATCGATAATAAATACCATTATAATTATATTCTTCGGAGAAAATAAATAATGGCTAACTTAAAAGCTGGTACTCTTATAGGTGGTAACCTAATTTGGCATCAGGGTAACCTAGAATTCAACACGGTAGATACTAGACTTGACTATAAAGGTCACATGGTTTATACTGAAGCACATAAACCAACTAATAACGATTTAAACCTAGTATCCCGTGCTGGCGATACTATGACTGGTGTGTTGAAATTTAGTACATCAATATCTGACGTAATTCAAGATGGTAGCAATAATAGATTGCTGCATAATGGTGGATTTGTCGTATTAGGAAACTCTACAAAATCAACGGGGATTGATGGTGGGACAACTAGACTAACGGTTCAAACTGGATCTATTTCTGCTAATGTTCCGTATCTCACAACAGTTGCTCAACATTCATCTGCTAACAGCTTAACTCGTAAAGACTATGTAGATAATACCACAGTTTCTGTATCTGGTGATACAATGACTGGAGTATTGAACATCAACGCAAATAACGGATTTATGGTTGCAAATAGTGATGCAAATCAAGCTAGTTATATTCTTGGTAAGATTGCAGGGGCAAATAGTTGGTATGTAGGTAGAGGAAGTACGTCAACTTCTGATGTGTCTTTGCAATCATATACTCATTCTAATCGTCGTATAACCATACAATCTGATGGTGTGTACATTTATGGGTCTGGTCAAGAAGGAAAGATCTATACAACTGGAAATAAACCAACTGTAATCGACATTGCTGGTGCTGTTCGTGATACTGGTGATACAATGACTGGTGCGTTGACTATTACAACGGCTAACGCTGATCCAAAACTAATAATTCATCGTACTAATTTAGATGGTAATGTTAGTATTGGATTCAAAACCCAAAACAACACAATGCTATACTTTGGAAGAAGATCCGATGGTCATTTTGCTTATCATGACGACTTGGATTTAAGTGCTGCTAGTGCTTCGAAGATTTATTCAACCAGTTTCAAACCAACTACTGCTGATGTTGGTGCGTTGCCAGCTGCTGGTAAAGCAGTTGACTCTGATAAGTTAGATGGACTTGATAGTTCACAATTCTTACGTTCTGATGCTTCTGATAGTTTCAGCGGTGACTTGGTTTCTACTTCACGTGATAAAGGTATCTTCGGTACTTATGACTCCACAAAGACTGATCAAATCTGGTCAATGGGTACAGCTTATCGTAATGCCGCTGACGGTTCTGACTTCGGTAATCTATACGGTCTAGCATACAAACACACGAATAATACTACTGGCGGTCAAATGGCTGGCGGTCATCAAATGGTTTGGGTTACTAACGGTACTCATAAAGCTGCGTTAGGTGATTCTGGTATCTGGTCTTCTGGTTATGTTGATGCTGGCGGTAAAATTATAACAACCGTGAACACTGGTTTTGGTGTTATACATCAACGTGCTGGTCATCAAACTATGATCGGTTGTGCTGATATAGTTGGTGATTATTTGGTTGGTGGTAGACCTTCTGATGCTGCTGATTGGACTGACTATATTCGTATTGCTCGTAATAAGTTACGGTACTGTACTAATTCGGATCATACTGGTAAACGTATCTACCACGAAGGTGATAAACCATCGTTGGCTGAAATTAACGCTGTACGTGGTCAACAGGTATCTGGTTTAGCATCTGGTGTCCAATGGCATAAAGCTATGACTGTAGTTATGCCTAATAATGCATCTACAATTAAACTGGAAATAACTGGCGGTAATGGCTTTAACGTTGGTATTGAGTCTCAACTAGGAACCCAAACTATCCAGTTCCGTACTGGTAATGGTTCTCCTGCTACTGGATTAACCGTTGTTGGATTCTATGACGGTGGAATGTCACTTGCTATTACTGATGTTGGATACAAACACATTTCTGGTTCGACATACGAAATCTACTTGAAATCAAGTAGTTATCCAGACTCTGGATTGATTTACATGTTAACGACTTCAATGAATGCTTCTGCTGTTTGGAATCGTGTTGCTGTTGGAACTGCTGAACCAACTGGAATTACTAAGTGGTCTGAAAATAACGTAATTTATAACTCTCGTGCGAAACCAACTTCTTCTGATGTAAACGCTGTTGCTAAAACTGGTGATACCATGACGGGTGCATTGACTTTCACTGGTCATAATGGTATTAAGATGAAAGATGGGAAGAAAGTCCTATGGTCTCATGACAACAAAGCCGTTACATTATCTGCATCTGGTTCTGATGGTATTTTGTACTTAGGCTATTCATCTGGTACTGATTACCAAACTGATAAGGTAGTAATGCATCGTCCATTGTATGCATCTAATGGTACAACGTTGTTGTGTGATACGAGTGGTCAATTGTATGATGTCGGTCAACGTGTTTATTCTGAATACCATAAACCTACTCCTGCTGAAGTTGGTGCTGTGAATAAAGCTGGTGATACAATGACTGGCAATTTATCATGGACACAAAACGGTAGCTGTCACATTGGTGCTGGTCAAGGTGATGGTGCTTCGTTTACCACAACTAACATTAACATCAAATCATGGTTCGGTGTTGGTTTTGAATCTACTATCGACAATCAAGCAGTACCAAAGGGTGAAAATGCTGCGTACATCGACACTCGTGGCGGTCACATGGGTATTCGTGGTGATTTCCGTGCTAATAAATCTATTACTGCTGGTACTGGATTAGGTCTTTCTAATGCGTCAAGTACTTCTAAACTAGGACTATCATTGCATGGTGGTGGTAAAGAAGGAAAACCTGAATATGGTATGATGTTCACTGGTACGGTTGGTTCTGGTACTCATGGTGGCGTTACTGGAGATTGGGCTACTTATCTCACAATGTCGGACACAACTAACCGTGGTTGGATATTCCAGCGTGGTAGTACTAACGTTGCTTCGATTTCTGGTTCTGGATTTATCGAAGCAAATAGTGGCGTTTCTTCGATTGCTCGTAAACTAACTGGTGCAATTGATTTAAACAGTTATGTAAAAACCGAATCATTTAACGTTTATGCTACTGGTAGTATGACTAATAAACCACCTGCTGGTTGTGACTATGGTACACTGCAAGTTATCGGTTCTAATAGTACAAGTGGTCAGTTCGTTACTCAAACATTTGTTGAGCGTAATGGCAACCGCATGGCTATTCGTGGTCGTAATGATGGCGGTGGTTCTTGGTCTGCGTGGAAAAACGTTTATACTGAAGGATTCAAACCAAATTCATTATGGCAAACTGGAACGGGTGGCGGTGGTCTACATATTAACTATGATAATGAGATTAACTTCACATCATCATCTGCTGAATTGTATTTCAACTATCGTCAAGTAGGTGGAACTAAGATTAGTGCTATGAGTTTCAATGCTGGCGAAAACGACAAGAACGCAACCTTGAAGTTTGGTTCTGCTGACATGAAAGGAACTATAAACCGTCAATCTCATAGCTCTGGTTACTTGGTTGGTTCTTATAATAATGTTGGTGACAACTCTATTAAAACCAACCCTATCTATGCAATTGGAACAAACTACAAACCAAGTGATACCGCTTTAGGTAACATGTACGGGATTGGTTATTGTGTTGCTGGTGCTAGTACTCCGTTCATTCCCGAATCATTAAGAAGTGGTTCATGGGGTATGTATGTTGCTGCTGATGGTGATGCTCGTGTATTCCTTGACGGTGGTAACGGTCAAATACGTTCAACTGGTGCGCATGTTGGTTCTGGTTTCAAAACTCACAAAGGCGCTTATTCATACTTGCAATTGAGTGGTACTGCTGGTTCCTACATGATGATCGAATGTAACGGAAGTAAAGGTCTAAATATCATCTCTCGTAATGATGATAATAGTAATAGATACGTATGGTCATTTACCGATGATGGTGAATTCATATCCCCAAGTTCGATAAAAACCTCAAACCAGATGTACATTAATAATGGCAGTCCTACGTTATGGTTCCAAGACACTGATTCTCGTTCTTGTGCGTGGCACTGTAATAGTAACTTGATGTATCTACTTCGTGGTACTGGTAATAATGCTACATCATGGGATAGTGGTCCAAATGGTCGTCATCCAGCAACATTCAACCTCGAAACTGGTGATGTTGTATTCAGTGGTAACGTAACTGCTTATTCTGACCGTAGATTGAAAACTAACATTCATAATGTAGAAAATGCTGTTGAGAAGGTTTCTAAACTGAACGGTGTTATCTATGAATGGAAGAATGACACTGCTGGTGTAGGTGAACAAGCTGGTGTGATCGCACAAGATGTTCAAGAAGTTCTACCACAAGCTGTACTTGAAGATAAAGAAGGTAACTTAACAGTTGCGTATGCTCAATTGAGTGCGTTGTTTGTCGAAGCAATCAAGGAGCAACAGAAACAAATTGAAACGTTAACAAAGCGTGTAAATGAACTTTCTAAATAGATTAAGGAGACCTTCGGGTCTCCTTTTTCGTTTCTACTAAATAAAATTATAATTCGAATTATAAGGAGCCTGATATGGCAAATTTAAAATCTGGAACCTTGCTTGGTGGAAACTTAATCTGGCATCAAGGTAATCTAGAATTCCAAACGGTAGATACTCGACTAGACTATAAAGGTCATAAGGTTTATACAGAAGCACATAAGCCAACAACACAAGAAATAAATGCTGTAAACCGTTCTGGCGATACTATGACTGGTAAATTGAAAATGACCGAAGGTAGTGGTATCGAATGGACTCCGCTTACTGATGGTAACCTTGCTCGTGGTGTGGTTTATAAAAATAGAATAGGATCAAACCTAGGATTCGCTGGTGCTCAATGGACTGGTAATGCAACTGAATTGAGTAACTACTTTTTTGGTCAGTATGTGACTGGTTCGCCATGGTCTGATTCCGAAGCGTGGATGTCTATCAAGAAAGATGGTGAAGTTTACATTGATGGTAACCGAGCATACCATGCTGGATTCAAACCAACGTGGGCTGATGTCGGTGGGAATTTATACTGGGATAACTCGACTGCTGGTTACATTAAAGCGAAGAGTAATTTAATATTCGATCATACCATAACAACATTAATTAAACCATTCAATAGTTCAACTAAACTAATTAACTTAGGTGATGCTGCATCTCAGTGGAAGGAAGTATGGTCTAATTCATACCGTGGTGGTAATATTGACATCACTAGTAATGCATATCTACGTGGAGTTACGCTTAGTAACACGTATAATGCATTGGATAATTCAAGACTGATTTCATTCTCAGCTGATAAAATTTTAAGAATTGGTAATAGTGCAGACACAGAAACACATACTCGTATTCACGGAACTGGTGCTGACGGATTGAAATTATCGGTATGGCAAGATGATGCTGATAAGTGGGTATACCACGAAGGTCATAAACCAACTCCAAGCGAGTTAGGTGTTCAACCATCGTTAACTACTCCATTTAGTACACGTATGTATTATGTGTCACATACAATAACAGAAGAATTGCTTGGTGCAGATGGTAACTCTCTTAAAAATGATTCATCGTATTTGGTCAGATTAGTAACTCAAAGTACAGGTACTTCTACGGGTGCAGTGTATAACATAACAGTTAATTCAACTGGTGTTATTGCTCTTACTCTTATAGCACATAAAAATGATGGTAGTAACCACCCTGAATTAAGTATAATCGATGACAAAGTTCGTGTCAAGACGAAACATGATAATAAATATAATGTTTCTGTGTTGATGCAAGAAGTAACTAGCGGTTCACCGAACAATATGTGGATTGATAATGTTGAGTATTTTTCTAGATTCCATAAGCCCGACGTAACGGAAGTAACCAACGCTGTTTCAAAACTTGGTGATACCATGACTGGTGCGTTGACTGTACCATCTATTTCCACTAATCGTTTCGACAAAAACGATACGAGTGGAACTTTGATTTCTAGTACAAACACTCCAGTCGGAAGCAGTATTTACATTAATTGGCGTGGTGGGAATAACATACTCGAATTCAAACGTGGTCATTCAACAACTGATAACACATCTGAAGTTACTGCACACGGTAAGTTATTTGCTAGTAAAGGACTTGAAGTTGTAGCAACCGAGCAAAATGCAGTTAGGCTTACAAACACCAACCGAGCAGTAAACACAATTGCGTCTGGGGTTGAAGCTGACTGGTACGATAATAAACTTTTATTCGGACATAAGCGTGATACTAGTTCTGGATCTGTTGGATTCGCTGCGTCGTTGGACGGAACTGAACTTTTCAATGCTCGTCCTGATGGAACTGGTTATTTAAAGACTAACCGTATCTACACTACTGGATATAAACCTAGTTGGGAAGACATTGGTGGAGATTCTTATTGGGCAGATGGTGCAAACAATTCACAGACTAAAAACTCAAGAATATGGATTGTGTCTGGTGGAGACAGTGCATCTAACGGGGGTATTCTTCCTGCTAGAGCCGCAACTGGTAGTAGTGCGTGGTCGGTAATCGGAAGAAATGACTATTGGTTCAACGAATCGTGGGTTAATTCATACCGTGGTGGTTCAATTAATGTTGATGGTAGACTTACTCTTAATAATAGTGGACCTACTATTAACCTAAAAGACACGGACAATAAAGGTGCATTTTTACACACAAACTCAAATGTGTTTTATGTTCTACGATCAAGCGGTAATAATAGTGATAGTTGGGATAATGGATCAAATGGTCGTCATCCATTGATGTTAGATCTTAACACTGGAGATGCAACAGTATCACGTGGTGTCAAAGCATACTACGCTGAATCTAATGCACTTGCAAGTCAATATGGAACACTAGCTCCATTCTACAACGATTATAGTACTGCTCAAACATCTGCTTACTTCCCTGCTTGGAAACAGAAAGGTATACACACTGTAGGTGCTGAAGATTGGGTTACGTCTATGGGTCAAAGTGTTAACGCTTCTGGTGTTGCTGAAACTACTCTTCATATGATTAAGCATGATGGTACTAGTAGGGCTTGGTCGTTTAAGACGAATGGTGAATTTAGATCTGGTGGTTCTATTTACGAAAATGGTCACCGTGTTTATTCTTCTGGTAACAAACCAACTGCTTCTGATGTAGGTCTAAGTAATGTTCCTAATACAGCACACACTTCTGCTGCAACTGCTAACACTGTTGCTGTTCGTGATGCTGCTGCTGATATTAATGTTCGTTTATTGCGTTCTAATTATGCGAATGAAACTAGATGTACTGGTGCAATGGCTTTCCGTGTTAATAACACTACAGATAATTATACTCGTTATTGTTCTGATACTGGTGCTATTCGTACATGGTTAGGTACTTATTCTAAAACGGAAGCGGATGGTCGATTCTTAGGTAAGACTGCTACTGCTACACGAGCTAATGATATTGTCGGTCATTACATTAGTGGTGGCAGTGAGAAGCCTAATTATTTTGGTGGTGGTAAATTGCGCTGTCATATGCTTAATTCTGCTGCTGGTATTCCTAGTCTATCTTGGTCTGATGTTGTTTGGGTTTCTGGTTACACTGGTTCTGATGTTAAGTTATCAAATGCATTGATATTCAGTAAAAGTGGTGCTGCTCGTGCTGGTTTCCGTCAACAGAACTATGACTCAACTACATGGGGTACATTTAATGAATTCTATCACACTGGTAATAAACCAACTGCTGCTGATGTAGGTGCTCCTACTGTTACTAATGGTACTGTTACTCGTCTTACAGCAATTGGTACAGGTAATGATTACAGCACTGGTGGTGTTATGCTTAATGGTAATGGCTCACCTAATACGGTGTTCCCGACATTAGGATTCCATCAACCTGGTAAGTACGCTGCTTCATTGCAATGTCGTAGTGGTGGAAAATTAAGTGTATACACCCAAGGTGGTACTGTATTAGGTGAAATGAACGCTAAACGATTCACTGGCGAGAGTATGAATCTTACTAGTGCTGCATTTATGCAGAGTTTCGCTACTAGTGGAACTGGCGGTTCCACAATGAACGGTTCACTTGATGTTAAGTTATCATTAGCTGCAAGAGGAATTACTAACTATTACGGTGATTATAGAGTAGAAAGACCATCTACTACTGGCGGTTGGGCTAGGGGTTTAACATTTACCAATGGCAGTACTACTTTAGGTGGAGTCGGTATACTTGGTTCAGGAACCACTGGTCAGTATATTGCGTTAGGAATGGGTAGTAATTGGTGGGATACTAATTCATCAATGAGGATTAGTGCTAATGATGTTACTTTCCAAAAGCCAGTTATAAATTCATTGAATCAATACATGCGTGGCGATGGGCGTAAGCATATAGTTTGGCAAAATGCTGCTGGTACTGCTACTAGTGGTTATATCTACAATGATCCAAATGGAGACATGAGTATGAACCGTGGAGAGCAGGGTGGTTCAACTATGTCGTTGCAATCAAATTGTCTTTATGTTACTGGTAATGGTGGAGGGCAAGGGGCATTTAGTGCAGACAATGTACACGGTGGTTCGTGGGTATCTTGGCAGACCCGTCCATCTGCTCTGTTACTGACTCCAGCACTAAACGGAATGAACCATAGTGCATTCTCTATATGGAAAGTAACTACATGGGGGCAATCCAACTGGGCTTCTCAGGGTGTTCATGCGGTTGATGGACATTTTAACAATACAGAAAGTATACTTTATGTGGGTAATAATCAATATACATGGGGCGGAAGAGGGTTTAGAACTAAGGGTGTAATCATCGAATCTGCTAAAGTGACTGATGTTCATCCATTATTCTTAACAAAGACTGCAACAACTGCATTAGACATTGTTTGTGGTATTACTTCGAATAAAATTGTTCGTTCTGATGCAATGCATGAAGATACAAATCCCCGTATTAGTATTAAACCTAAATCGGTAAAACAATTCTTACCAGAAGCATATCATGAGTTTTATGATACTACTGAATCGAATTTAAAGAAACGTTCTCTTACTAAAACAGAGGGTGTTGATTTGGGTGCTATTGTTGCTATGCAATTAGAAGCTATTAAAGAATTAAAATCTGCTAATGATGCATTATTGGCACGAGTTGAAGCTTTAGAAGCTGCGTAATAAATTAGGAGACCTTCGGGTCTCTTTTTAGTGTATAAATACACTTATCCAATAAGAGGGTAAATGCAATGAACCAACCTAAAATAACAGATTCTCAGATTTCCGTGATCAAGAATCTAGTCAATTTCTTTATTGATAAAGATGGTTCAATCTCATTTAATCGAATTTTTGTCACGTTTATGATTGTATTTTCTGCTCTATTATACATAGAGAAAGAGAGTGTTGTCAAGACAATCGAATCATTTAATTATGGTCGTTCATATGAAGCTTACATTGAAGCTGAGAGAAAAATACAGAAAGAAGACTACGAAGCTGCTATCCGTGTTCAAACTCAGTCAGTGTATTCAATAGTTAATTCTGGTATGGTTGCGGTCTTCATGTATAAGCCCGAAGACTTACATCACTTCAAAGAGATGGTACACTATGAAGGTAAAATTCTAGAAAACATGAATGAAAATAAACTCAAGGTGATTGGAGTCGATAAGAGTGAAAAGGAGTATAAAGAACATATACTGGGAATGCCGTTCTGGGGAGAAATGGAAGAGTATAAGTTGAATAAAAATGGCAGCGATGCTATTCCGTTCAAATATACATGTCCAATTTTTAATAGAAAGGGGGTTTACACTGGGGTGTTTGGGATTTACTGGAACGAAAAACCGAAAACGTTTGAGTCACCAAAAAAATTGCAACAACTATTTGTTTCGTGTACTCAAGGTGCTCGTGAGATTGGAATACATAAGATGTAATTAAAAAGGGAATACCAAATTTGGTATTCCCTTTTTTTATGCGAACATTGTAGAAAACATTTCTGTATCACGATGTCCTTTCTTAAATTCACCAATTACAAATAAACGTTCTTTGTAAGTTAAACGGTCAAACATTTGACGGAAACTCATTTTAGTAAATTCTTTACCACTTACGGTACGGAATCCAGATTCGTTTAAGAATGCGATGAATAAAGATTGGTTTTCTAAAATGTGACAACTGCCAAATTTTATTAAAATTGATGCGGTAGCGCAGATGTCTAATACAACTTCTAGTTTCTTATCTTTTGCGGTTGACTGTACAATTGTTTGGATGATTTCCATTTTAAGTTTCTCATTGGTTAGTATAACTCCTTTCTTTAAAATCATTATACCCAATTTAAACAACAATTGCAATACTTTTCTTTTATTTTGTACCAGTGAACCCACGATCTGGAGACCACGTTGTGATTGATTCGCAGTTTCTACAGTCAATGTGAACCCAACTAATGTCGGTTTCCACAAATGTTATGTACGGAAAGTGTTCTTTATTTGCAAAGATAAACTTTCTAACATCAACTGCACTCATTCCTTTTACAAGAAAATCCACTGCCCTACCATACTTATGTTGACTTAGACTGTTTTCGTAAGATTGTAGGCTGCTATAAAAGCCAGCCGTACGTAGTCCAGACCAGTTTCTATTTCCACCCCATACCCAGTTATTAACTGTGATTGGTTTCCCAATCATCTCACGCAGTTTATCCATAGTAATCAGGATTCTTTCATCCATCAATTCAATAGCTTTCGCACCACGTTTTTTATAGATATGTTCAGGAACTAGCTCTTGAACTTTAAAATGTTTACATTTATACATAATTATTACCTCTTGAATAGTATACAAGAGGTATTTATCTTATGCAGCTAAACGAACATTAATACATTCATTACGACTGATTGGTAGTGGCATCACTTGACCGAGTTGACTCAGTTCTTCGATAACAATCCAATCACAAGCCATCAAATCAATCTGGGTGGGTGTATAGACTTCAACCATACCACCGCAGCTTGCTTTGTCAACGTGCGCTTGGTATTTGATTGGAGTTCCAATTTCGTACACTTTATCTAGTGGATGACGGGATACTTCAAATGTAGAACCTTCAACCAAGAAGATACTTTCACCTACATTCCATGCACGACGACGAGCACGTTTTCCAGATAATACCCATGCAAATGCTTCTGCAAAATTCATTTCGTTTTTCCTTTTATGTTCTTTTCTAATTGATATACTGATTTTCGAAGCAACTTTAATTTCATTTCATCTGGGATTGTGGTTCCGTGCATGTATGCATCTAGTTGGGATTTATGGTTATTTGCTTCTTTAGTAACTGCAACCGTGTTATCCGACTCGTAACCTAGCGATGCATTAATACGTTCTATTGTACGCATACGCTCGCCACTAATTGTAAACTCCACTCCAGTGTACGCACAAGTCTTGCATGTAATCATGGATTTAATGTCATCTAGTAGAAGACGAAATCTGATACCACGATCCTTTGCGTTACTCATTTTGTTTTTATAGATGCGGATTGTTTCTAAGTCTAATAGGTATTCTTTTTCATGTAGTCTATCATCTTCAATGCGCTTTAGTTGCATTTTGGTTAATGGTTTTACCTTGTTTGACTTCAGAGTAGAAATTGCAAATCCTAGATTCTTCATGTGTTCTCCCGTTGGGGATGATGAAATGGGTGAGAATTCTCACCCAGTTAATTTACTTGATGATGTCTTCGATTTTAGACTTGATACGGTTTGAACGCTCAACGTCCTTCTCTTTACGAGCAGCTTCTTTAAGCAGTTCGTCAGCAACTTTTTTATTATTTTCTGCTACATCCATATCGAATGCAATACGTGTATCAAGTTCGATGATTTGAGTTTCAAACGAATTAACGATTGAATCGATGGTACGTGGTTCAACTGAATCTTGCTTGATACCGAATAGTTTTGCGAAAAACTCTTTCATTATGTTTCCTTAATAATCTATGGTTAGGTTTTTGAGTTTGCGTGGTGTACGTTGTTGCTTTTTAAGATCAATGTGTGTAGAAGCACGATGGATACCAGCGTGTTTAGCTACAAAGTTTATTGTTCTAGGAACCCCAGAATCTACTTTATTTTTACTCATGTTAATACCTTTAATAAACTCCGTTTTGATGGGATCATAGTATCATAACCCCATCTTTTGTCAACACCTTTCGTTAGAAAGATGAAATAATAATGAATGTGATGCAGAAACAAACCGCAGTGAATGAATTGATAGTCCAAAACGCACGAACTTCATCCCACCACTTTACGTACATTGTGTGTGCTTTCGTTGATGGCATAACTGCTAATTCGTATGCTAGACCACGTGCTACTTCTACGTCAGACATACTTAACATCAACTTGACCACTACAGGGTAATTGGTGAACGGTGATTCCATCCAATTATGACGATACCAGAATGATATCGCTTCAATACTACCCCATGTACCATAGAACGCCATCATTGCAGTGACTGACAACATTGCAGCTTCATTTGCATCATACTGGAACTGAATACAAATCAATGAGATAATGTATAAAGCCCAACATAATAAGAGTCCACGCCCGTGAGTTATAATGTAAAATAACGGATCATGTTTCATAATATTCTCCAAGGGCGTTTGCGCCCTTATTTCTTAATTTGATGTTCGGCTAGACTAACGAATACCTGAGTAGCATCTTTTAGATATTCTTTTTTAACCGTCGTTTTATTCCAATAAGATAACTGCTTTTTGATTTCGGTTGTTTGCTTCTTCAACTTAACAATTTCATCATTGGTCATGTGGTACATGTTCATCGAAATTAATTGGTCGGAGAATTCTTTAAGATTCTCATGAATTTCGATTTCTTTGATTGCTTTAGCACGGGTCTTACCCTTCAACACGATTGTTTCATCAATAACGCTTCCAATGAACTCAGTCTTCGCATTCGCTAACTTTAGCTTATAATTACATACTTCGATTTCGTTGTCAATGCGTTTTTGTACAAATGGTGTGCGATAATCGACGAAATCTTTAATCAAGTCTGATGACTTTTTATAGTTGCGTAGTTTACGATCCCAATCGAGTACTGTCAAGTTTTGAGTTGCACTTTGACGAAGTTTGAAAACTTTCATAAAGATTTCGTGGTGTTCATCTGCTCTCTGACCTAAGAAGAAATCACGTTTTAGAGTAACTTCGAAGTTAAAGTTGTCTTTGCCACAATTATCTTCGTAGCGTACAATAGTACCTTTCTCTTCCAATCCGTCTAAGATTTCTACATATTTTTCACGGTCGTACTTATACGGAATCTCAGTGATTGTTAGCTTAGTTTTACCGTTGAATGTATACATACCCTCGATTGATAATTTGTTGTCTTCATCAACTGTTAGTTTTCCTTGAAAATCTGGCAGTTTGAATTTAGGTTCATGTGTAATCACACCTTTCTCAATGTATTCAACAACACAACGAGTAACATCTAGTGGGTCATGTGGGATGATGTGTGTAGCATAACCAGTAGCAATACCTTTAACACCATTCAATAGTACGAATGGGATGATAGGAAGGTAAAATGCTGGAGGTAAATGTTCATCTTTGCTATGTATTGGTGCTAGGTTTGAGTCTTTGAATAATAGATTAAAATTATCATGAACCATGCAGTGAGTATAACGTGGAGCAGCCATTTCTTGAACCATGCGAGATCCGAAGTTACCACGACCTTTTATAATAGGAACATGGTTATTCCATGTATTCGCCATCAACTGACCAGCATCGGATGCAGCACTTTCTCCATGTTCGTAACCGTATTCAGAGACACGTCCAGCAACAGCAGCAACCTTATTGAATGCGGTCTTTGCGTTCTGTAAAGTAGAGTACAGGAAGAAGCGTTGCACTGGTTTAAGACCGTCTACGATGCTTGGGATGTGACGATTTTCGATGTTATACAAAGCAAATTCTAATGCTTCGATGTTGATGATAGATGATAAACTACGTGGGTTAAATGTTGGGTTCATTTCTTTTTCCTGAATGATACGTGTGAATTTTTGATATCATGAACAGATTCATAATAGTTGTTCATCACTAGATGACTTTCACATGCTATTTGGTTAGACCACACAGCCATGAATTCCAATGAGAATGGTTCTGTTACTTTTTTCTTTTCTATACATGATAATAATAGGGTTTCCACTTCTTGTAAAGTAATTTCTGCTAGTTTTTTATAAACGAATTTCTCGTAGTCATCTTCACCAGACGCTACGAACATGTTTTCCAAGTCCATAATATACCCCGATAAAAAAGGGAACCCGAAGGCTCCCGATTTATTAATTATTAGTAGTGGCTAAAGCCTTTAGTTACATCTTTCATTACTTCGTAACGACATGTACGCATTTTAGCATTGTTGTAATCTACTGGAACCGCTACTACATCACGTGGATGAACCTTACATTGGATGATAACACCACGACCACCACCGTAGTGAGGAAGGTAAGACTTAGCAGCAATGTGCAGACCAGCAGAACATGTACGGTTTGGATCTTCGTCAACCATGTTACGAGGAATTTCAACAACAGTTCCTGGTTTATTTGAAAACTTACCGCTATGCATGTCAGTGTAGTTAGCGTTAACACGTTTCCATGCTAGGAATTGACCATCTTCGGTGATTTCGATGTCGTTGTGCTCAAGGAAACCGAATAATTCATTAACCGCACGACGTGATGGGTTAAGCATTAAGTTTTCGAAGAAATTCACTAGGAATTCGAAGTCTTTACCTTCGCTCATTGCTGTAATGATACGACGAGTTAGACCAGTATCTATTTTAAGATCACCGTAGAACACTTCTTCGTTTTCAATCTTAATCTTGCCTTTAGAGAACTTTTCAATACCACGTTTGATGTTGATTAGCTCTAGTGCCTTTTCAATGTCGCCATTGAAGATAGAGATTTTAGCTTTCTCGAAGTTAGGGTGAGTATTGTTAGCTACGAACGTTACGCCTTCTTCGATGATATTGATGTAATTAGAACCCATAGTCCATACAAGATTACGTGGAGCAACTACAACTGGAGTCTTCATGCATTCTGGTTGAGTTAAATCGACAACTTTGATTGTTCCCTTAAATTTAACTGGAGCAGGGATACGACCAGAAGCTTGTTGTGCTTTTGCTTTTAGCATAGACATAACATCAGAACCGCTTACTACTACAGCTGGAGCAACTGAAGCTTTAACTGCTTGAGATACTTTAGTTTTTGCTACTGGCTTACTGTACTCGGATTCGATACGACCAACAGTACGGATAGAACAACCAAACTTAGCAGCAGTTTGTGTTTTGTTGTGAGTCTTACGGTAAGCAATAAGGTCTGCTTTTAATTTAACGCTAAACATTTTAACTGACATATTTTATTTCCTTTAGATACGATAGATTTTTAATGTGGTGTTGGAAGTAACCAACACCACGAATTATACTACATTATTTTAGATTAATCAACACTTTTATTTCTTTTTCGTACTTCTCTACAGTTGAATCACTATAGAAACTACCAAGTGCAGTTTTTAAGAAGTAGTACTTTTTATCCAAGAACGTAGAGATGTTCTGGGTATTAATTACAATCGCTTTTTGAGTACCACGGAAGCGATTAATCTGCTTACTTGCATTCTTAGTCATCAACTTACGAACCGAGTAATCCGAAGATAATGAATTAAACAAGTCATACGCTTTGTGTTTATGATTATACTTCTTATGTGGAATCATGTCAAGCGTTGAATTAGGAAAAACACGCTCAATACGACTAAACCACGATGGTACATCAATACCTTTATTACCGTACTTCAATGCTACCATACGACCTGATGTTGTGTCAACATAATCCGCTACAGCTTGTGCAGCTGAAGTAGCTTTCGGGTTTTTAATCATACGTTTCCAATGGTTCTTACGAACTACCAGAACTTCTTTAACATCGGCTACAATCATGTAGTTCTTTAGAGTATCTGGTAGTAGGGTACGATTCTCGTCCACATCAACTAAATCATCAAAGAACTTGAATGCATATAGACCTTCGTGCGTATCGATGTCGTCTGCGTAGTATTGCGTCTTCACACATGATACTACACCATCGTCACTAAGTACATACTTTTCTGCATTCTGTGGCTTACCACGCTTAACTGGATCGCCTTTCGGTAAAGCGTCCTTAGCAACCTTAGCAATCTGTGAGTTGATAAAGACTTTACATCCAGTATGAGTACCCCACTTAGCGATTAAATCATCTGCTATAGTTTTCTGATTGATGTCATGAGTATCAAACATCCAGACAACTTCGTTTTTGATTTCACCAAGTTTGTATAGACCACGTAAAGTTTGCAATGGTGCTTTTTTGTCATCATTCAAGAAGATTTTGATTTGAGTACGGCTAATTTCGCCTAGATCATCATTATCCCAAGAAGACTTACCACGGAACTTAGAACGTGGCTCCCCACCATTCATTTCGACACGACGATACTTATAGCTGTCGTGGACTACTTTGTTTTCCCACTTACATTCTTCTTGCCACTGACGAATTGACTTACCATCAATAATCACCTTATTCATCACAATGTTAACCAATTGGTGTGGTTCTTTCTGTGAGATCTTGTGATAAACGTCACGTGGTTGGGTTTCATCTTTATATTTCTCAAGGATGTCAACCAATAGAACAATGTTCATGTTATCCAAACGGTCTTTCAGCATAGCTTCTGTATCTGGGTCGTAAGACAATTCTTCACGAGATGGAGTAATATCCAATTCACCCAACGCAAAATCAATAAACACACTACGTGAATTCGACATCGAACCCAAAACTGTACCGTTAACAAGTTCATTTGCTAAAGGATAAGCAATGTTGCCCATTACAGCATAAACGCCATTGGTATAAGTAGAATCACTAGCAATACGATAGCTACCATGATCAACAACATTACCTAAGTCAACTGAAGTACCAGCACCAACAAAACGTGGTTTTGTTTTGAATGTCTTATAGACATAAGATGCTTCATTGCGGAAACGAACTAAATCATTATCATTTACTGATACTGAGATCAATAGACCGTTTTCTTCGTCCGTAGTACCACTGTATAACTCGGCTACGTTAGGAACACCACCCTTCAACGACATGTCATAGATACGTTTCTCACCATTGTAAAATGATGTAACTGTAAATGAATCAACATACGAAAACGGTGACTTAGAACCTAAACCTAATGCACCAACGAAGTCATTCGAATCAGACTTAGTAGACTCGAAATACGTAGTGTACAATGAGAATACTTGTTCCTTAGAAAGACCAATACCAAAGTCACGAATCCAGAAGATTGGATCTAACTGAGATGGTAAGTGCAATTGGAATGGTTTCTCTGGATGACCAGCAGAAATGTGTGCATCCAACGCATTGGTACTTAGTTCACGGATAATAGCACGAATCTTGTTACGATACAGATTTGACGACAAGATTTTAAATGCTTTAGCACTTGCAGTAATCTTGAACTCTTGTTGTTTAATCTGGTGTGAGCTAAAAGTTTCGCTATTGTTTGTATTCAGTTTCATAATAAATCACCATTTTAATAAAAAATTTAATCATAATATTCATAATATATTCCTCAGTTCAAAGTTAATCATTTAACCACCGTTGTGGTGTGGGATGAAGTATAGCACAACACCCCACACAGTCAAGACCTAATTGATAATTTCTTCAATCATTTCTTTTTCTTTTTCATCTTCGCAATGATAAATGAAATCATCTTTTGCGAAGTGTTCTTCCATTGAATCACGAATGTCGTCGTAGTCAGGATTTTCCCAAGTACGGATGAACAGCAATGCTAATTGGTATTCATCCATTTCAATACTAAGTGGATCTAATACGACGGGTTTCTTCTTAAAGAACTTATTTCCCTTCACCATCAATCCATACCTTACGTTTATCGGAATCATCACCGAACAACATTTCAAGAAGTTCGGCAGAATCATCATCAATTTGAACTACGTCAAATACAGGTTCAAGTACAACACGTTCGTACTCTTCTTCTGTTAATGAACCCAGTCCTTTGATGTGACGGTGATCCCATTTACCAGTGAATGTCTTACCATGCCACTCTTCTTCAGAATAACACCAAACTGTATCACCTTTTGCGTTAGATGAAATCTTAACAGGTGTCTTACAGAACAGGATTTTACCTTGTTCAATCAGTTCGGGCCAATGCTTAAAGAAGAAAGCTAGAAGCAATGGATAGATCGAACCTGTACCATCGACATCAGCATCCGTCATGATAACAACGTAATCATACGTCATTTTAGTTGCTGGTTGTCCAATTGTCAAGTTTAAAATACTCATAATTTCAAACAATTCTTTGTTTTCCATTACTTTCGCTGGAGATAAGTTCCACGTATTAAGAACCTTACCACGTAGAGGATAACCGCCCTGTGTCTTATTGTCACGGACTTTCAGCATGTAACCAATAGCAGAGTCGCCTTCCGTCAAGAACAGCATAGTCTTAACTGTAGGGTCATCTAGACCGTTAGCTTTGACGTGCTTTGCTACACGTGCTTTCTTAGCTTTCTTCGCAGCTTTCGTTTCTGCTGCTTTTTCTGCTGCAAGTTTACGTGCAAGTGCGGTCTCAATGATTGGCATGATAATTGCTTCGTCATTAAGAACTTTACGTGCAAGTTTATTGTAGTCAAGATCACCAATATGTTTAGTTACTTCACTGACCGTGTTAGTTAGCTTTTCCTTAGTCTGAGATGCAAACTGAGGATTATTAAACCCACGTAAGAACAGGATCATCGATACACATTCTTTAACACGAGCACGGTTGATTTCAATTTTAAACTTACGCTTAACCATTGGAATCAATTCATCTGCTATTTTCTCGAAAATAGTGTTAACGTGGACACCACCATCTTTTGTGTGGATACCGTTAACAAAACTATTTTGACGGAAACCTTGATCTGTAGTAAAGAAGATGAATGACATACCATCTTGTTCTACTAAAATCGTGTTCTCTGAATGATTTGATGCATATTTCTTGAACTTATTATCAACCTTTTCACCGTTGAACTTGAACTCAACTTCAGGATAAGCAACTGATAATGTTTGAATACGCTCACGTAACACCTGAATAGTATTTTCATCAACACGGTCGATTTCGAAACGACTGAAGTCAGGAATGAAAGTAACCTTAGTACCACGCCATTTGTGCTTGCGGTTTGCTACTGCTACATTATCACAGTTATCACGACAGTTGATGATATAAGTATTTTCGCCATTACCAGTTTCGCCAATGAATACAGAACTGAAGTAGTTTGCTAGAGCAGAACCTACACCATTCATACCACCAGTTTCACGATTTTCGCCGTAGTTAGAACTGGAGTTAACCATAGTCCACGCTGCTTCTGGACGAAGTACAACACGACCATCTGGACACGATACATTATCTTGTGGGATACCACGACCGTTATCTTCGATAACAAACGTATTACCTTCAACTTTAATTGAGATCTTATTTGCAAACTTGAACTTTGTACGGATTGCTTCATCAACTGAGTTATCAATCAATTCGTTTGTACATTTAACCAGACCAGCTACATAATTTACTGTCTGGAATTGACCGTCTAACCAGATTTCATGGTTCTCTAATGATGTGGAACCAATCCACATACCAGGACGCATCAAGATTTGGTCTTTACTACTTAATACTTTAAACTCGTCGTTTGCGATAGCTTCTTTAGCTTTAATTGGATTAGCCACAATTTCTTCCTGTTCGTCTAATAAAAATGATAAACTCATATATTCTCCTTCTTTAGAATAGACGTACATTATACACGATATCAAGCTAGTGTAAACTATTTCACACGATAAACTCGTTTATAAAACTTTATATTTTCTTGTAACTTGGATTCATCCAGTTTCAATTCTTTTACAGAACCAACAGAAACGTAACCTATACCACATTCCCAACGATCACCATATCCACGTGAGGTCGTTGACCTCACGTAACCACCTTTAGTTTCACACACCATATCACCAACTGTGCGTGTTACTGCCATTCGACGAATGTCTTCTTCCGTTTTGGTATCATCGATACACCCAGTCAGGAAAATAGTAGCAATGATTAACATAATTTTCATAAATCCTCCAGAATAGAGGGGATATATTTCCCCTCTTGTATTATTAAGCGAAGTATACTTTCAACTTATCGTGGTCGATTGGACAACCCATAATCGCAGCATTAACGAAAGTATTTTCATTAAGTTCTGCATCCTTCTCGAAGAAGTCATAAGTGTAATTACTTAACTTAACACGCATCATTTCTTGTTCTGTGTTTATTGATTGAGTTGATGCATCGTACTCGATTACTTCAACTACAGTAATACCATCTTTAAGAATTACATTAAGAACTTTTTCAAGTTGATTCATTTTAGATTGCATAATAATTCCTTAAAAATTATAAATCATGACCTCAATGGTCTTTTTATTCATATCTTTAGCTTGGTAAGCATTTGAGACATACTTATGGTCTTTAGAGTGTACATTATACTTCGTAGACCAGTCAATCAATTTCTGATTAATTTTACCACGATGGTGTGTCACATTGGACATCACGAATTTTACACCACGAACATTCAACATGTCAAGCCATGTCATCATGATTTTATCCCATTCTTCCGTCCAACCTTTATTGTAGACAGCTTCGGTGATCAGATATGGTGGGTCAATGTATACCAAGTCGTTATCTTTGATATCTAAATTTGTAAAGCTTTCGTTGCTGAATGTAATGTCTTTGGTTTCGATAATGTCAAAGAATTGTTTAAGTTTCTTATCAGTGTTCTTATTGAAACGACGTTGACCAAATGGAACATCAAAATGTCCACTATTGTTGAATCGTATCATGTTACTAAATGAATAACAATGTGCAGTGTATAATAAAATGTGACGACGGATTGTGTTGCGTTTGATTGCGTCATTCAGCATGTCACGCAATAGTAAGTAAGCATCTTTATTGGTGTTGCTCAATTTCCACGATGAAATCATGTTATTGACCCATTTCGACCAATAATCATAGCTACGAGATTCCATGAACTTATACATGTCCACGATAGGCTTACTAACATCATTTGATAATACTGTATTGAAATTTGAATGCAATGTCACCGATAAACCGCCAGAACAGCAGTCTACTAGACGATCACAACCAGACTTATCAAACAGGTCATTAAGCATTGGGATAAGTTTAGATTTGTTCCCAGTATAACCAATTACACCTTCGTATTTCATAATTTTCCCTTAACAAAAGGGAGCCGAAGCTCCCATATTAACGTTTCTTTTTAATTGAGTTAGGATCTGCATCTTCTTCGGATGGACAAGTTTCTAAACCCATCGCATAACGCTGTGCATAGATTAGCATCAAGATGTCTTTCGCAACGTCATGTAAGCTGTTGTGGTGGACGAAACCATCTAATGTACCGTTAGGTAAAGGACACTCAGTCATACCACGCTTCATCAACGTACGTTCGATTGCAGTACGCATGTCACGTTGGTTCCAGAACTTACACCATTCTAGGTTGAATGTATCACGAGTCTGATAAACCTGACGGATTTGACTAAGCATTAACGCAAAATCGAATGACTGACCACGACACCAACCCAATGATTTCCACGGGTCAACGCCTTGCTCTTTTGCGAAGTCTTCAACCAGCTTAACGCCTTGGTGAATGTCCAAATCATCTGGACGTGGAACAACTTCTTGCTTTGCATTGGGAGTCTGGTTCTTCCACCATTCAAATACATCACGGTCGAATACACGTGGGTATTCACCATCATTTTTCTGACTATGTAAGTCAAACTTGATTTTAATTCCACTGTCAATCAACGATTTAAACGTAGGTGGATTGTGTGGATTATCGACAAAACAAATCATTGCTAGGTCAATGGTCGCCCCCTCTGGGGCGTGACCTAGAGATTCGTAGTCAATACAGAAGTCTACGATTTCTTGCATTATAGTTTCTTCCAAGGTGCTTCTTTCATGAATTGAAAGAATTCGGTCAATGCTTCGGCTTCACGTGGTGATACGAAAACCCATGGATAAGTAGGAGTAGTACCAAACGGTTCAGATTTTGCATAATCAGTTACCACATTATGCAAATCATACACTGGTTTGATACGTTTAGTTACAGTTTCGATGTAATCGGAATTATAGTAGCTGCATGTTTGCTTAAACATATGACTAATTGTCTCATTCTTCTCAGCCATCATTAATGGTTTGATAAAACTAGGAACTACTTGAATACTAAGATTATTGCGACTCATTGATTTTCTCCAATAACATTTTCAATTCGATTTTCGCAGTAGCTGCGAAGTTATTTTTAAACAGTTCTGGCAATAGCTTATCGGCACAATGCAGAACACAGTATCCAGAAACTTCAGGTTTGAAGTCTTTTGCGTTTAACGGAGCAACGTGTTGCAAGTGATACATATCGATTTCACTTACTTCTTGACAGTAAGAATGGACACCAAACTTAAATCCGTCTTCGAACTCCATAACGTGTGAAACCAATTCTACAGGAGTTCCAGCAATAGCGCAACCTAATTCTTCACAAACTTCACGCTCAAGTGCTTCTTCTAAAGATTCACCTTCGTCAACGCCACCACCAATAGCACCAAACTTACCATCCCAACGGAATTGAGCAAGTATAGTGGGAATAGTGAAATCACATGTTCCATCCATGTAATCTTTATATGGACGTGTTTTCTTACAGTAAACCCATACGAATACAGCATCTTTATCACAGCGTGTACCAAATTCAGCTTTGGTCAAGCTTTTCATTTTATTCATCATCATTCCAAGTAGAAGAAACACGAACTGCATGTTCCTTCAAAATTTCATCTAGATTATCTGGGTAATTCAAATCGTATAGTTCTGACTTGCATTCTTTCCATGCAGATTCTGATTCAAATTCTGCATACCATTGGTAATCAGACCATAATGAACCTTTACCTTGGTTCAACCAGTTTTGCTCGGACATACGAATGTCTGTACTGTACGTCCAAGATAGCCCATATACGTTCTCTTGGTCTGCGCTAAATCCAACTACGTACATTATACACGACCAGAATGACCAAATCCATTTTCACCACGTTCGGTTTGTTTGCTGAACTCTTCAACTGGAATGAAGTTAGGAACAAGACTAGCAATAAACGTAAGTTGTCCTAGACGTTCACCATCTAATAATTCAACAGGTTCATCTTTGATGTTTAAATAAGCAAAGTGAATAATACCAAGATAGTCTGGGTCAATTAAACCAATGCTGTTTGTCATAATTAGACCTAGTTTCGTGATTCCAGAACGAGGCAATGCAAAACAAATTACATTCTCTGGTACAGATACCGAAGTTTGGGATGGAAGTAATACACTTTGACCAGGCATAATAGTATGAGCACCTAGTAGACGGATGTCATAACCAGTTGCTTCTTTAGAACCTTTAGTTGGGATAGAACCTTTCACTTCAACATCAATAGATTGACCAATCATTTTTCATTCCTATAGTTTACATTTAATCCAATTATTAAAACGCATCTTAGCAGCAAGACCATTCACAACGTTTTCTTTGAAGTACGCATTAACTTCTTTGATTGTTGCACCTTCTTTCTGAATCATATCATTAACATCCTTAGATGTCCAGCGACATTTATCCCAAAGTACAACGTTTTCACCAGCTTCGATAAGTTTCAGAATACGACGACATGTATCACGTGACCTAGGTTCATTATCTAACACCCATGCGCGTTTCTTTAATGGTACTTCATTTAATCCCATTTGTCCACCAACAATTGCAACTGCATTGTCAATAAACACTGAATCAATCGGACCTTCTAAGAAGAATCCCAATTTATCGTAATCAATACGCTCCAGACCAAAAACCTTATTCGATTCTTCGTCTGCTTTGATTGTCACATAACGTAGTTTTTCTGTACTACGTAAAGCACGACCCTGCATTGCTGAGATACTACCATCTTTATTAAAGATTGGGATCACGATGCGTGGTTCATTTGCTACAAACTTATACGTTTCTGGAACCACTTCGTTAGTGAGTCCACGCCAGTTCATAGTAAACCAAAATAGACAGAGTTTGTCAAGTGGAATCATACGATTGACCATATAACTCTTTGCTGGATGTCCATCTGGCAACAAGTCTAATCGTTGTGCATACTTTTGAATAACAGTTTCTTTGATAACTGGTATCACTTTAGTAAACTTAGATACATCTTCTTTTGGTTGTTCTTTCGGCTTTTCGTCTTTACGACGTTCCATTAAGTATTCACGGTACTTATCTGGATGAAATTCTTTTAAGTAAAAAGAGAACTTATTGTTATAGTTACAGTTAAAACAACCGTAACGAACATCCCCTTTATGCTCGTAGAACCAACCACGAGTACTATGAGAGTCCTTACCATCACCACAAATATGACAACTGAAGTTAATCTTCAGTGGGTTGTGTGATACGATTTTGGACAACTTCATAGTGAACGCAAGATCACGTGCCATTTGACGTGCTATCATGTCCATAAAAATACCCTCACTATTAACTAATGAGGGTATGATAACATAAAAATCTTAGTTGTCAACAATTAAATTGTTTTCCATACTAGATTAGTCACTTCTTTAATGTAAGCCAGAACACCATCTTTACCATGTTCTTTGAATGCTTCTACTAGTTCAGCTTCAACGATTGATTTAGATGACGCATGTCCGTTAATCGATACCGACTTAACTTCAATTTCACTTGCTTCAACTACTACAGAGTTAGCACCGATTGCTTTGAATGAGAATGAATGAACTTCATTCATCTTCTCAGCTTGTTCTTTATCTGCAACTTCTTTAGCAATTACTGTTTCTTTAATGTCGGTTTGGAACTGACAGAATGTCATAACTTCGTTCATTTTCTTTCTCTTCTTTTTGCCTAAAGTTTGTGGATTTTTATTTACAACTGCACCAGAATTTTTTCCAGATGCAATGTTAGTGGGGTCACCTCCAGCGTCACCAGCAACCATATCTTCGAATAAAGGGAACTCTTTGCATAGATCATTAACGTTCACGTCAAGGTTGTATTCTTCCTTGAGTGTCTTGAATGACAAATACAATGCTGCAAGCTGTGGAGCTTTACTAGAGCCTTTATTTAGGATTTTCTTGACTGATGCAACCATTTGATGAAACTTAGTCCAGTCGTCATCGGTTTTGCGTTTTACGACTTTACCAGTTTTATCAATGATACCTTTATTAAAGGCTCCCCATTCTTCAAAAGGTTTGCGTAGTAAGTTCAAAAACCGAGCCGTATAGACAACATCCATTGCTCGTTTGATTGACATGTTAGATCTCCGTGGATTTATTAGTATTTATAGAAACGAAAAAGGGGCTTTCGCCCCTTTATTAGAATGTAAAATCAGACATGTCGAAGTTATCTAACTTCTCTTTTTTGGATTCTGGTTCGTTTGGTAGTTGGGTTGCGCGTGGGGTATCAGGTGTAATCTGATTGGTCGTTCCAGCATCATCCAATTCGTAAATACGCTGTTTACCTTTATCAACACCCAAGTTAAACTTATTCCATTTAGACTTGTCGCCATAACGGGACTTAATCTGTTTGGCTAGATATTGACCCATTTCTGCAAGTTCGTCGGTTTCCATTAATGCTAATATAAAGTCGGCTGTGGCTGCGAGACCAGCAGATTCGGCAATGTCACCCATTTCGATGTCAGTTGAGTTCCAACCATTACGGTTAGTTTGAGCACCAGACCAAACTGCAACATTCCAACGGATTGCGAAACCACGTAATTCTTCTGCAATAGACTTAACTAATGCGTAAGAGTTTTCACTGAATGTCTTAATACGAGCACTGGAACAGATACCAAGGTAATCGATCATAACTACGTCGGGTTTCCAACCTTTCTTAGTTTTTAGTTCTTCCATCAATGCGTTAAAGTGATTGACGTTACCACCACCAGTTGGGAACTGTTTAACGATTAGTTTTCCAATTTTATTACGGTTCTTAATGGCAAGAATTTTATCTTTGTACGATCCACCCGTGAGAGTTTCGAAATCATCCATAGAGATGTTCATTAAGTTAGCATCAATACGTTTTGATACCATCTCTTCTGACATTTCCATAGAGATGTAAAGTACATTCAGACCTTGTGATAAGTAGTCAGCGGTCAATGAACATAGTGTTAATGATTTACCAACGTTAACACCAGCCATGATTAGGTTAAGTGTTTTGCGTTCAACACCACCTTTGGTTATCTTATCTAAAATGTTACAACCAAATGGAAGTTTTGATACTTTCTTGGAATAATTTTCCCAACGTTGTTCATAGTCTTCAAAGTAGTCATGCCCTACCGAAGTATCAAAACAAATCGCCAACGCATCACGCAAAATATCAGGAATCGCACCAACGTCTGCTAGTTTAAGATTCTGTTCTTCTTTCGGCAATGATGCATTTGATTGGATTTCAATGGCTTTAGACGTAGCAATATATAATGCTTTATCTTGACAGAACTTTTCAGTTGAGTCAACTAACCATTGAAAATCTTCAGGTGCGTTAACAAACGACCCGATCAATTCTTTTGTTTCTTCGTAGTCGGATTGACTAATGTTTGACTTGGTTTCAAGTTCAACCAATAATGCATTGACCGTAGGTAACTTATCATATTTGTCTACGAACTTCTGAAAGATCCCGTATGTAATACGCTCATTACCAGTAGTAAAATACTCTGACTTTAAATGAGGATACGCTACACGAAAAAATTCTTCATTGTAGATAAGATTCGAGAAAATGGAGTTGACGAGCATGTTTTATCACCAATTAATTGTTTCGCAAGATTCTCGACCTTGCTTCCTAGTTTGTTAAGATTTGGGTCGGGGTGGAATGTAAACCAATCGACTTCAACCTCACCATCATTAATCTGTATGTTCTTAACGTATACCGAAATACCGTCTATTTCCCATACAGCTTTCACTTCGTTTTCGACTTTTTTTAAAGTATCTTTTACTTTATCCAGATTGACATCAGACATAAAAACTCCGTTAATAAGGGGGCGAACCCCCTTATGTTAAATTAACTCAGCTACTTCAGCATCCATAGCTTCTTGGTCAAACGCAATAGCACCCAACTTGTAACGTTGAGTTACCGCTGCCTTGAATGGTTCATGTGAGAATAGCGGCTTCCAGAACGTTAGACATTCTGTATCCTTCGCTCTCCACGACTTAGATTCATCTGGAGATAGTTCACCAGTTTCTTCATCTAAGTAACAAGGTTGATACCAACCATTCTTAGGTTTAATAGCATAACCCAAGTCTAACGCTAAGTCAAGTAAACCAGAATACATGTTAATACCACCATCGAATGTTACAGACAATGGAAGCTTTGACTTTTCTTTAACATAACGAGATTTCTCGATGTTAAGTACGAACTCATAACCTGTAATTTCAGTACCTTCTTTGATTTGACGACGACCGATGATCATAACAGTATCAGCAGAATACATGATACCAGTACCACCAGACACAACTTGTTTACTGAACATTTCTTGAGTTTCGTAAGTATGTGCTACAGCGATACAAGGAATGTCTTTAGTCGTAAGGTAGGGTGTAATCATACGGAATAACGATTTAACTTGTTTAGCACGAGTCATGTCAGTTACTGATTTCTCGTTCTTAGCATCTTCTAATTCTTTCTTTGAAGCTGTGTTGCCAATTGAGTCAATGAAGATGATAACTTTATCTTTGCGGTCAATCGATTCTAGTTGGTTGACCATATCAAATTTAAGCTGCTCAATGTCCTGAATAGGAGTATGAACAACACGTTCAGGGTTTACGCCCATTGAACGTAGGTAATCACCAGTAGTACCGAATTCAGAGTCGAAGAACAAACAAATTGCATCGGGGTACTTCTTCATGTACGCACTAACCATAACCAATGACAGGTTAGATTTAAAGTGCTTAGAAGGACCAGCAAGTACGGTTAGACCTGACGTTAAACCACCATCAAACGCACCAGATAATGCAAGGTTGATAATTGGTACACGTGTTTTGATTTGGTCTTTCTCGTTGAACAGTTTTGATTTGTCTAGAGATGCAGTTAATTTGTTTACTGACGATTTCAGCAAACGTTCTTTTAGATCGCTCATTTATTAGATTCCTATGATTTCATTAGATTAATTTCCTCATTCTATTAATAATTTATAATTCACATCACGTTTCGGATGTATGTATAATAACACGAAATAGGGGAAAGTAAACTTTCCCCTAAACTATTTTTACCCGAAAAGCCAGTTTAAATTAGCTTTCTTTTCATAATCCCATTTGATCGCATCACAGATCGTTTCAAGTGGGGTTGTGTACGTCTTTGCCATCATTGTACGATAGTCAATCATTTTACCGATTTCAACATCAAACTCGGATGGTACGGATTCACCAGATGGGAATGCGAACGTTTGAGTACCAAGCATGTTAGGTTCTTTAAGTGTCAACAGCGCAACCTTAGAACCGTCTTGAATGTAATCGACGTTATCAACCTTCGCAGCCATACGGTTGTATGCTAGTACGCCCTTGATAGGTCCACGACATCCTTTGAGTGGATAATAATCACTGGTTGCAGCTTTCATGATATTATTCGCACTGGTTACCGATGCAATCTCACGATAGTCACGGTTACTGTAATCGCTTTCTACGCCCTTGAAGTACTCTTGTAGGGTTTCTTCGTCTTCCTGTAGGATAATACGAATGCTTTCATACAACGCTTCTTGTACGAACACTGGAGTGGATGAACGTTGAGTTTCGATACCCATGATCTTCAACTTAGGCTGAAGATTACCATGTTCATCATACTTACGTTTACCTTCCGAATCCCATACGTTCAGAGCATAACGCTTCTTCGCAGTCCAGAATCCAGTATCGGCAATTACCTCACGATCCATAAACATCTTTTGGTCATAAGCGTTCATGTAGTCAGCTAGTTCTTGGTAACATGTACCAATGTATGGCTCAACCTTATTAACTGCAAACTTGTCTAGCATGTCAACGAGTTTAGTCTTGCCAACTTCTTCTTGAGTCTTACCAGCACGGTCACACATCATGTCAACGAACTTATTTACACGAAGGTAAACTGAGTCGGTATCTATGTAAGCACAATACGGGTAGTTCTCAGTACGACAAATCTCGTTAAAGTAGTCGTTCAGTTTACGTTCAATCCAACGAATTGATAATTGACCAGATGTCGTGATTGCTTCGGCATTACGGAGGTCATAATAACGGAACCACTGGTTACCCAATGCGCCATAAAGTGAGTTGATCAGTACTTTACGTGCTTGTTGTTCAACGTTATAAGATTTCTCTTTTGCTTTCGCTACCTTAATCAAGAACTTCAGTTGTGAATCAGTTAACTCACTAAGTTGTTCTTCAGTCCAATCGAAGAACTTCTCGATTTGGATTGTTTTATCGAATTTCGCATCACCATCGTTATTCGTATGGCTGTTATTACGAGCATCCAAAATCATCTGAGCTTTCGTATACATCGAGTTAGCTGCGAACTCAGATGTCTTAGCAGATTTACGCTGCAAGAATACCTTTTCAATCTCAGTTGGGATGATACCACGTTTTTCTTTAGTGTACATCATGCCATTTGGACAACATGAGAACCCTTCATTATCCCATTCATGACGCTTGTCGATGAACTCTTCAATCGGTGGAGCAGTAAAGCGACCACGAATTGTTTCTGGGCTAATGTTGTATTGCATAATAAGGTGTGGGTATAGTGATGTCAAGTCGAATGACATGATCCACCAGTGATAACCAACAAATGGTTCCTTAACGTATGCACCTTCGTACTTCGATTTAGAAGACTGTTTGTTCTCAGGAACAACAATATTCTGTTCGATTAGACTGTTATATATAATCGCATCCCACGTACGCAATGGAGATACAACCGCATCAAAGTTCATGTGACTATAGTAACTCAGAGATACTACCAGTTCAAACAACAATAATGATTTATCTAACTGACAGATAATGTCTACGTCGTAGATGTTATAGTCTACGTAACGTTGAGGATTATCGACCGCTAACGTTGATAACGTTCCTTCGTATTCTAACTTACGAGTCTTCAATTCAACTAATGCAATGAAGTCTAGTTTGTAAGTAGGACGTGTTTTGAACGTAAACTTTTTGTACAACGCCAAGTAGTCCAAGCCAGAAACCCCAAGGATTTCATAGGTTTGGTACTCTTTATCGCCTTGACCTTTAACTGTACGTTCACGAATTTTACCCCATGGGGATAACTTATTCGGAGCACTATCGCCAAACAGATATTTAAGACGATTAACAATGTATGGAATATCAAATAGTTCACTATTCCAACCAGTTACAATCGTAGGAGTCTTTGAACGCCAGAATGCAACATACGCTAACATCATTTGCTTTTCTGTCTTGAACATTTTGTATTCAACACGCTTAACAATGCTTTCGTCTAATGTAGATTTTTCACGCCACCATTCACGTGTACTGAATGTATAGAACGTATTGTCCACTGAATCGTAGTGAGTGATTGCGTCAATTTCCCACTTACAGATTTCAGGAAACGGGAATCCATCAGTTGAGTAGACTTCGATATCGATAAACGCAATACGAATGTTATTCAAGTCGTATGACAACGCACCACTATAGTTCTCGTGAATGTATTGTAAAGCGTAATCATCCATTCCACAAACCTCTTGGTTCATGTCTTTCATGCGCTTAATCCAACCACGAGACTCACCTATAGTCTGAAAAGTCTTTGGAGCAACAAACTTATCATAGATGTCTTTAATTTCGGATGGTTGATTCGTGTGATGGTAGAACGTAGGTTGATACGGTACACGACGTTGCTTTTCAAGCCCGTCTTCCATGTAACGTTCGCAAATGTTATCACCAATCACTTCAACGTGGGTATACAATGCCATGAAATTCTCTTCTAGTTAACTTGATTATACTACTCTATAAAACGGGAGTGTATCAACACTCCCTTATACAATTATTTTCCAATCTGGTATTTCGGAACCAGTGTCCAGTTTGATTTATCTTTATGAGGAATCACACGGAAGTGATTCTCGTTGGTGAACTCATGAGTACCTAAGATAGTACACATGTTCCATTGTGATAGACAGTTCGCAATGTTATTACGACGAGTGATGTCTTCTTCCGAGATGTTCACTTCACGCCCATCAAGTTTTAATAACTCTTTAAAGTGGACGATGTAATACTTGCGTTGCTTTTGTAGGATGTGACAAGATTGATACAGGACGTGGTCTTGGTTGTTTGCGATACCCATACGTGTTAACGTTTCTTTAATTTTAAGGAAGTCGTCGTCGCTGTTTAATGTAATTTCAAGCATTTTCATAATTTTACCTATTTGTTCCAATCTTCAATTGATTTCAATACACAATTGATGTCCGACTTTTTAGCGTACGAACATGCTTCTTTAACCATCGATTCATCAATGGTTGGACATAACATTTTTTTCAAAAGACCAATCTGTTCGGGATTGAAATCTTCATCAATGTATTCTTTGGCACGTTGAAGATTCACTTGGTAATACTTACCAACTGCACGTGCGAATACTTCATCTACCATACTTTCAATAGGGTCTACAATCGAAGTAGCACCACCATAACGCTTAGATGACCGAACTGCATGAAGTAAGTAATCAAAATGCATCTGATCGCTTACAGCATCACCTAGAAGGTTCATAGCGTATGCATGATACGAACAATCAATATGTCCACTTAATGCAGAGTTAATTGCATACTGATTGTATGATTCCATGTGTTCTGGATTAATACGTTTCTTTTGAGTGTTAATCTGATTTAGGATGTAGAAGAATTCGTTTGCTGATTTCTCTTTAAACGAGTCAGCTAACTTCTTGGTCTTATCCCAGTCCTTACTTAACCACGCAATTTGATGCTCATTGAGCTTAGGGGAATCATCTTCCCCTAACAAGAAGTCTAAACTCATGATTTTACTTCCAATTCGTTTCCATCATTAACTGAATAAGTAAGTAGTTCAAATGGATTTCCAGATTTGCTACTTGCTGATAATACTTCTGATTTTCACCAATAGTCATAATGACGCTTGGGATTGATGCTGGTTGAGCATGGTCATAAAGAGTAGTATACAGCTTAGTAATAAACGTTGGGTAATCGTGAACATAACGATTAGTCAAACCACGGATTGTCTTAAAATCTTTGGTTTTCAATGCTCCAATTAATTGTTCAATGTCACTTGCTTGATCGTAATCAGTTAAGATACCAGCATCGATTTGACCACGCTTGGAATAACGGTCTAATTGCTTAGTAGTTTTACGGAAGTCAGGAAAGTTAGTCTTAACTAAAGCCGCAAGTACACGTTGGTCTTCGCATGGAATACCTTCATGTTCTAGGATTTCACGACAACGAACAATCATTTGCTTTAGCATGTTAATCTTGTCGGTTGCAGTAGCTTTACCAAACTCGACAATAGGAGCACGTGAGAATAACGGTTCGATGATACCATCTGCATTGTTTGCAGTGATGATAACAGTACAGTTATGCGAGAATGCTTCCATGAATGAACGCATATGACGCTGTGCATCGGCTAACGCTTTACGGTCAAATTCATCAATTACGATTACTTTACCACCTGGGTATTCTTCGGGATTAACCATAGATGATGCAAACCGAGTTAATTCATTACGAATAAAGTCAATCTTACAGTCAGCACCATTTACAAAATACATCATGGCTTTAACTTCATTAACAAGAACATTCGCAATTGTTGTCTTGCCCGTACCAGGAGAGCGTGATACCAATGTCATACTAGGAATACGACCTTCTTTGATGATACCTTCAAACATTTCACGGTCAGCTTGTGGAAGGATACACTCGGCTAAAGTTTGTGGTGCGAATTTGCGTTCCCATTGGAATTGCATTGGATTAGCGTCAACTGAAATCATTATATTTTCCTCATTGTAGTTACGAACTTTCAAATGAACTATCATTATAACTCATTTGAAAGTTGGGAGCAAGCCCCCAACCATAATTAATTAAGCGAAATCGTGAGTTGTATTCGCTTCTAATGCAACGATGTAACGGATGTTTTCACTTTCGAAGTGAGTAGCACCAAGTTTAGAAATGCTAACTTTGAAGTCAGACTTAACCATCTTTAGATTTTCTACTGCTAGGTAGAACTCAAACTTATTTGCACCATCGTAATCTGCAACTTCAATTGCGTAATCATTAGCAGATGGATCTTTAACATTGACCGCCTTCATAACGATCTTACCATTTACATTCGTAACTACTAAGTCTGGTAGACCAAGTGTAGATGCAGCTTTGGTAAGCTTATCGAAAAGTTCTTCTTTCAAATCAAACTGAATGTCATGCGGTGGGAAATCCACACTCTTAGACGGACAAACGATAACAGATGGATCAACTAAAGTGTACTTAACACGAGAACGAACGTCTTTAATCTCGGCTTGCAGATCTTGTGGCATTGAAATAACTTCGAAGTCAGTATTGAATAGACCAAGAATAGACAAGAACTCAGATACATCATAGATACCAACATCAGCATCAATTACGTCTTCAATCTTTGCTTCCGCATAGATTACGTTGTTAAGTGATTTAGTTGCAATCACATTACCTTTACGAAGGTAGATAGATGGGTTGATACCAGCAAAGTTTTTAAGTACAGCTAGAGTATTTTTAGAAAGTTTCATCATTTTACCTTTTCAAATCAGTATGTTGGTTTATTTGGGATGCCTTATTATACATCCCTAACTACGTTTGTAAACAGTTATTTTACGACATTTCAATAGTTGGTGCAAGCTTTTCTATTGCATCCATTGCAGCTTTTGCTAAGTGCATGTGTGGATCCATTTGCACAGATTTATGTAAAATACGAACACCTAGTATTGTGCGGTCTGTAGAATGACCAGAATCACGCTGTTCTTGGTTATATTCACGCATTAACCGAATGTACTCTAAACGAACGCAGTTGTCAATAGCAGCATACATTCCGAAACGTACTTCACGTGGGTACGAAAGCAAGCGAATTTCAAGTGGAGTACCGTTTACAACATGTACCCAAGCTTTACGAATTTTAACTTGATTATCAAAAATAGAAGAACGTTTAGGTTCAACTAATTTAAGATCAAGAAGTGAATTGAACAACATAATAGTTACCTTTTAAATAATAGCCTATTCCTAGGCTATTGTCAATTTTAATCTTCGTTCATCACAGAGAAACGACCTTTTTTAACCATCTTAACATGTTTATTAAAACGATTTACATCATGTTCTTCACGGTGTGAGATAACAACGATGTTACCCTTTAGTGTCTCAAGGATACTATGGATAGCTTCAACACCTTCACCATCAGTTGCAGAGTCGAACACTTCATCCAAAATCAACAGATTGATCTCAGTACCAGAAACTAAAGTAGCAATGTCACGCCATGTGAATAGTAACGATAAATCGATACGAGCTTTTTCACCCTGAGAGAAAGATGTGTAAGAGAAATCTTCACGACCACGAGATTTAATGATTTCATTAAACTCACTGTCTAACGTAAACGTATAATCAGCACCTAATGTTTTTAGGTATTGATTGATCTTCTTATTGATCACTGGAATGTAACGCTTCATAACGACAGCTTTAATACCAGAATCTTTAAGCATACCTAATACGATTTTACGAGCATACATTTCTTCAAACAAATCAGTCTTGACTTCACGCTTTTCTTTAATTTCTACGTTTAGTTCATCGACACGAGTAGTATCAATTTCAACTTCCGTCTGAGCATCATCGATGTTCTTCTGGGCTAGTTTAGCACGAGCAATCTCATTAGTCAACATAAACTTTCTATTATGTACTTCAGATTGAATCTTACGTACTTCGTTTGCTGCTTCAATGAACGCACGTTGCGTTATGGTGAAATTATCGCTCTTTCCTTTAGCAATGTCAAGCTTTTCTTTCATAAGAGTTTTATCGTTAGACAAACCATGAACAACTACATCACTATGGGATTTACTAATTGCTTGCTTACACGTAGGGCAGCTATCATTAGCACTAAAGAAATCAATGTTACGTTGAACTGAATCTATACGAGTATTGATTTGGGTCATTGCACTAGAGCAAGCATTCAACTTAGCAGTAAAATCTTCCCCTACGACAATCTCAGACAGTTCTTGTGTAAGCTTTAGGATTTCCTTCTGTAGAACCATAGCCTCGTCTACGTGCTTCTTATGCGCTTCTTTAAGCTGTGCAACAAAGCCTTCTGACATTTGCTTCTGCTTATTGATATGCGTCATGTGAGCGTCATGCTCATTACGTAGACCAGTTAATTTAATCTCAAGGGCATCCATTTGTTGCTTGATTTCTTTAACAACTTCTTTATTCAGTTTATCCATTTTAGAATAGATTGATAAGTTGATCAAGTCCTCAATTAAAACACGACGGTTAGCAGCTGTCAACTGCATAAACGGTACATAACCAGCAGTACCAAGAATGATAGTCTGCTTGAATGATGCCATGTTCATTTTGATGATATCAGTTTCAAAGAATGTTTGGAAGTCTTTTACGCTTGCAGCTTCTTTAATTTCTTCACCATTGCGAGTAATGTCAAAAACGTTTGGTTTGATTCCACGTTTGATGTGGTAGTCGTTCTTACCATCACTAAACCACAATTCAATCAACATTGCTTTTTTGTTTACGCAGTTGACTAACTGACCTTTCTTAATATTGCGGAATGGTTTACCAAACAATGCGAAACATAGTGCTTCCAACATTGTAGACTTACCAGCACCGTTTTTACCAGTGATAAGGATTTTGCGAAAATTAGCTAAATCAATCTCAATAGGTTTCGCACCTACTGATGTGATGTTTTTGTACGTCAGACGTTTAAATGTTAATTTCATTATGAACCCATTACTTCAGTATACAAACCATTGAAAATCTTCAGAACACGATCTTTAACTTCTTTAGTTTCCTCAAGTAGTTCAATCTGCTCTTTGATGATGTCGAAAGTGTTTTTAATTTCGTCATCTTGATCGGTAGAGTCATCACCAGCAAGTTCCTCTTTGTATTCATGCTTCAATTCGAAACAAATACGTTCAAGGTCGTCTAGGATCTGGTCTACGTTGACTTTCTTCTTGATCTCCGAATGACTCTTCTCGATAACCAACTTAACAGTCTTGTTACCAAATAGATTCATGAGATCATTTGCACTGAACTTCCACGTATCCGCATCAAAGTAGATACGGTGATGATACGTTACTGGGTTCTGATTAAATTTAATATCTGCTGCATCTGTATTGTACACCCAGTATCCACGAGGATCATTTGCGTCACCAAGTGTGAGGGTATACGGAGTTCCCAGATACTGTACATTACCACCATTAGATATAGTATGAAAGTGTCCAGACCAAACATTTTTATATTTCTCCAAGAAATCTGGTTCAATCCCAGATGATTTCATGCCTTTGTAGAAATAGTATCCATTAAGTTCAAAGTGACCCATACAGTAAGGGCTATCAGATTGCATAATGAAATCGAATATTTGTTCTGAGTTAGATTTACAAATCCAAGGGATCATGTCAATCTTAACACCATCGATGTCAATTGTTTCTGGTTCTTGGATAACATGAAACTTATCAAATTGAGATAACACTTCATAACAAGAGTTAGGAGTAATCTCATGTTTGTAATGCATGTCATGGTTACCAACGATAACATAAGTCATGTCAAACGTGTCTTGGAATAATGGTGCAATTTCTTCACGCATGAATTCCATTGTACGTTGACTGATGCCCTTACGAACGTCAAACCAGTCACCAGCTTGTAGACAATACTTGATACCTTTAGATTTGCAATCAGTAGTAAACCACTTAATTGAGTCTAAAATATTCTGTTCTGTCCACTCGTCATCATGCTTGGTTCCTAAGTGAAGGTCACCAAGCAAAGCAAATAAATCACTTAGCTTAAAATTAGCTACTTTCGTCATAATTAACATCCCGATACAATAGATACTTATTAGATACTGTCTTAATAATCATAATCAATTCCTCAAAATAAAAGGGGAACTCTTTCGAGTTCCCCTGTAGTATACATTACTTTTCAGTATTATCAACACTTTCTTTGAATTTTTCTTTAATCATCTCAACTAAAGACGACACTGATGTTTCGTAAAGGATTTCTAATTCTTTATCCGACATTGGTTGACGAATGATAGTACGAATCTTACCAACTGCATAGATATAACCTTCTTTATTAAGCTCTAGGAGGCATTTCTCAGCGTGTTTCTGTAGACGTTGCAACTCACGCTTGCTTTTCTTCAGTATCTTATTAGCACGTTGTACAGCTTGTTCTTTGAATGGGTCTAAATCGATACCCATTTCTTTGGCTTTACGTTCAATTTCTTCGTATTCAGATTCGATGTGTTGTTGTTCTTCGATGTTTAGCTCTTGTTTACTGTCCATATGAGATTTAAAAACCCGTAGTCATTAGTGTTATAAGTGATATATCCAACCTCTACTGAAAATACATCATCTTTGATGTTAGTAGGGTCTATTGTAATGGGAACGTTTCTGTCCATCAGATCTAATTTAATCCAATAGGGAATCAGGTCGGGTTCGCCATTTACTTCTTGTAGAATATTAACAAGATTGTATTTAAAATTCATTTCCATAAATCTTACCTAAGCCGAGTAACGGAAGTTCTTCGTCACAATCGGGTTCGACTTTGCATTGTTTTTTCTTGCTTTCGTCATACTCAGCGATTTTATTAACCATATCTTGGTAGAAATCGACATCAACATTAGCCGAAATCTCGTCGTTAGTAAAATCGTATACTTCTTCCACAAAGTACTTGTATTTTCCTACACTCTCTTGACGTTCTTTCTTTATACGATTTTGGAATGCACGGAAACATACGGTAGTAAGATATGCGTGTGGGTTAGAGAAATGGATAGCATCGAAATTTTTAACAGCTTTCAAAGCTGCTTCGATTCCATCACCAATCATCTGTTCTTTCCAATCATCTGTATAGCCAGAAAAATTCCACCGTTTTGATAGGTTATAGGAGATTAACATTACATCACGTCCTATTTCATCGGTTAGTGGTAAATCAAGAGTCGTTAAACGACGTTGTTGCCACTCAGCAATAGCTATTAGCAACAGTTTATTATCTACATAGTCATTATTCTTTTTCATCAAATACCTCTTCAGTTCTTAGAAGTATTCTACCACAATAACGGAGATTATAAACAATTTTACTTGACAACAGTAAGATAAGTTGCTACGCAACGTCGTGTAACGACAAATTGTTCATTATAGATCTATAATAAATGAACAAATGAACAAATTTAATTTTTACGCTTGCGATATTCAGTTAGCCAGTTTTTAGATTCCATCAATACCTTAGTATTATTTGGATCTAATTTACCAGCAGCGACACCATTCTTTTTGTGGAAATAATAGAAAGCACGACGTTCTGATGGATTCATTTCTAATACAGCAGATACACCACGATTCTTCCACTTGAACTGTGATGGTTCAACCCTATCTTCGGCTTCGGGCATCACTACAACTGGAGCAAATACCTTAGCATTGGACATGTAGTTATTCTTCAAATAAAATGCTGCACGTTGGTCTGGAACAACTAGATTAATTTTATCGGTTGAATAGAAATTGCGCATGTCACCACGAGTACATAACTGGAAAATCGGTTCCAAGTACTTAGATACGATAAACGCATCAACCAATTCATTTTCATCTAACCCTTGCATCACTGCTAATTCTTTGAGAATAGGTATCTGCCATGGTTGTGGGTTGTAACTAAACAAAGCTACAATGTTTGTTTCCGAAGAATATAAATTCAGCCCATGTGGATTGTACTGAATCTGCATACCACCCATACGAGAACGGTAGTTATTGATTGTATAGATATAATCGTTATTGGGGAACATACCATCGACGTGGTCTTGTACGTGACTGAATACGTTCTTACCTTCAATCTGCTTATCCGCAACGTAACGAGACCAGTTTTGGTCTACCATTACATGCACGTTAATACGATCTGTATTCTTGTAGTCGCTAAACAATAAGTTGGATTTCAACGGACTTTCTTTGAACTTCCATTTATTCCAATGCTTTAGAATGTATCCAGTAAAAGTCTGTGCAAAGTTAGCACATGCGATAGTAATCCCATTGAATACCGACCAGTTTTGGTTGGTTAAATCTTCAATGTAATAGACGCAACTGATTCCATCATCACCTAGGCGATACTTCACTGGAAAACCATACAACAAACTACGATACACTGGCAATAATTTTTCTGCAATGTCATCATTCTTGTAGAATCCATCCATTGCAATCTTAGTCAGTTCTTCACGCTTAGTTTCATCGAGTACTAGATTGTATTGTACTCCAACTTCACCATCAACGGGATCGCAGTAACCTAATACCTTATAGCTGTTATACGTAAAGCGCATCATCTCAAGTGAGATCATGTCGGGAACTTCATCGATAAGCAACTGGTAACCTTTGAATAGGTCGTAATTCTCAAACTGCAATAATGCGGAATGCGTGATAAACAGTACACGACTTCCATCCCCAATAGAGTTTTCTATTGTTTTGGATACCGACGCAAACTCATTGCGGTTGTCGGAGTCAACAATTATTGCATTCTTCCCACCATTCTTCACATAGAAGTCGTAAGACTGACGATTCAGCTGGCGTGAAATCGACGCAATGATTGTAGGTTTCCCAGATTTGATTGTATCTTTTAGCATTGCTGCGGTTTTACCAGCTGCTGGAACTGCTTCTAGAATGTTAGCGGTTACTTTCATTTCACTGTCCATAAAAAATGGGAACCTCCGAAGAAGTTCCCTTATAATTAGTTTGTTACGCCAAAAATAGCAATACCACGTTCCTGTAAAATGTAGTTTACAGCATGTTCACGTGCTAATGATTTACGAACACCTAAGTGCTGAATCATTGTTTGACAACCAGCTTCTGTGTCGTCAAGCCATTTATCATCAATTACATCTCCCTGCTTGACACGTTCTAAGCGTTTTACAAGATAGCGATTGAGTAGATTTTTGATTTCTGTAGCTTTACTACAATGATCATGATCTAATACTTGTACAAATGTTTTGCGTACCATTTCGATTTCCTTATAATACCAGAATAATTAGTTTTGTAAACACTTAAAATGGTTTTTCATGTCAGTTACACCACCGATGTACTCACCATCGACAAAGATCTTAGGAACGATAACTTTATCGGTATTTTCAATTCCCATACGATCCATTAATTCTGTACATACATCGATGTCACGAACGAATTGTCCACGTTCGATACCACTAATAACACTATGAAATTTGTACTCATATCCGTTATCTTCGCAGAATTTAACGGCTTTCATGCAATTAGGACAGTACATCGTTTCTTTATCAAATCCGAAGATTTCAATCATAATAACTCCATTATCAGTAATTGTCAACTGATTTCTTTAATTTTAATTAAGCGTTGGTTTGAACTTCCACGCCACGGCTGGTCTTGACGTGGGGGTAAATCCCTTTCATACTTACCGTCAATCATTACATCAATGTGTTGTAGAATTTTTGCAACTTCTGGTTCATCTTTGATGTCTTCATGGGTGAATCCAGTCCACATCCATATATCCTTTTCTGGGTATAACTGTTTAAAACGAGAGACAAGTTCATAAACAGTCCAGCGATTACAATGATGCAGAGGGTCACCACCTGAAAGGGACAGCCCAGTATGATTAGCACAGTCGTCCAGCAGTTTGTTAATTGTTTCTTCATTGAATTGTACTCCTGATGTTGGTTCCCACGTTGACGTATTATAGCATCCTTTGCAGCCATGAATACACCCTGAGAAGAAAATTGTTAACCGTACACCTTCACCGTTTGATAGGTCACACGGATAGATTTTGTGATAATTGCAGTATTTCATTTTGTTTATTCCAAAAAGAAAGGGTGATCTTAACAGATCACCCTTTGGTTGTAAACTACTTTTTAGTTTTGTTTTCACGTAACTCTTGTGCTAACTTACGTAAACGTTGCATGTCTTTCATACGTTGAAGCCATGCTGCTTGTGATGGGGTCATTATAGTTTTCCGAGTGGTGACATGTGCTTGACACGACCAATAACTTCAACTTGTTTACCAACACAATAAGGACGAGCACCAGGATTACCCAAGTAACCACACACACGACGTGTAACCGATAATGTACGAGGATCTTTGTTGCCACAGCATGGACATTCAAATCCCTGCTTAGTAGCCTTAGATTCACCATAGAAACCACATTCACTACAGTTATCAACTGGAGTGTTCGTACCAAAGTATGGTAAACGAGTGTATGTGTAATCCCAAATAGTTTCAAGACCTTTCAGGTTATGCTTAACGTTAGGGAATTCAACATAAGAGATGAAACCACCACTTGTATATTGTGGGTAACGAGCTTCGAAGTCAATCTTTTCGTAAGGTGTTGTCTTTTTAAGAACACATTGATGGAAAGAGTTAGTGTAGTACTCTTTATCATTCACACCAGCGATAACACCAAACTTCTTGCTGTCAAGCTTACAGAAACGGTCACATAGGCTTTCAGATGGAGTTGAGTATAAGCTGTAACCTAGACCGCTTTCCTTCTTCCATTTGTCAGTGTAATTACGTAAACGCTCAACGATTTCAACAGTAAAATGCGTTTTACGTGGAGACTCAACCGTATGTTCGTCATCGCCAAACATAGCATTTGCTGCTTCGTGTAAACCAATGTAACCCATAGAAACTGATGCACGACCATTTTCTAGGATACTGAATACGTAATCTTCTGGCTGTAAACGAACACCAAGAGCACCATGCATGTAAAGAATAGGAGCTTCTTTTGCTTGTACTGTACGCAGACGGTCAACCCGAACATCAAGAGCTTCTTTGACAAATCCAACACGCTGGTCTAATAGTTCCCAGAATTTTTCAATGTCACCATTAGCTTCGATTGCAATGCGTGGAATGTTCACAGAAACTACACCCATGTTGTTGCGACCCATAGTAGTATACTTACCGTTTGCATCAGTCCATGGCGAAAGGAAGCTACGACATCCCATAGGAGCTTTAAAGTCACCAGTAATCTCTACCAGTTTATCATAGTTCAGTATGTCAGGATACATACGTTTAGAAGCACACTCCAATGCCAATTGCTTGACATCGTAGTTGGGGTCAAACGGTTTGTGGTTGACTCCATCTTTAATTGTGAAAACTAGTTTAGGGAATACAGCTGTTTTCTTAGTCTTACCTAGACCGTTGATGCGAGTCTGCAAAATACCCTTTTGAACTAAACGAGATTCCCAACAAGTACCAAGTCCAAAGTTAATAGTAACGAATGGAGTTTGACCGTTAGATGAATAAATCGTATTCAATTCATATTCAAGAGATTGACAAGCGTCATACACTTCCTTTTCGGTCAGTTCTTCTGCCATGATAGCAGCTTTGCGTTCATCACCTTCGTACACACGTAGGAACAATGATAAGTGTTTGTTATAAGATGAACGAACATAAGGAACCATGATTTCATCTAACTGCTGGATGGTAGTACCACCGTAAGTATTAGACGACACATTAGCAACAATCTGAGCAACTAGATTCATTGCAGTGTTGATCGACTTAGGAGTCTCAACTTCGGCAGAACCCATAGTAAAGCCTTTAAACATCTCAGGTATGTCAACGATCATACAGTTGAAGTAGCTACCCAATGGTGAATAATCCAAATCGTGAAAATGTAAATCGCCATCAACATGAGCTTTGGCAATGTGTACTGGTAATAGTTCATTTAACGCAAATGATTTGGATACGATACCAGCAAGTAAATCACGCTTTGTTGCAATAACCATTGCATCTTTATTTGCATTTTCGTTGTTAACTGCATTATTAGTACCATTGTATAGCTCTTTGATCTCATGGATCATATTGGTTTTCCAGTTGTTCATAAGCTGTGTTGCTCCTTTCGAAATTGTTTGCTGAATTTTTTAACCAACTCTGATTTTTTGTCAGATTGTTCATGGGTATAACCTCTTTTGTGCATTTCATTTTTCATCTCACTTAGAGACAATCTAGAGAACTGCTTTATTATATCAGTTATGTACTGAGGATGGAAGTCATTTCTAGAATAATCTTTCTTTAGATAAATGACTAGATTTTCCAACCATTTGATGTAATCAACTTCTTGTCTGACTAGTCCAGAACGATTGAACTTATGTTTGACTATACCTTCAGTACCATTACACAGATTACATAACAATCCACGAACTCTACCAGCATCAGATCCTGTTAGAGCGTGGTCGTGGTCTAAATGGTTCTTTTGAATGTTTGATTCTAGGTTACGATCACAAAGGAGACATTTACCATTCTGTTGATGATATAATGTCTCCTTTGCTTCTTTGTATGTTTTGCCAGATTTCAACTGTTTCACTGTCATACCTCCGTTTGGAATAGTATTTATTATACAGTAAAATCTGGTAACATAAACAATTTATTTTGTCAAATTATTGCGGATAATGCGATCCAGTTGTGTGATAGCTTCCGTTGCGGTTGACTCAATGTGTAAATCCCATTCGTGGTCGTAACCAGTCTTAGGATCAGGATTGATATTGATCGTAGATACATTACGACACCACGGTAGACACATACCAACTGGAACCACTACAAAACTCATACCGATGAAGACAACAATATCACCACCTTGCATGTCAAAATTAGTCATTGCGCTTAATGTTTCATATTCTGGAGCATGTTCACCGAAGAATACAACGTAAGGTTTATGGACTTCAGTATCGAGGAATTTGCTATCGAAAGCAGTGTAACCAATGTCTTCTATTTCGCCAGTGCGAGTATCGACAATCTTAGTGATTTCGCCATGAAGATGGACTGCATCTTCAACGCCAGCACGTTCTAGTAAGTCATCTACGTTAGTTGTAACATTGATTACATTTTCTTTACCGAACTCTTTCTGCCAACCAGCAATAGCTTTATGCATTGCATTTGGTTCCACATTACCCATTTCAACACGACGTTCATTATAGAAACGGTGAACTAAGTGATAGTTTTGCTGCCACGTACTGATATAACAAACATCTTCGATTTTATGATTATGCCATAGACCGTTTGCATCACGGAAAGTTGGAACACCTGACTCAGCTGATAAACCAGCACCTGAAATAATAAAGATTTTACCCATTACAATGCACCCGTAACATCTAAAAATGAAGCAATGAACCATCCCATTGCAAACCCACTAACACCAGCAATAATCATTAACGCTAACAACTTACCAATACTCATTCTGTTTCCTTATTTGGTTGAGAACGATACTTATCGTTGAATGCCTTAGCTTCTGCTAGACATTTTAGTAATGCTTCTTTGTCGCCTTTAGGAATCACTATAGGTGGATTATTTTCAGTCCAACAGAAGCGTTCAAACCGTTCATCGCTAATCATGCTTGAATCTCTTAATAACATTAGCAAGATTAAGTTTAGTTTCTTCTATACGAGAATCGATAGTTTCAACACGAGTATCCAACTCAGCCACATAATCCAAGTATTGTCTCTTACGTGATTTGCAGATGTTCTTATCACGTTCTAGTTGATCTATACTCTGTTGGATACGATGTGCTTTCTTATTAATAAATGTCATACTATTTCCTTAATAAAATGGGAACCTCCGAAGAAGTTCCCATTGTACATTATTATAAGCTATTGTCAATACACTTACGAATGTTTTCTAATGTATCCGTGTAACCTAACTTACCATCTTGAATGAACTTGAACATTTCAAGACTACCTTCGAATGTATCGTTAGTAAGGATGTCAACCGTTTCCAACTTACCATCATGGCGACGGATTGTACGTAAACGACCTTTCTTACTAGCTTTCCATTCTGCGCCCTTTGGACACTTACGAACACCACGCCATTCGCCATTCACTTTGATAGCACTTAGCTTCATAGCAAACTTATGAGTATCACGGTTAACCTTCTGTAGAAGACCACCACCCATACCAAACGCAATGTTCTCAGCAGCCCAACGATGGGTTTCCATCCAACTCAGAACACGTTCGATGTCGTCAGCTGAGTTAATGTCATCACCTTGGATGATACGAACACTTGGATGTAGAACCTTGTAGCCTTTGCTATTGCGAGTGTAACCGAAGTACTTACCAAGGATGTTTAGCGTGAACATAATGTTATCGATCATGCTACCACTGTCAGGACGGAATACAAACGTACCACCCTTAGCAATGATGTCATCTTTCATGGTTAAACATACACGTTCTACAGCAGCTTCGTAATCAGTTGAGTCCATTACACAAGAGTAGTAGCCTTCACCGTATAACTCAATGCTGTTGCGGTATGCATCATCTTCGTCTTCGTAGCTGATTGTTGTACTATGCTCACGAGCAGGAATAGAGAAACCAGCACATGCAACATTGTATAGGTCTTGAGCTAGTACCAATGCTTCTACGGTATCAGTACCTATGAAGTTATAAAGGTGAGCTAGACCACCAATTGCAGCAGACTCTTCAGAAGAAGCACCACGAGCACCAAAGTCATGTAAACGGGTTTTCAGTGTCGTAGTATATGCTTCACCTTTTAGGTCAGAAGTCATATCCATGTATTTTTTCAAAACTTTCAAACAACGGTACGACTTAGTAGTAACGGATGTTGGATACCAGACACCACGTAGTGCGAATGTTTCTAGATTTCCTGGTAACCATGGGTAATCAGGATGGGTATTTTCAATAACTGCGATTGCTGTCTTAGAAGGAATTATAGTACCTTCAGGAACAGCCCACATGTCGATTGGTAGTTTACCACCAAACTCAGTAGCGATACGAACCCAAGCATCGTAGTTGAAGATTTCACGACCAAAGTGAGCACGGTAGATTAGATTTGCACGATTGACTTTAACTAATGTGATGCCTTGCTCCAAGACTTTAGCAACGAAGTTCATGCCAGCTGCAACAAGTTCTTCATCTTCGGTACGTGCTTCGATGTAATAAGAAGTATGGGTAGTACCTTCTGGGAACTGACCAACCGTTTTTACATGTTCATTTTGTGATTTACATGCGTGAGATGCTTTGTAGCTGTCTGTACTTACTGCTAGATTTTTATTGAAGAATTCCATAACTTGACTCCCAAGTGTTTAATTAAGTTTTGTTTGTTCCCTCTCAGGAATGTGGTCATAATAACACACTGAGAGGGTTTGTCAATCAATTAATCCATCAAAAATGATAAATCATTTGACGTTGATAATTCAATTGTACTCGTATCTTGTGGTATATAAGTGATATATGGTTCTGGTTGAACATAAACCATTTTTACCAAAAGCTTTCCAGATTTACCTTTATAAAACTGAGATAAAGTCACACATTGCAATCGGAATCCATCAAATTTAATCTTAGACCCTTTTCTTATCTCACTGGCTCTCAATTTGGAATCGTCTTGCTTTACTCCATTTACAGTAATTGAAATAAAAGAACGTAAACTTCTAACAGTTGCTGGAGTTCCATTCTTTAAGTAATTCTCAACTTCTCCATCATCCAGCCTTCTTCCTAAGCAATTTCCAGTTGTGGATTGATTAGATAGGTTTGCGTTTATTCGTAACTGGTCATAATCAAGTTCTTCACTGAAACCATTCTTATCAATAATTTTATTTGATATTAGATAGTTCAGCATTTTATATAGGTCTGTTGTTTTCTTATTGCCAAGAGTAACCAAAATACTACGATCTTCCGACTTCAATTCTGTTCGTATTCTTGCAGAAATAGATGGCTTTTTATTTTGCATTATTATAATTCCAAAGTATATAATTATCTGGGTATGTTATCACACCCCAGAGATGATGTCAATCAATTTAAACTAGCTTAGCAACACGAATAACTATTTCTTCACGTTCACGAACATCACTAACTCCATAATAAACGTCCGTCAATACAGTCTCATAACCAAGAGATTCAATCATACCAGCTACTAAATCACATAGCAATTCTGAATCGTATCCAGTAACAGATTTTGAGTTATAAAAACTGAACTCAATTTCTTTAGTGCGTAGGTCTGCTTCTTCCATTGTTACAGAACCAAACTCAAGCTTTAAAGCTCCACGGTCGTGTAAGTATTGGTGGATGTTACCATTGTTAATCATGTTCCACGATAGTGTGCGAATCAGGGCAGCAAACGTTACTGGATTGTCGATCACATCAATCATTGATACGAATTCGGTTTCAGTTAATTCCATAAATTTATTATTTACGTCATGACAATTTGACATAATGTTATCCTTTTAATTAGTTGAGTTACATTCTTCAGAGAGAAGAATGTAACTATAATACACCATGCTTTATGTACAAAACGCGAGTTATGTCACATTATATCAAAATATGAATAAACAAATAAAGTAAGTTGCATTCTATTCACATATTAACATAATTACATACGAAAAAGCATAGACTTCGGTCTATGCTTTTTAATTTATTACTTCATGTTCATAAATGGTATGAAGTTGTTAGCATCACCAAGCGTAGTGACCGATTGTGGTACTCCGCCTTTGTAGTTCTGTGCAGCTGTTACAGCTGCTTGTGCGTTCATGTACTGGATGTATTGAGGATTAATTGAAGAATTTAAGTTCTTGATACCAGCAGATTCTTTTTGCATTGCGTATAACTTAGCATCAGCTTCTTTTTCTACAGCAGTTGCGTTAACTGTACGACGGTGAGCTTCAGCATCGGCTTGTGCTTCGGTTGCAAGAGCATGTTTTTGTTCTTCGTACAACTTAGCATCTGCGTCAGTCTTGCGGATTGTTTCGTTGGATACCGCAATGTCTTCAGCCTCTTCACGCTCTTTAGCTTGGTTGATCATCTCTTGGATACGAGGTGGAAGAACCATACGTTGGTACTTAACGTCTTTAATAGTGAAACCATTAGATAACTTACCCATAATTTCTGGATTCTGTAAGTACGAAACCATGTCTTTCATTGTTCCAGTTTTTAGATTGTGTTTAGCTGTAGTACTAAACAAATCTTGTGCAGATTCAACAGATGAACCTTGTTTCATCAATGACTCAAGCAATGCTGGAGTAATGTATGTACCAACCGCACCATCGAATGTGCCAACTTGTTGAACGAAGTATGGTGCGAACTTAGGTTTAAGTTGAAGCAAGATTTCTACATCAACTCCAGTTGTCATTTGGTCAGCAGTTTGTAGTACATAGCTACCATTAGAGTATGCATTACCAACACGGTCAATTTCAATACCTTTAAGCGGTATAGATTCATCTTTGACTGAGATTTCAACGAAAGATGATAATGGGTTAACTGGGAAGTGTAGACCTTCTGAATAATGCTTATCAAGCACAATCATACCACCCATCTTACTTTCTACGCCAACGTGACCTTTCTGTACCGTTAGGAAGAATTGAGAACCAACTGCGATAGTTGCTAGAGTAATGCCTACACCGATTGCTAATTTTTTCATTTTTGCACCATTAATTTGAGTTTTGATTGGAGTTTTGATTGGATTATTACGTTGTGTAAATGCGTTCATTTTATTACCTTCGAACTGTTTAGTTCTCTGTTGTTTAGTAAATTGTTTCATAATAAACTCCTTTGTTGATGGGAGGATTATGACATCCTCCCATCATGTTGTCAACTACTTTTTACATATGACTTTCGTTATTGTCTTCTTCTTCCAAGTAACGGTCATAATCGTGATAGATTTCTCCACCGTATACTTTGTATACGAAGTCATCCCAGAATTTACGATCAGGTTTACGTGGAAGCTTACCAGATGTTTCCAATTCTATAGCAAGTTTCTCTACTTCGTCAACAATTTTTTCAAGTTCTGGTTTAACTTGCGTGATGAAATCAAGTTCACCACGCTTAACCGCTAGAAGGAACTCACGCTGTTTTAACGGGTACTTCAAGTCACCAGTAGTGTAGATCTCTTTCAACTGGTAACCACCACGGATAGCATGTGACAATGCTTTCCAGTCGATACCTTTGTTCTCTTGTGCTTCTTTAGCACGAGAACCGTAAGAGTTGTAGATACCTTGCAAGATAGAGATGTATTCAGTTACACGCAGCGTAGTCTGAAACTTCTTTTCTAATACCTTGTAGAAGTGGTACTCATGTTCACCTTTGGTGTCGGTAACTTTACTACGGTAATGATCTTCTGGTAGGTAGTCAATAACATCACCTAGTTTGATGGTATTAACATCAATTTCTCCATCATACGTATTAGCTAAGCACAGTGCTTCATTAGCTTCATCGATACTCTTCTGTAGAGCATCTAGACGTGTACCTTTGACACCGTACTTAGCAGCTTGTTTCTTCACGTAACCCACGTATGAACGCATGTCAGTGGTGTAGAAACGCCAACGGTTTTCTTGAATGAACTCCCACGTAGGAGAAGTTTCAAGCAACATTTCAGGTGTAGTATGAAGCATGTCAAGTGCTACAGTCTCACCTTGTAGAGCCAGTTTAATCCATTCATGTAGTGCGAAAAGTTCCGTATCTACATCTTCTGCTGTGTTCTTAGCATCTTGACCACCAGTAGAATGACTGATGTTACGTATTGCTGTTTGTAGAACCAAGTATTTTGTTTCAGGAATAAAGATTGACTTGTAATCCATATCGCTATTTTCAGTGTTCAAACCGTATAGATGTGAACCGAAGATTGTTGTCATAATTGTTTTCATATTGTTCCTTAAATGTCCAAGTTATAGAAAGCTTTAGTTGCACCTTCGAATCCTTCTGGGGAAGGATCCGTGTGATTGTTCCATTTCTTTAATGTTGTAGTATGAACCTTTCCACAGTTATTACAAGTCTTTTCGAAATGATAATAATATTCTACAAGGTTACGACGAAGTGTCCACACTGGCTTATTGAATTTGGAACATATACAATTCATTTGTTCGATATGAGAATCAATACAAAGTTTCTCTGCTGCAAGCACATTCGATTTGATTTCACGAAATTCTTTTAAAATTTCACGTTTACTATCGAACTTTCCATTTTTTGCGTCTTGCAACATAGCACTCAGATTGATAATGTGTTCGAACACCTCTTCTCCAGTAAATTTATCCACTATAATAGTTCTTTTTTGATACCGTAAGAAGCAGAACCATGATCGTTGATAGACATGTATGCAGATGCAAATTCGACTTTATGTGAATTGCGCAAATACTCATAAGCAAATGAACCATCATCTGCAACATATGTAACGGTGATTTCACGACCACGGTTATTCACTAACTTATCACCACGTTTAACTGGATTAACTTCACGTACTTCACGATCACCCATTGTGTATGGACAACCAGTGTCGTCAATTACAATACCGTAAATCTGCAACGGTTGGTTACCATTTCGTGTAACCGCTACCGCATTGTGGAAAGAATGATCATCAGCAACACCAACATTACGTTTAGTAAGATCAACAATGACAATACAGTTTTGTAATAACACCGATTTGGATGGAGTTTGTAGAACAAGAGTGTCTTTATTACATGACAGACATTTAACTTCTTGATCTTTAGTATATGTACTTCCGAATGAAACCAAGTTTTTAGAGTTTTCACCAAAGTAGACTTTAGTTTTCTCAATCTTAGTTAGCGAGTTATTATGTACGAATTTGTATTTCATGTTTATTTCCTTCTTCTTAGTTGATGTGAGAAGTATAGGGGATTACCTGAATACTGTCAACATAATTTTAAATTATTTTAGACAAATAAAAAGGGAGCCGAAAGGCTCCCTTCTATTATGATATGAACAGACCTACGACTGTAGCAGCCATTAGGTTAGCCATAGTAGCAGCTAATAGTACTTTCATACCAAGAGATGCGATGATACCAGCTTTTGTTGGTATCATCTTACTCATAGCACCTACAACCATTGCAACCGAACTAATGTTAGCGAATCCACATAGTGCAATTGTGATGATACCAGATGTCTTAGCAGACAATTCCATTGTGCCGAAGCTTGCGTAAGCTACGAACTCATTCATTGCGATCTTTTGACCAATCAGAGAACCAGCTTGCATTGCTTCTGACCAAGGAACACCGATCATCCATGCGATAGGAGCGAAGACGAATCCAAGGATTGTGTCAACCGACAGACTTGCGTAACCAACAAATCCACCGACATAACCAAGTATACCGTTAAGCAAAGCCATGATACCGATACATGCAATGATAACTGCACCAACGATACCAGCGATTGCTAGACCAGTCATTGCACCCTTTGCGATTGCATCAATGAAACTTGTTGCTTTATCTTCTTCGGGTTCTTCGGGAACTTCGTCGATAGTCGTTTCAGTTTCGGGGATGATTAATTTAGCGAACAATAAACCAGCTGGAGCCGACATGAAACACGCCATAATCAGGTACTTGAGTTCAACACCCATTCCAGCTAGACCAGCTAGGATAGAACCAGCAATTGAAGCAAGACCACCGACCATGATTGCAAATATTTGAGCACGAGTTAATATTGGATGATAAGGACGAACTAGAAGTGGTGCTTCAGTTTGACCTAGTACAATGTTACCAGCTGCACTCATTGATTCCGCACGGGATGTACCTAACAGTTTCTGAAGACCGCCACCGATAATACGAACGAACCATTGCATAATACCATAGTAGTATAATAATGATGTGAGCGATGCGGTGAATATAATCATTGGAAGTACTTGGAAAGCCCATATGAATCCAAGTCCTTCAACTTGGAATGTAACTAGGTTACCGAATACAAACTTAATACCTTCAGTTCCGTAGGAAAAAACAGAACCAACACCTTTCGATGCTGCTAATAGAACATCAGCACCGAAATCGGTTCCCAGTACAAATGCGGAAATACTCATTAGTATTGCAAATGAACCGATTACAGCCCTCCAGCTAATCGCATTACGATTCTCAGAGAACGCATATCCTAACGCTAGGAGGAATAAGATTCCTATAATAGATTGTAGCATGATATTTCCTTTTAAATTGAGTGTTGAACATAAAAACTCCTATTTGGTTAACTCAACGTAAACATTATACCACGCAAACTATTGAAATCAACATTTATTTGCGTGATTTAGATCAAAAAAGGAGACCCGAAGGTCTCCTTTTATCAAACACCAGTGAAGTAACTAATGATGCATGAATGGTCATCAAATAGCTTCTGTGGGTTTTCTTTAATTTCATGAAGTGGAACCCAGAATGCACGTTTAGCATCATCAGCACCCTGAACACGTGGTAATTTACCATCGTGGTCGGGTTGCAATACAATAAACTGAGCAACTGTAGGTTTACAGAATACAGCAGTACGCTTAGGGTCATCAAACAATTGAGAATCTTTGATAGAACCACGAATTACTTTAGGCGATACCTTCAGACCAACTTCTTCTTCCAGTTCACGCAATGCAGCATAACGGAATGTTTCATCACTATTCTTGTGACCGCCTGGTAAAGCCCATGCACCTTTTCCTGGTGCAAACTTGCGTTCGATTAACAAAACATGATTATTGCATAATACTACAGAGTCAGCACATACACCATGTAGTGATTCCATGTATGGGTAATCATCAAACTTCTTGATTTCTTTGTCCCACTTCAAACGTTCTTCGTTTAGACGGTCGAACTCTTTACTGAATTTACCATTAATCCACGTGAACTTCTCTAGGAAATCAACACATGCTTGAGGTAGCATTTCTTTAAGTAAGATTTCACCAGTACGTAGCCAATGATCACGGATAAACGTAGAACTCATTGGAACACTCGAACCCAACCAGCTTACCATAGTAGGCTCAACTGGAATCATTGTCCAACCAAACTCATTTAACCAGTATGAATCTTGGTCTTTCTCGAATCCAATCATTGCGATGTTATCCCAACGACGTTCACCGACTTGCATACGAATTTCAGTTTTCCACTTCTCGTCATTGTATTTGTAGTCATTAACATAACGAGTTTTGATACGAGAACATTGTTCCACCGTGAATTCATCACGCAAGATGTTCCAGATACAACGTTGACGCAAATCAACAGAAATTGGGTTTTTCACATCAGGATAAGCACTAGCAGATCCGATTACGATAAACACTTCTTTTGCTACGTCTAAAGCTTTATGGATCATGGATACATGACCACGGTGCATTACTGGTTCAAACCGACCGATTACTACGGCTTTAGTGTGTAGACCAGATTCTTTAATTTGGCGATTGTTCATTTCATTGATTTTCATAACTTGACTCCCAAGTCGTTTAAGATAGGGCTATGTTATCATAACCCCCAACTTTGTCAACACTTATTAAGCGTGAATCATTTGATTTGCGTACATAACAAATAGTGTCTTTAAACTAATAAGTTCACTATCGTCTTCAGTAGTTAATACTTGTTGACCATGTGGTAATGATATAACAGTCACCTTGGTCTGTAAATCAAATTTTAATCCACGTAGTTCATTAATACGTGATGTAAATCCTGCACATAAATTGTAGATAGCATCTTTAGAAGCAGAATTCTTGTAAATCAGTTCTTCATCATAAAAATTATGATGGGAATTGAAGATTTCTATACGTACACGACATACTTTTTCAGTATCAAATGTACTAGATGTTTCAATTTTCATAATGTTTCCTCTTTGTTTCGATGGGGTTATAATAGCATAACTATTGTTGGTGTCAACTACTTATTTAAAAATCTTTTAATTCATTGTAGTGACGACGACACATGCTGATGTAACGGTCATTTCCACCAATTTCAACTTGAGGTGAGTTGAAATCAACCATACGTCCAGATTCATCAACCTTAGCAATCTGAGTAGCCTTACTACCACAATGACAGATGGTTTTCATCTCTACGCACTTATCAGCTAACGCAAATAAAGCAGCCGAACCTTCGAATAGACCTTGCTTGAAATCTACACGTAGACCGTAGCACATAACTGGTACACCAGCTTCATCTACGTAGTCTGCAAGCTGTTCTACTTGCTTACGTGTAAGGAATTGACATTCATCAACTATAACACAGCTAACACCAGACGGAATCAAATCGAACATGTTTGTATCTGCATGGAATGACAATGCTTCAGCAGACAAACCAATACGTGATGCAATCTTACCAACACCATAACGGTCATCAATACCAGAAGTAATTAGGACGGTCTTCATACCACGTTCTTTATAGTTGTGGTTTACTTGAAGTAAGTGAGTAGATTTGCCAGCGTTCATTACGCTGTGATAGAAGTATAGTTTAGCCATTTTATTTTACCTAAAAGAAAAGGAGCACTAGGCTCCTTTTGGTGAGTGTGAATAGATTTATTGAAACTGTTCGGAGTAGCTGCAATTAGTATCTGCATCCTTACATAACCATCTATTCTTAATCGAAGAACCAACGTTCTGAATTCCTCTTTGAATCCACATAATCCATTTCTTCGAATTTATTTAGTTTCGCAATACGTGATAGTTCACGCTTGTTATCGTTACGACGTAATGATTTAGAGTGTTCTTTCAGTGTCTTATGAGAATAATCCAACCGACGATCTTGGTTCCACTTGCGTTTCCAGTTGATTGCATCAACTTGATTTTCAAGTAGTTCGCAGCGATCTAAAGGGTTATCTTCCCACGTATAGCCAGTGAACTTATTAACCCATACCATTTCTTTAACAATAACGTGATAACCAGCCCATTCCTCATTCCGAGGAACATACTTCCAACTAGTACGTTCTTCTTGAACCCTTATGGAAGTATACTTCCAAGGAGAACGACCGTAGTATGGATTTAGTTCACTTTGACCAATGCTAGTTGTTGTTTGGTCACCAGTAGTGCGACGATATGTTCTTGACATTTGATTTCTCCGTTAATTAAATTTACTTAACGGAATAGTTGACCTTTATGAATTTTAACCATTATTTAAACGCTTCTTCTGCCATGTTACGGAAGAATTTACCCATCTTCACGGTAACTAAGTACTTAATAGAATCAAACACATTTACAAAACATGTTGACACGAAACTAACTGGGAAGAATAAAGTCCAGTATGCAACTGTTGACTTAACTTCATCGATATCCAATTTACTACGCAAAATCTCGTATGCAGGATAACCCTTTTCCAATTTCTTAGTTTCAATTTCGTATTTTGTTTTACTAATACGAAGTTTCCACTTAATTGTAGCCCAGATAAGACCAACTGGAACCCAACATACAGCAATAATACCAGCAACCCAAGGACTAGGGTCAATCAGTAAGTATAAACAAATCGCACCTAGAATAGTCCAAGTAGCAGCCCAACCGAATTCATCTTTTTGTGACTCGTTATAGTCAGAAACTATAGCAAGAATAAACACTGCAACGATGAAACCCCAAGTTAGAACTACTGCGCCAATTGATGCTAAAAGTGTTTCCATTTTACTTTCCTTCTTTCAGGTTGATTATAATAAACAAAGTGCAACAGCTTCATTTGAGAAGCGATGAACTGATTTTTCAGATCTAGAATCATTATACAGTGTAATTTGAACTACATGTTCAGCGAAATACATGTCTCCACGCATACTCTTTTCTAACTTTTCAAAATCAGGCTGCATCATACGACAAACTTTCAATGCCAAATCTTTATTTGGATTGGTTGGGTTAGTCTTCAACCGAATTTGATTATCGGATGGAGAAACAGTAACACGAATCTTTTTTGGACTAGTGATTGACTTTGTAATGATTTCCATGATGTTTCCTTCACTGTGTAATAATAATAATAATTAAAATAATTTGGTAGAGAGTACAGGAATCGAACCTGTGTCACGATCTATATGAGTGATGTGGTAGAATGCTGAACGTATCCTTTTCGGGATAACTCCTACGTGGGCTTCCAATTACCCCAACTCTCTCCGAATTATTTTATTAAGTATTTTGCATAGAAGACAGGACTCGAACCTGTGACCCCCGACGGGACGTTAGAAATAATTGCTGAATACAAATCTTATCAGATTGCGTTCTTTATAAGGTCGGTGTTCTAACCAACTGAACTACTTCTATGCTAAAATACTTTTGGTCGAGGTGGTCTGGAATCGAACCAAACGCAACCGTGCTCCATATGCAATTTGAATGGGGTGCTGAACGTAATCTTGTCAGATTAACCTCTATACGTGCTCTGCCACTGAGCTACACCTCGACAAAAGTATTCTAAATTTTAGAATGGTGGACGGTGCTGGATTCGAACCAGCAACCACTTGCTTAATAGGCATGATTAATACGCTGAATGTATCCTTAACAGGATAACTATCGTAAAGTGCTCTCCCAATTGAGCTAACCGTCCATTTTGGTGTGGGGTGATGGATTTGAACCACCGACCGAAAGATTTACTTAGTTAAAGTTTGCTGGAGAAAGTCTTGACAGACTTTACTTAACATTCTTTTGCTCTACCAGACTGAGCTAACCCCACATTGTTCATCAAGAAGAAGTCTCCCTCAACTCGATGAACCTATAGTATCAAACGTTTGACCGTTTGTAAACTATTATTTTAATTTATTTTAATCACAACTACCAGATGAACCACATGAGCTTGAACTCGAATCAGAATCACATGAACTACTGTAATCATGGCTACTATGGCTCGTGTAACTTGATGCACTGCGTGTTGCAGTATCATCGTAGTAAGAGTCATCATTGTTTGTACGTGCTGTACGACGAGCTTCTGAGCGACATTTAGCATCAGGCTTAGAAACTGGTTTAATATTACGACTACCATCAGTTTTATACTTAGAACGTAAACGCTTGCGTGGGTCTTTAGGTGGAACATAACGGTAAGTACCAGAATTACGTTCTTCTTCCTTTTCTTTAGCAGCATCTTCGAATTTCTTCTTGATTTCAGCTAAACGTTTTTCACGTGTAGTCATGCATTCCTTAACTTCACCAAGAATAAAGTCGTTTTCTAAGTCTTTACGTCTTGCAGCTTCGCGTTCATTACGATTTGCTTCGTTAAGCTTCTCGTCTTTAGCTTCTAGCTTATCCAATTCGGACTTAATCGATGGGATAGTACCATCAAAGTTAAGACCAATGTTATTGGATTTGACTGGCTTATTCAAGCCTAACCAATTTAAAATTTTAGTTAACATAGAATTACCTTTAATTGGGGAGCGAACTCCCCATCAAATATTAATAATTACGTTTACGATCCGCACCTTGACGACGATCACGCTTATCATGATTGTGTTTATGACCACGACCGATGTTGTCGATATTTTCACGATCCGATAAGATGTCTTTAACACGTACAGCGAAATCTACATAATCATGATAGATTTTAAAATCTTCAGGAGTTGTTTCGATTGTTGTACTTTCGACATCATGACGACGACGACCTACAGTTTTGTTTAGTTGCTTCTTTAATGCAACAAGACGTTCAGTTGATAGGTTTTTAAGTTGCTTATCTTCTAAAATATTCATATTCCATTCCTTAATTGAGAACATGTTTATAATACTATAAGTTTATTTGGTTGTAAACTTAAATTTAGTCAGTTTCTTTAACTGATTGATACGCTTACGAATTGTACGACGACTACTTAACTTCCCATGGAAAGATATCATCCCATTTGATTTATAACCGAATGTCGCAATGACTAAATGACTAGGCTTGTAAAACTCACCAGTCATTTCATTGGTAGCGCATACAGAAATCATGTAGATTCCAAAATTGGTTTTACCCATACGAACCTTTACTTCATCCGTAGTAAAAGAGTCTCCAGTAGATAGACCATCATTATATTCTTCTTTAGGTAGAGCTAGGATAACTTCTGGTAATAATGATTTATTGTTGAAATGTTTCATAATTTTCATCCGTTTAGTTGATGCAGTAGATAGTATCAGAATAATTTAACGTGTCAACTATTATTTTTATTCTTCGTCTTCGTCTTCGTCATCCCAACCACGAGCAGCATGGAGGTTATCCATAATGTCAGCTAATGCACGGAAACGTTTTGCTTCGGACTTAAAGTCGTAGCATTGACCAGACAACATAGTTGATTGGTACATTAAGTTATGTTGCTGCATACGTACGTCGAAAAAGTAAAGTTCAGCAAGAGTCTTGAACTTAGTTTCAGATTCGACCTTAAACAGTGCGTCAGAGCTGAATTGGTAGATGTGTTCACTACGAATTTTATCACTACCCAAAGAACGGAACAGATCACGCTTATCCATTAAGTTATTAATAGCAACTTCAAACTCTTCTGATGACAGCTTACCTTCATCACGTTGGGTCTTCAATAAGCGCATGACAGAACGGTATGAATCAGTATCCATCGGGTCGCAGTTATACAACTCACGGAATTCGTTCGTCTTGGATTCAACGTTAATGGTCTTACGTTCATCGCCCCAACCCGTTTGCATGTCACCAGATACCATGTACTGGAACACTTCTTCGTGTACAGCCATGAATTGAACATGAACAGGCTCGCGGTTGTATGTACTAACATTCAGACGACCACTGTGAATCATGTCTTGAATCTTCATAGAATCTAGGTCTTCTGCTTCGATTTCCATGTGGTCATGATGATGACTGTAGTCTTTGATTGTTTTACCTTCGGCTACTTTATTCATCACATAACGCTTGCGTATTTCGTTTAGCGTATATTCTTCTAGTTCATCATCGATTGCATAACGACCATAGTCATCGTATTTTGCTTTAACTGGCAGACCTAGGATTTGATAGTTGTCATACGAGTAGCATGAACAACCAGCGAACAAACCTTTATAGTTTCCAGCAGCAATAAGGAAGAACAAACGAACGTCTTGACCTTCAATAATTGGTGTATTTGTAACTGCGCATGATGTATTGAATGAACCCATTTTTATTTCCTATTTAAAAATTTTACCGTTGAATTTAGGTGGTGTGACATAATCATAACATTTGACAAAAGTATACCACGATTGTTTTAGTTTACGCAACTCCTTTTTCGTTGGTTTGATTTTGAATCTTGCAATACCTTCTATTACATTATTCCCAACACAAACCATGTAAATTAATTGAAACTTACCATCCACCAAATATTCCCCATATTCAATGGTGACTTTAATTCCCTTACTCTTAGACCAGTTTATCATTCCAACTCCTTTTTATTTCCTCTGTTTGGTTGATGTGAGAAGTATAGACGATTATAATTTGTTGTCAACCTATAAAACGAAAAAAGAGACCCGAAGGTCTCTTTGTTATTCAATACCTAGAACTTCTTTAAGTTCTGCGATGTTCTTAGCTGGACCTGTACCACGGTCGTCAGTTTCTAAGTTGATGTATGTAGGAAGAGAACGAACTGCATACTTCGCAGTAGTGTCTACGTCTTCATCAACGTCGATGTAAGTAACGTCACCAATACGCTGAAGCATAGGTTTCATAAGTTTACATGTTTGACACCAGTCTGCACCGAATAATAGAATTTGTGGTTTTGACATTTTGATTTCCTAATTGTTAGTATAAGGGGCTATTCGCCCCTTTAGTTGATTATTTACCCTTCACACGCAACGCATGTTGACTCACCAGTAGAAGCTTTTACACCACGCTCAGAACGTAAGTAATAAAGTGATTTCATGCGTGGATCGTCCATGAACGCTTTATGCACAGCAGCGATTACTTCTTCTTTTTCGTCTCCAGCGAACTGAAGATTGATTGATTGCGCTTGGTCGATACGACGTTGACGAGCAGACGCTAAACGAATAACAGCCATTTGGTTAATTTCACAGCCAGTCTTGAATACTGCTTTCTCGTGGTCGGTTAACCAACCCAAATGTTGAACTGACCCATTGAAGTTGATAGCCAAGTCCGACATCAATTCTTCTGAGTACATTCCCTTCTCTTTCGCAAGCTTAACAAAAGCAGGGTTAGTACGAACCATGTTACCAGCATTAGTTTGTTGTTCGTATGCGTTACATACAATAGGTTCTACACCCTGAGACTTAGAACCACACAACAGAGCAGAACTCATGTTAGGTGCAATTGTAAGTAATGTTGCGTTACGCTGACCAGTACCTTCGCACCATTCAGGGATACCTTTTTCTGCACCTAGTTCTTTAGATGCTTCTAATGTAACATCCCAAATACGCTTGTAGATTTGATTATTGACCATATGGGCTTCACCAGACTCAAACGGGATCATGTTGTCCTGTAAGTAAGAATGGAAACCTAATGTACCCAAACCTAGAGCACGTGCTTTTTCTGTAAAGCGTACAGCTTTTTCCATGTGCTTTTTGCCACGAGCCTGATTTAAGAAATCGGTACAAATAGCATCCAAGAAACGAACACCCCACTTTAGGTCTCCGTCAGTCATTTCATCCCATAATGATAAGTTATATGAACTTAAAATGCAAGTGAATGTATGAAATTCATCAGATGGTAATGCAATTTCTGTACATAATTGAGAAGAACGAATCTTAATTCCGCTATTCTTGATCGCTTGTGGAGCTAGTTCGTTAGCAATCCAGTTCTTCCACATGTAACCTTTACCAACACGAGCACGAACATACAAGACTTCATTCCAGCGACGTAATGCTTCTGGGTCACCAGCCTTCAATGCTTCGTAATCTTCTTTCTCGTAAACCCAACCAATGTTAGTATCAGCAGGATTCTTTAGAAGATAACCGATGATTTCATCGAAGTCGTCACTGTTGACATTGACATAAGCAGCCCATTCGCCACGACGACCGCCTTGGGAAATCTTTGATTTGGTATCGATGTAAGTATCGATAACAGGAACTACACCAGCAGCAGTTTCTCCAGTAGATTTGATTAGAGAACCACGAGGACGAATATCACCCAAGTATGATGCAGTACCAAATCCATTCTTCGATAGTATAGCAACTTCAGATAGACTATCATAGAAAGCTTCAACCGAATCGCCTACATAGTTACCAGCACACGAAACCGACATACCACGATCAGTACCTACGTTACACATAACGGGTGTACTTGGTGCTAACTTACCAGACCACAACAGATCAAAGAAACGTTGATAAGCTTCTGGATGTCCGTCAAGTGGTGATAAGTGAGATGCAATGCGATGGAACGCTCCACGAACAGTTTCGCCTTGGTATGCGTATTTGCGTTTGAACATAAGGTATCCCTGTGTGGTATACCACATAGGAACTTCACCAGTAAGTTGTAGTTGTTTACGTTCTTGAGAAATTTGTTCAAACATTTATTGAGCCTTTGTCCATACAGATGAAAAACCAGTACGATTCCAGTTGATGTTATATTCAGAACCAGAACCAGTAAAGAAATCAGTTAATTTTTTGCTATTGATTGATTTATAAAACCATTCCGCAATCGGGTTTGATTTGATAATGAACATAGGTTCATAACCCATGTTTTTTAAACAAAGATTGATACGTGATTGAACGAATACCTTTGAATCTTCGCCATCGATGCCAGAAATTTCTTGAGAATAAACTAGATCAATGATTCCACATTCATGATCGTATACTTCTTGAGCCATTTTGTAAACTTCATCTTGTAACTGAGCACGGATGTCGATGCCATGGTTTTCTTTCATTTCCGTACATAAAAGATTGAAAAGCATTGCTCCACCTAACGAGTGAGCATGTTCATCAGCTACGGATAAATCAACACCACGACAGATGTTACGCATCAAATCTTTTCCACATTCTTGAGCTTGGAAGTGCTTCAGGAATGCAAACGAACTATAAAGAACAGAACCTTCGATAAAAGTAAACGCTGCAAACGACTTAGCATCATCAGGGTCACTAACTGAGCGACCAACAAATTCGATACGGTCTGTTAGTTCTTTGATTTCCTTCCACGAGTTATAAAACTCTTCCGTGTTTAGATAAAGAGCTTCGTTAACCTTATCGTAGAATGGTGCGTGTGAATTTTCTTCAACTGCACTAAACATAGTTGACATACGAAGAATTTCTGGACGTTTAAAAGTACGTGTAATACGACCAGACCAGTAATCTTCGCCCACTTTACGTTCGTATAAAGTGAACAACTTTAGAACCATTGTTATTCCATTCAACTCGGATGGAGTCAAGCGAGTACGCAAGTCATGAATGTCATCATCGACTTTAGGTTCATCATGGGGCCAAAATGTATGCATTTGTTCATCTGCGAGTTTAGCAAATTCGGGGTATTTCGTAATCATACCAACTTGCTCTTGGTACATAGGCAACGTTTTATATAGATTATGCGGTGAATCTGACATTATTTTTTCCTATTTGTTTGTGCATGTGATAATATCACATGCACTTATTATGTCAACTATTATTACCATGTACCAACTTGATCTTGATAAGCTAGGGTGTATTCGATTTTCTTTGCAACTTCTTCAACATCACCAAAATCAGTCCAATCGATCTCAATGTAAGGGGTCTTGTAGTTGCGACAGATTTGAGGTAAACACGCTACATGGAACGCTTCCAAGTCCATAAAGTACTCGTATGGAGTACCAGCTTCTTCAGCACGACCACGCTCCAACATGCGGTTATACGACTTATAAGGGTCAGACTTCAAGTAGATTAACGCATTAACCCGTGGATAATGTTCTAGACGGTCTTTAATGTCATAATAATAACCTAGGTAAGCACCATCTGGACGTTCAGTAGCAAGCATATTCGTTTGGCAGAATACGAGGTCAGAGAACAAACTACGCTCAATAACATAGTTACCATTTGGATCGATGTCTTTTAGCATTTCAGAACGACGATTAGTAATGTACATCTGAAATTCAATACGCTTCACTGCGTCATCTGGATTCTGAGTAAATTCTTGCAGTAAGCGAAGGAATTCAGGATCATTAACTGGTTCTTGGAGTTGTACCCATTCATCACTTGTACGCTCACATAATGATTTCACTAGTTTCGGAAGTAGCGTTGACTTACCTGTCCCTATGCTTCCCTCAATAGCAACTAATTTCATTTGATTTCCTCTTTGTTGATTTATGTCAAGATTATACACTATAAATTGGTATCTGTAAACAAAAAAGGCTACCCGAAGGTAGCCTTTTATTATGAAAAATCTGAAAAAATGTATTTTCCAGTTTTAACATATTGCGGTTTATACTTTTCATCAATTTTGGAGTAGTCTTTTGTGTTGCGTGTTGTTGACATTGCGTGTTTGATACATGCTACACCGTAAGCAAGTTGCTTGATAGCGTAACCATATTCTTTTTCGCTAATCAACCATTCACACGCCTTATACAAACGTGATTCTGGATTAATCAAACTCTTAATTTGAGATTTCGTCAAATATCCACAGATATACAAAAGGATAATTGAGCGACATAATTGGTCATTTTGACGAATTAGTGCTGGAATGAGATTCCAACATTCTTCGATACTGTCTCCGTACATGACTACCATATCTTCTTCTGTCATCTTATTCTTACCAGAAGCACCAGATGTCGTACTATATCCAGATGTCACGGCTTTGATTTGACCATTACACGCAACTACACACGCAGCTTGTTTCCCAGAAAACTTACGACGAGATGCCATTGTCGTTTTATCCACAGACGAACGTTTCTCATTACTAGTCACAAGCCACCAATCTTTATCAACGTATTGGATAACAACCGACCAGCTTTGCAAATTGTTATTTACCATTGCATTCAAGCGATGCTGACCAGAAAGAAGTTCTCCGTTTGATTTATCAACGTAAAGTGTTTTTCCTTCTAGGAACTCGAAGCACCATTTACATTCTTTAACCGAAGATGAAATCTTATCAACTAGACCACATGATAGGTCACGATTTGCATTGTTCTGACGAGCAAGAATAGATACCATGTCAGTATTCAACAATGTCTTATTTTCAATTTCAAATTCATTTGCGTTAGTTTTAAAAATCATAATGTTTCTCCATTTGGTTTATGTGACTATAATAACTATATAACTTAATAATGTCAACATAATTTTATTTTATTTCATGTAACAAAAAAGGCTACCCGAAGGTAGCCTTTTTAAAAATTATAAAGCGTATTTGTCTTTCATTACCGCTTCTAGCATGATGCTGTATGGGTCGAAATCTTTTGCAGACAGAACCGAAGTCATGATTGCAGGACTAAAACCAGATACCATACAAGTACCACCTTCACCTAATATTACTGGATTGTTGGATTGACGACCATTCAAATTCCAGAATACTAGCTTAGGGCGAGCATAACCATGACGAGCGTATTCAGCTTCAATCATACGGAATGCAGATGCATCTTTACCACGTACGTAACATGAGTTGAATTCCATGTCAGACAGGATAACAATTGTAGTTGGCATCTTATCAGCTGCAACACGAGATTCGGTAGCTTTATTCAGCAACGTATCGAATACCGCTTGAATGTCAGTACCACCGCCCCATGGAGAACGACGAATCTGATTGTAACGGTTAGTCAACGTACCGCTTGCTTTCAACATCTGTGGACGACTATCGAACGTCATGAAAGTGTCTTTGAACTCACCTTCTTGCTTGTCTGATAAGTACATACCAAGAGAGATTGCAACGTGCATACAGTCAATACCATTGATACCGCTTGAACAGTGCATAGAACCAGAAACGTCAATCAATGGTAGTACACGTTCGTCTGTACCTTCCATGTAGTTTGGAAGTGCTTTCCATTGCTGGTCAGCAACAGCAGATACACCACTAATACACGATTTTAGTACATCGTATGGAAACAATGTTGACGCATTGATCTTAGCTTCACCTTTTTCAAGAGCAGCTATGTATGCATTATAGTTCGTTTCTGCGTTCTTCATGAATGCTTTCTGGTAACGAGCAGCAGCAAGAGATGGGATCTTACTGAAGTCAATTTCATTCCAGTTCTTCGCACACATTTTTTGCTCTACAGTGTTACTCATAGAAACAATCAGTTTACGATATTCACGAGCTTCTAAGCCTAATGCTTTGCGAAGTTGAGCAGCAGTAACACCTTTACGTGGCATATACTTAGCACATAGACCATCGTCAGCAGCTAATGAAACAGCAATCATTTCGTTGATAACTGGACGGAATTCTTGAACTTCGTACAACTTAACAACGTCTTTCCAGTAACCCAATGCTGGAACTTTACGCAGGATTGTAATTGCTTGTTCACGAGTGCTTGCGTTACCAGCCATACGACGCATGATGATACGGAACACTTCACGCTCACCAGCACCACCACGACAGTCACGAGACCATTGCAGGATACGTAGAGCAACATCTGGATTTTCTTTCCATGCGTTAGCAAACATTGTAGTTAAATCTTTACCACGACTTGAACCGATAACGTTAAACAAATCTAGACACTTACTGAAAGAAGTCGTGTTAGTAATTGCACCGTTATGAGTGCGACCAGTTCCAGTACTCATAGCTTGGAATAATGAAGTCATTAGTTTTTCCTTTTTTAGTTAGTAATTGAATGTTGATTTGGTCATCAACATGTAATAGATAATACCATAGTTTTTATCAAAGTAAACTATTCTTTGATAAATTTTTCTATTGGATATTTGATAGCGGATTTTAAAATCTTCTTCTGACGCTTATCACCAGTAACAAAGATGTAACGATGTTTACGTGGACGTTCTTGCATGTAGAAGTCATCACCATAATGTTCACGAATAGCCTTACCACGGTTCTCTACGCCACGAAACTGATCCGCAATAGTAATACCATGTAAGTGTTCTAGACCCTTTACCTTCCAGTCTTTACGTTTCGCAGATAAACCATGGTAAGTAAAGTTAGTTGCACGATATACACAACCATTGTGACCTTGCTCTATGTCAGCAAAGCTTACTACAATTCGATTCTTAGGTAATAGTTTAAGGCTATTTCCAACCAAGAAACTAGCTTCATTCTTGCGATTGTATTTCAAACATAACCTGTTAAGTTCTAGAACCTTTTCTTTATGTTCATCGCCAGCAATACCAGATTTTAATGTAGAACTTGGTGGAGTACCATAGGTTACGATACCAATTAATTCATCTCTTCCCATAAAGTCATTCTCTATAGGTTGATATAATCCAAATGCGTAACTAATAGAACACCAACGTTTAGCATAATGAATACCTAGAATAAATGGTTCACATTCATTTCTGGTAATAGATTTTACAAACATAGTTATTCCTCTTAATGATTGAATCTATTATCTATGAAATCTGGTTGCAATGCAACCAGAAGTTTTTGTTCATTATAGATCTATAATAAATGGAGTTATGGACAAAACTAAATCGACTTAGTAAACGTACGAGATATTACATCATTTTTCTGTTCTGATGTTAACGAATTAAAACGAACAGCATAACCCGATACCCGAATAGTTAATTGAGGATACTTATCTGGATTAATGATTGCATCTTCTAGAGTTTCTTTGTTTAACACATTAACGTTTAGGTGTTGACCACCTTCAACACGTGTTCCATATTCAACAGGAATCTCTCTGATTTGTGCATGATGCGTAAGTTCATTGTAGTCAATTACATCTCCCGACGTGATGGTCGGACACGATGATGTAATTACAGTTGCTTCATTTTTAGAATCATCACATACTGCTATGAAATGTTCTAACTTTGATGTTCTGAATAAATATGATTTCATTTATTTTCATTCCTTATTGATTTGTAGATACGAAAAAAGATCCCCTGAAGGGATCTTTTTATTATTTAGATTCAGTCCAACCGTTTTGGTTGCCACCAACGTCAAACGGTGTCGGTTTATGAGCTTTAGACGAACGGTATAACTGAGTTGTACTTGAGAAGTAAGCACCCATATCACCCATGCCTTTAGCACTAGCTGCTACGTTTAGACAATTTGATGCAGCAATACCGAAGCTTTGACCAGCTTTGAATGCGTCAACACCAGCACCAATGAAGTGGAATTCCCAACCCATTGCTTCTTTAACACGAATCATTTCTTTGATTGTCTTGTCGTTAAAGACTTTAGATGTATTTTCTTCACCATCTGTTTGGATAAGAACAATAGCATTTTCGTTATTGCATTCTAAGATAGCACGACCGATAGCATCATATAATGATGTACCACCAGTGGGAATAACTTGGCTTAGTTCGAGAGGTTTAACTTGTGGAAGTGGAACCTTATCAAAAACTTTATTGATTTCCCAGTTGAATGCGTATAGAGATACTTCTGCTTCGCCTTCAACTTCACGTTGACCGTCTACGAAACCATTAAATGTACCAACTGCTTCGTTCATGATGTGTGACATAGAGCCGCTACGGTCAAGTACACAAATAATAGATGTTTTCATTTCGTTTCCTCATTGATTAATTATGTGTTGATTATAGCAGCAGACTCGTGTAGAGTAAACAATTTTATACCAAATTCCAGTATCTAAAGTACATTTTACGAGCAGTTTTATACATCTCTTCTGTTGTCAGTTTTCCTCTATGTAATCGCTTAGGAGAGCGTATAACCTTCATCCGACCATTGTCATCAACGGTAACGAAACCAGCCCATGGTGGTGCTTCGTGAGCTTCTGCGATACCTTCCTTAACAACGTACCAATAGTAGTTACTTAGAATACCATCACATAAACAGTCATGTTTAGTTTTAGACCAAGGTGGAATAGTCTTTTTCTTGACAGACTCTGTTAACATGTTATACTCACGGTATTCAGATCCACTCGATCTTCTATAAGCAACATGCTTCTTCGAATCACATAAGAAATCAGAACGTGAAATCTTGATTTCAATCTCGTCGCATAACCCACTCTTTCTAATAGCGTACAAATCGCATTCATTATCATGTGTATTATAACAGTTAGGAACCATTACTTCATACGACGTACAAAATCTATGTTGGTTAGAGTATATCAATTTCTGCATTGATGCTTCTGTATGTTTAAAACTCATTTTTATAATCCTTAGATACGAAAAAAGGAAGTCCGAAGACTTCCTTTTGGAATGCAGGGGATGAAGGACTTGAACCCTCGGCATTTGGATTTGGAATCCAACGTTCTACCAACTGAACTAACCCCCTATAATTTGGTAGCGAGTACTGGAATTGCACCAGTGACCTTTGGGATATGAACCCAACGAGATAGCTACTTCTCCAACTCGCAATTATTCTTTATTTCATTATAATCTTCTATAAATCGGATTCTCGAATCAGATTCGGATTTATCTTTACTAGACCATAGTGTAACCGAAACTGAACATTTGTCAACATCTATGAATGCAAACTTATCATCTTCTATGTTATATAAGAAGAAATAATCACATAGACCTTTGTATAATACTTTCGTATCACGCTTATGTCCAGTTTTTTTATTTGTTTCTGCTATGTATTTCAATCCAGATTTTCGTAAATTTTTACATTGTATACGTTTCAGGATTCCATTGAAATCAACAATGAAGTCGTATGGTGCATTGTCACCAATAGGTTGACTTACAGTCAGACCTAACTTCGAACACTCGAATACAAACTTTGTCTCTGTTATTATTCCAATTTGTTTAGTATTCATCGGATAATTTATCCAATACATCAATAGCTTTTTTATAATCATCTACTTCATCGATTTCGTAATCCAATGGATCAATAGAACCTGAATGAATGACACGATTTTCTTCCAATTCAATGACTAAACCTATGAATTGACTTTCGTCTATCGTTTTTATAAAACCTAGTGCATCATCTGGAGATTTTCCACGGAATGTTAACTCGTCTTCGTAGTACGGGTCTTCATCTTTGTAGTAGATAATAATGTGATTAAGGTTGTAATTCATGTTGTAGATTCTCTAATAGTGTGAATCTTGTTTGTAAATGGTCGCTAGTGTCATCAGTTTTCACATGATAAATTACATCAGCAAATGCAAATGCTTCTTCGTCTAAGCGAGAAACTAAACGATATGCATCTTCTTGGTTGTTGAAATGTGCTAGTTCTTTAGCACCACCAAGGTGATGTGCAACCATGACATCTACGATAGTAATAGTCATAGTGTTTGTCCGTTAAGTGAATTGGAGCGTCACAGGAGATTCGAACTCCTATCATTAGCTTGGAAGGCTAAGGCACAACCCTTATACCAGTGACGCATGAATTTGGCGGAAGCGGTAGGATTCGAACCTACGGATCCTTTCGGATCGACTGATTTCAAGTCAGTTGCAATAAACCGTGCTCTACCACGCTTCCAGAATTTGGTGCTCCTTGAGAGATTCGAACTCCCATAACCTCATTACAAGTGAGGCATAATAGCCATTATATGAAAGAAGCAGATGCTATCCCTTCGGATAGCGTGGTTCCATTTGATAATTTAGAGTGCATAGGGAACGATAATGCCAGCACTTTTCGGGTATCATTTTATAGTAAGAACCCTCTCACCTACTAAGTATTTATTCATTCTACGAAGAGGAATACTCACCACCACGAAACATTACACAACGAGACTTATCTCATAATGATTTTGAATTAGTTATCCATTCGGCTTTCTAATTTGGTCTAGGATTGAGACCTCTAGTTTTACCCTGCTAGTCAAGTATCGGAATTACATATCGTCTGTCTCCGACCACATACCCGTCTAAGTCAATTCTACAGACTTAGAATACCAACATTACCGAAGCATTGTATTGGATTATTTAATGCATCTGCGCCTTTATGCATAAACCCTTGTAGTAAGGTAAAAGATCCTGTAATTAAACTCTTTTATGTGTCACGGACAACAACCATTTTTTAGATGGAAAGAGACTCAACCATTTCTGGGGCAAGTCAGAGTTTTAGTTTAATTTCAAATGAGTAGCAGACCACTGTTAGCACTTTCGGTTCCAGTGTCATTCAAACAACAAATGTCCTCAATATGTCCTTGATGATAAAGACACCGCCCTAGGATATTTACAACGTTAATCACCTTGATGCAATATCATCCTCATTGCGTGAAATAAACAACATTCTCTAAAACCAACTTATGCGGAAGGTTGTTAGTTTGTCAAACTAACGTCTTACATAGAGAATAATAACAAATGCATCTAAACAAATGGTATTGGTAGTGAATACTGGATTTGAACCAGTGACACCAGCGTTATCAGCACTGTGCTCTACCCCTGAGCTAATCCACTCCAATACAATTTATTCGTCTTTCCCTTTGATGTAACCATCAGGGATAGGTTGTCCAGTTTCCACTTCGATTATGTAGTTACCACATTTACTAACGTATGTTTCAACTAACATGAAATACCTTATAGAATTGGTAGGGATATCAGGTCTCGAACCTAAAACGACAGAATCAAAGTCTGTTGTGTTACCAATTACACCATATCCCTAGAAAGAGGATTTTAACCCTCTTGATTATGTTTTGACTTAGACGGAAATGTAAAGGTTAAGAGGTCATAGTCAGTGACTTTAGATTATTTTAACACATTTACTTGTGCGTACTAAGATTCTGCCTAAGCCCAATCCGTTCCAACCTTTAATTATAGTATTTAAGTTTGATTTTTTTTAATGGTTTGCTGAAACATTTCCCATTAACATTGTGCATTTGCCTATACGACATATCAACACAAAGCTAAGTTTTACTAAATTGAATGAACGACTCCGTTATCAACGTGACCTAAGAGCTTAGGCTAGAACATCTATTAACGTCCAATCAACTTATGTATTTATAATAACACATTTACTAGTAAAGTAAACAATTATTTTAAATTATTTTTTATTTTATTAGCTTTCTTTCTTAAATGTTCAGTATATACTACTTTGGCAGCTATACCGCATAAAACTAAAATAAAACCACATAAAACAATAGCGAATGGTATCCATAATGGGGATAATACCCACCACCACGACCACGCAATATGACCAGTCAGCTTCAAAGCAATGAACAATAACGTCAATGCTCCTAAGAAGCTAATACCATTTTTGTTAATTTCAACATTTTGAGGCTTATAAATCTTCATAAGATTCCTGTAATTTGTTGTAGAGGGTTTCCATGAGCAAAACGTGTTCCCACAACGGCTGTTCTCTCAATAGGCGTTAGATATCATTCTTTAAGCCTGTAACAAGCAGCCTATGTTTTGAGTCTCATGTCTGTACAAAATTATGGTGGGACGGACTGGATTTGAACCAGTGACCATCGGATTTTCAATCCGACACTCTACCAACTGAGTTACCGACCCATTATTCTTTCTTAAACAAATCCTGTATGGCTAATAGCGAAGTCAGTTCAACGATAAGACGTTTCTTGACTACAAGATTGTTTGTTTTGTTAATCAATTCTTGGATTTCTTTTATCTTAAATCCAATGTTAGATTTTGTTAAATTAAAATAGTTTACACTAACATACTCTGTTTCCTTAATATGTAAAGGGGTGGACTACGGAATTCGAATCCGTGTTGACCGAATCACAATCGGTGCTCTTAACCAGCTAGAGGAAGCCCACACCTTTAAACACTAAAGACTGTATGTTCTATTTAGCAATTCTGTTTCAGAGCATTGCTTAGGCTCTTGTTCTTCTATAAGTTTGATTATAACATCAATTTCAGAAGGAGTAAACACTTTATTACCAATTTCTTTAAGTAATTCTTCAACTGTCATTATTATTTAGTCTCGTTAAAATGGAGCACTGTGTAGGACTTGCACCTACTTCCAACGAATTTGCAATTCGCCCCATAACTATTCTGGCAACAGTGCTTCTATGTATTCATAATAACACAATTTCAACCAAAGTAAACAACTTTCATAAATAAAATTATAATCAAACCAAAAATGGAAGAATCGCATGTTAGTACAAAGAAAACTTAGGTGGTTGAAGGAGAACGAAGGTCTTTACTATGATCCAATCCACAACTGCTATTATTACGAATTGACATACCCTAAAGGTAGACATCGTTTCTTAATTGAACCTACGATGGAAAGACGTTCGATTAGTCGCAAACTAATCACAGAATACGTGGAACTACATAATGTTACACCAGAAAAAGAAACAGATCCAGACTTTAAAGGTTCAGTCTCTATCAGAACACTTCCTTCTGGTACAATTTCTATGTCTCAGGTCAATACAGAATTGCGTAGACCAGCATCACAATCGATCAATCTTAATGATGCACAAGTTAGATCATTAGCAGGAAAACCATCTGGTGCTATCTCTATGAATGACCTACGTGGTAAGTCATGGGAATTATACATTACTATTGGTAGCAATGCAACAAACTACGTATTAAGAAACAACGTCAACCCTCCTGCTGGTGCTGGTGCTTACGGAAAGGTTAACGTTACTATAAACACGGGTGTATGGGTGTATGGTACATCAACTGGTACTCCTGCATTCAATGGTCACAACATGGGCGGAAAAGCCGAAAGTGTTTTCCTTGACTGTAGAGGTCGTATCCAAGGACGTGGCGGTAATGGTGGACGTGGCGGTAATGTACAATCCAACGGCTCTGCTGGCGGTGGTGGTGGTATTGGATTACAGCGTGGTAGTTCAACTTCGTGGTCTATTAATTCACCATATAACATACAAGGCGGTGGTGGTGGCGGTGGTGGTGGTGGTGCTAGACAATACGCTGTAACGAAAGGTGAAATCAAACTTGGCGGTGGCGGTGGCGGTGGAGGATGCGGAAACGGTTCTGGTGGAGCTGGCGGTACTGGTGCAGCCGATGGAAACGGTAACGGACAAGGTGGTGGAAACGGTAGTCTTAGCGGTGGTGGCGGTGGTGGCAATGGTGGCACTTACAATGGAAATCTTGCTGGTAGAGGTGGAAACGGTGGTGGTGGAAACGGTAACGGTGCTGCTGGTGCTGGTTCTTCTTACGCTGGAGGTGGTGGTGGTGCAACTGGAGCACATGATAGTGTTATTAGTGGAACCAGATCTAACATCACACAAGATGGACAAGATGGTGCAGCTGAAGTTGTCAAATACAACGACTATACGATAGCAGTTAAATCTAGCATGGGTCACGAAGTTGTGTATAGTGTTCCACCTGAACTACAAGAATATGCACACTTAATTGTACCAAAAGAACTAATCAATCATGTATCTAAAGATACATTAGAACTCGAAGTATGGAGCCGTCGTATCAATAGTAAAACTACTGTATATGAGGTGCAAGAAACCCATAATAATGTAGACAATTACAGCAAGATCGAGATACTGGGTGACATGATTCGTGTGTATACTGGTGAAACCTACGAGCTAATCCATGTTCCCCAGTCAGAGGAACATAGACAATTGGTAATGGGAACCGAACTTCTTGTAATAGTTAATAGCTACATTATCAAAAACGGATTGTAATTAAGTCATAGCACCTTGGACTTGTAAAATAAGCAAAGGTGCTATACGTTCCCCCATCTTCTTCAACGTATAGTACTCACGGTAAATTGTATAAACTTTACCTAAGTGATGTACTATACCCCTACCATTTATTCTATCTGCTTCTATTTGATTATCACCATCAAGATACACTACAACAGTGAAATCAGTAGTACGTTGGTGCATATAATCATACGCACGTTGTACATCCTTTCCAAATGCAAACGGCTTATCACGTTCTGTTCTATATATGGTAAACGATCCACCTTCAGTACCAGTAATTGTAAAATAGAACAAACCTAACACTTCCCCATCTTGCATACTAACTAAGTCAAAGTGAGTAATGTCTTTATTAAGGCGTTCTCTTTCTTGACAAAGCTTAGGATAATCATAGAATAACTCATTAGATGGTGATAAGTCAACCATTGATGGATCATCCATTACGGTTAAAGCAACACGTGGACTTACTGCAATGTAATTTCTCATGTATTCTTTAACTTTCTCTTGGTCAACTGCGACCAAATTTTTCATTTCATAAATCATTATAAATTACCTTTCAGTATAACCGAACGAGTAAGAACATGTGTACCCATCATGGTTTTGCATACACGATTAACTGGTGACGATTTCAACACATAACCATTAGTTACGTTACGGTCAAATCCATTCAGTTTATCGTTATCTCTATATGTCTGTGTTAGGTACTTCTTATTGTACTCACCTTGGAATATAGAAACCATTGTCTCATGAGTATTGTTTAATGTTTCTTTGTAAATGGCTGGAATGTCTCGTTTGAATGTAAATCCAGTTGTTTCTAAACGTTCAAACCAAGGTCCGTGACCACGCACAACCCCATCGGTATTTGATGTATTATATCCCATCAATCCAACGACATTACCATTAGAATCAACACTAGCGAAATCGTATGTAGCATAAAAACTATCTACTTCTTCTTGTACTTGCATTTCTCTTAGTTCTGTGTATGTAGATGGTCTTCCATCTGGATTACCCAACAACGCATGACATGGAGCAGTAGCAGGGAATGCTTCTAATTGCTTTGGATCTGACATTATTTTATTTGCGTACTCAAACGCTTTATCTTGCATTTCTTTTGATGCTGTTGGTAAAAATACTAGCATGAATTTCTCCTAATAAAAAAGGAGCCATAGGCTCCTTTTTATTTAAAGTGTCTCTATATGGCGTGAAGTTGCACCGTGACCTAAGTAACGAACACGACCACCGTAGTTTCCTGCAACTGAGTTGATAAAACTAACAAGTTCGCCTACTTCTTCATCCGTATTGTAGTTACAGAAGTTTAAGAAGATTTTAGTTGGTCTGATACCAAAAACAGCATCTTCTATTTGTTTCTTTGAAAAAGTAAACACACGACGTTCTTTCTTGGTTACTGTAGTGAATTCTGGGTCTAGGTTGAGTTCATCCCAACTAGTTTCAACTTGGTCAGAGTAGAATCCACCTGAATTACCACCAGTGCGAATAGGATACGTACGCACTACACCAATCACATCATTTAACATCTGGACTGGAATACTCATGTCTGCTAAGAAACGAGCAGGAGTGCAATCACGTGACGTACAATAAGGATAGAAACGCTCAGAAACACCAAGCGAGAATCCTTGAGCACCTTCTGCTAAAATCTTGTCCGAATCAATCAGTGCTTGGTTCCATTCATCGTGTGTAACCACGTAATTATTAAACCACATTTGATAGTCTTTAGCAACTAATGCAGTACGATTAACCTTAGCTTGTAATGCCCCACCAGAACCTTGACCAGTTCCACCAATGCGCTTACTCACGTCTTGGTCGTTAGTCACGTGTTCGTCGGTAAGAGGAACCGCATTAGGGTGAATCATAATACGAACACCTTCTAGGAGGTCTTTGCTGTTTTCAATTTCTTTACGCAGTTGCATTGGACTGAATACAGCACCAGCACCAATCATAACACGTTTAAGGTTAGGTGATACGATACCATTAGGTAATACCTTATGAATCCACTTACGACCAGCTTTGTTAATGTAAGTATGACCAGCATTTGGCATGTTAGCATTAATTACTGTATCGTAACCATGCCTTTCTGCTAGGTATCCAGCAATCAGACCTTTTCCAGTTGACCCATATTGCATGTCAACAATTAAATCTACTTTTTTCATAAAACCTCTAGTAACAGCGAGTTTGCATTGGTTTAACACCATCTGGACGTTCAGTGTTCTTTGAGCGAACATGATCCAAGACACGTTTGAAATGTTTAATGTAAGGGATGTTAGGCTTATCTAACGGTATTCCTTGGTCTGGTTTATTCCAGATGAAACCACCACCACGAGTGAGCATATTGATTTCTTGATGCTCACCGATAAGATCCAAACTCTTTATGTAATCACGGTTATGTTTCTGGTTATTCTCTGAGAACACAGCATCGATGATGTGGTTGATCTCGTTGATGTTACCGTAAATAAATTCTGGATTGTCAGAAGCAGCTACACCACCTTTTAGAGTACCATCTGTATGAACCACAAAGTCGTTATTAATATAAACACGACCAGTAGCAGATGAATGCGTTTTATTTGTGTCCCATTTAGCAAGGCGTTTCATGTCGTCATACATCATAAACCGAGTGGTAGGACGTTTAATCTTGTCTACATGATCGCATAGTTCTAGAATCAAATCTGTGAAGTAGTCCACATTAGTAGTATCGTACTGGTTTAGATAATGCATCATGTAACGCACACCATAACCTTGTAATTCTTCGTAAACATCAATCAAACTGGTATGTTTGTCTTGTACTACAACGTTAACTCCACCCAAACGAGAGCCGTATTTCTGTAGGATTTTCTGAGAGCGTTTACCACCTTTAGCACCGATACCCTTACCGTCGTAAGACATCCAGATTTTAACTTTATGTTCTTCGAATAAGTCCATAAGTTCGTCATTAAGGAATGTACCATTAGTGAACATTTCGTATGTTACTTTGTATTTCATCTCACGACTGTAACGATCAGCTAGGGCAAATACTTCACGATACCATTCAGCACCCAACATAAGTGGTTCACCACCCAAGAATGTCAGCTGGATTTCGCCTATACCCTTAGACTTACGTAATAGATTTTCGATAGTAGAGATTTCCATCTCTTTATCTTTGAACTCTTCTTTAACCGTACAATACTCACAACGCATTGGACAGTCATCAGTTACTTTCATTATGTATAGCATTGAATCCCAAAACATGATTTTTCCTTTTAGTTAGTAATTGTGTTGATTATAGCATAGTTTTTGTAATTCGAAACATCTTTAAACGAAAAAAGGAACCCCGAAGGATTCCTTTTTAAATTGATGACCGCATTACACAAGCATTTGGGGCTTGTTGTCTGAGTGTTTAGAATACGTTTGGCGTATACGTGCAAGTCAAGCGAAGACAATCGCTATACGTATTTGGTACATTCGGAGAGACTTGAACTCTCACGGATTTCTCCACTAGGACCTAAACCTAGCGTGTCTGCCTATTCCACCACGAATGCATTGTAAAAGGTGAAGATGGTGAGACTTGAACTCACTTCGGATAGTAGCATAACAGTCCTGCGCTAATTCGCATTATGTGAGAGGCTACCAATTATTTCCTACCGATTTCTCTGCATTTCCTTACACGAATGTAAGCATCTTCATTGTTTGTCGAAGTCAAGTGGAGTCGAACCACTTTCTATTGTAGCATCTATAGCTACTCACCCATCCAGAGATTGTAGGGAATCGAACCCATAGCATCCACGCTACTTCATTGTTTGGTGTGGTGGTGAGTATCTTTACAACTCCCCTTTATGATGTTTCACCTACAGCAGTTCCTAGGTTTGCTATAGTCAGTTCATCACGATTTTACCACATTGTTTGGTAGTTCCAACTGGACTCGAACCAGCGACTTCTTCCTTGTAAGGGAAGCACTCTCCCAACTGAGTTATGAAACTATAAATTGGTCCGAGTGATAGGATTTGAACCTATGACCCTCTGGTCCCAAACCAGATGCGCTACCAAACTGCGCTACACTCGGATTAAATTGTTCAGGCTGAACTTACTCTATGGTTTGATTAAGATTCAAATAATTAGTAGGTTTTGCTGAATGTCAGCCTTTCTAGTTAATACTCTCATAAGATCACTAATTGGAAAAGTTGAGTAGATGTAGTGGGAATCGAACCCACGAATTAATGCTATTACTTGCAAGACTAACATTAAAGTGCTTGACCTATCTATACCTTTATGCATTCGTTTCTAGATTGAACGCACTTGATAATAAGCTACACCCATAGAATTTGGCGAGGTATAAGGGAATCGAACCCTTATCATGGCGCAGACAACGCCTTATAATAACCATTATACTAATACCCCAGAAATTGTTTAAGGTCTGTCGAGTTAAGCGGATCACCACCACGAGGATCTTTAACGTACTGCTTTCTCATTTTAGACACATTCTTAATGGAACTTAGGTTACCTTTATCTATCAAAATTCTTTTGAAAACTATAACCAATAACGGTTATAGTCCAAAGATCTTATCATGATGAAGTAAGTTCCAACACCTTAATTAATAAACACCGAATGCTTATTAATTAAGAAATTGGTACATGCAGGTGGACTCGAACCACCGACCAGATCATTAAAAGTGACCTGCTCTAACCAACTGAGCTACGCATGTATTGTTAATTTGTCAGGTTCATAACTATGTGCTGCCAGTTACACCATACGCTATACCAAGCGCAGCAGGATTCGAACCTACACTATTCATTTCACAGATGATTTTGTTTATGATTGCTGAACTGAACCTATTTGGTATTCTTTTAGTATACTCTCTTTTAGAAGAAAGTAAACAATTATTTGATAAATTCCAATTTTATTTCTTGAAACTTTTTATTGCGACGACCACTAAACAGATTCTGTATAGTAGAATCCGACCGATTATACTTCCGACTAATCTTCATTATGGATAAATTGTTGACGTAACGGTCAATAGCAATTTCACGAAGTTCATTTTCGGATATTGGTGGATTACGCTTGCATTTTTTCACATTATTTGAGTGTGAAATAACGTTAAGATTCGAATAATGGTTATTATATTCATCACCATCGTCATGATCAATTTTCAAATTTGTATCACTACCGTCATAAGATGGATCTACGAATGCATTATATACCAAGAAATGGAGCAAAGCACGTATTGATTTTATACGATACTTGTAATACTTCCCTTTTGGATCTGGAGTCAATACTTTACCAGTCGATGGATTCTTAACTATCGAACCATCACAATTGACCAAAAACTCTTGGGTTTCACCACGTGAATTTGTTTTCGTTGCTATTTTGAATTCTTCTATCATAAAATCTCTTTATAGAGGTTGATGGATAATAATTCATAATATAATTCTCACATTAAATTGGTTTTCCCAACGGGATTCGAACCCGTACCGCCTCCTTGAAAGGGAGGTGATCTAACCATTAATCTATGGGAAAATTGTGGACAGACTTCGAAGTCATCTTTTTATAGCCGTCAGGCAACCATAATTCAAAGAGAAGTAGCCAAACACCTTTACGTGACAATCCGCTAAATCTCTAAATTGGTGGGCAGTGCTAGATTCGAACTAGCGAAGCGCAAAGGCGACGGGTTTACAGCCCGTTGGTTTTAACCACTCACCCAACTACCCAGATTGTTTGTTTCTTCCACAATACGTATCAGTCTGACTATGGCAATTTGGACAAATTAGTCTCAAATTGGATAATACATGATTATGTGGATTTCCATCTATATGATCTAATTGCAATGCAATGGGATTTCCATTCCAATCGATTATACCACACTCAGAACATTCGTAAACTAAAATGTTGCTGGAAATTAATCTTTTCTTCAGTTTAAGCGTTTGATAACTTGGATGCTTACCTTCTAGTATCTCAGATAGAGGGATTTGAACTTTCTGTCTATGTGCTACTAAGTTGGCAATGTTATCATTTTTATCAAACTTCAAATCAAGAGTCTTGCATCTCCTTACTACAGTATTTATCGAAATACCCAAGTAAACAGCTAATCTCGATTTGAACTTTGGTTTACTCATTGAGTTAAACCCTTCGATGATTTGTTCATCCGTTAAATGCTTTTGTCGCATTCTATATTCCTCATTTGGAATACGAATACTGAACCCGAAGGCATGGTATCTACCATTTTAATCATCATTTGTAAATTGTTATTGGCGGATCTTATAGGATTTGAACCTATGACCCTTCACTTAACAGGCGAACGCTCTAACCACTGAGCTAAAGATCCCCGATAACAACTTTGTTATAGCGTTGACCGAAATCAACGCTATCAATTCTATTTAGTTTCCTTTAGTTTCACACTTATTAGCGTCAAACTGAGTACCATTCAATTCACCACATGAATCAGCAGTCCAATGAATAAGAACACCGAAAGCAGAAGTTTTCTGCGCACCTGGTTTGCCATTCCAAGTTGACTCAAGTTGTTCAGCAGAAACAGTTGGAACACCACCCGTACCACCGCCAGTAGCGAATGCGTTAGTAGAAAGAACCATAGCTAGTACTGCAAATAAACATTTTTTCATAATAAAATCTCATATTGAATAATAAATGCTGAGAAAAGAACAGGTTAACATTTTCTTTGGGATAACATTCAGTCTGCGACTGAAGTTCATCATAGCGTAAGAAGTAGTTGCTGTAAGTTAACCTTATTTCTAACCATCAACTAACCAAAAAGGAGGAAACCTTTTCTTTAAGCCAACATCCAAGAAGGAGGAAGAGGACGAGGGCTTAAAGAAAGTGTCTCTATGTGTTTATAGTAACACACTTTCTGATAAAGTAAACAATTATTTTAAATCGTTTTCTTTTTCTTTAAGTTCGTTGCGAAGTATACTAATTTCTCGTGGAGCATTAATCGAAAGCTTAACTTGATTCCCTTTAACAGAAACAACCGTTACTTCGATGTTATCACCAATAGTAATTGACTCGCCACATTTTCTTGATAAAACTAACATAAAAATCCTTGGGAAGAGTCTACGAAACCGTAGACTCCGATAAAATGACATCCATGTCCAATCTCTTCCCTTGATGTATTACTCACCGAAGCGTATTCCTAACGCTGGCATCGTCCTGATGTCGATAAGTAGAACCCCTGTTGCCAATGCTAAAATGGTGTTCCACTAACGTCATCTGACGTAATACACCAAGTAAGATTGGACTGTAATCTGAAAACAATCTCCGAGAAGTGACAAATTCCTCTAAGTTTGATTGACTGCGACTTGTGATCACTGCCCACACGTCTGCTTTACCAGACATCATGTAAGTCAAAAGAATGTTTTCAGATTACACTAGTATTTAGTATCGAATTATTTTGAATTATTCTCAGATGTATCAACGTACCATACGTTTACTACTCTCTAAGTCAGCCACTCATACAACCTATTATACCACATTCATGACTATAGTAAACAGTTTTATGAGAATAATTTAAAATAAAGTCGGGTTGCACTTTGCTTTCAAGCCAATTTGAAATTTTTATTTGCGGTAAACAACCCATGTACTTATAATAACACAGTTTTCAGTAAAGTAAACAATTTTATTATAAAAACATTAAAAGTTTTGAGAGGGCGGTAGTGGTAATCGAAACCACGACCATTCTGTCCATTTTGTCTATCAATCTAGAATCAAGACTCCACTTCTAGTTAAGCTAACCGAATTCCCCTTGGAACATACAGAATAAGAAGGATTTCGAACCCCTTAATAATCGGTACTCGGTCTACCACCCATAGTTGTTTGCGAACCCCCTCCAATAAGGCGTAGAATGATTCGCTGCTAGTGTTATTGCCATGTATCAACGTTGTTCTTATAGAACACAATAGCTTCCCCGAAGGGCGTGGGTTAGCACTTTATAGCTTGCACACCACCTTTTACCATGAAAACTCCAAACAGGAGGATTACACAAAACTGGCGGAGAGATAGGGATTCGAACCCTAGAACCAAGTTTCCTCGGTTACACCATTAGCAGTGGTGTGTCATAAGCCATACTCGACCATCTCTCCATTCATTTTAAAATACATAAGGACTACCTTTCCATAATTAACGAAACTCTAGTAAGGAATCGTCTAGGAGTTCACCGAGTAATGTCATCTGTTTCCAGACCGTGAACACTTCCAGTATGCATTTTAAGATGAATTGGGAAGTTTCCCTCCCAACCCATGAATCTATAATACCACAATACCGACTAAAGTAAACAATTAATTTGGTTTATTGTCGATAAAGTTTTGAACCGTTTGATTATACTGTAAGTTAATCTTAGCACGTGTAGCAGCAACATAAAGTAAGTTACGTTCTTGGTCAGTCAATCCAATGAAGATCTCGTCTTCGCCTTCTTTACGCATACCAGAACCAAAGTCTTCAGCAAGCATTACTTGGTTCCACTCAAGACCCTTAGAGCCGTGTGCAGTACACATAGTGATGTGTGCATTAAGAATTGGCTTGTAGTTCTTCAGGATGTTAATAGAACGCTCATAATCGTCAGAACGTGCAATCTTCAGACAAAGACTTAACTCAGAGTTAGACTTTGTTTCTTCTTCCAGTTCTTCAATGCAATCAAACAACTGGATGTCTGGATGTTTAACACCACGTGGTTCATTCTTATGTAGTGCATAAACCGATTCTAGTTTAGCAATCATGTCACGTAAGTTTGATACCTTGATGTTGACGGTATGACCATCAGAAATCAAGTCAAATGCATCAGAAATCAACGCCATGTTGGTACGGTAGATGATTGTATATGGTTTAGAACCATCAATGACTTCACTGCGACCAGCTTTCGAATTGACCTTCTCGAACCCTTCTAACTTGAACTTACCACGAAGGATTGTATTTGCAATTTCAGCGATTTTGTCACCGAAGCGGTAACTCTTACTCAGGATACCAGTGTATTCGGTATCAACCTTTTCCATTGCGTTAACAGAACCACGCCATTGATAGATTGACTGGTATTCATCACCAACCATAACTAATTTACAGTCTTGATTATTGATGATACTTAGTACGCATTCGTTGGTGTCTTGTGCTTCGTCTAAGTAGATCGTATCGTAACCTGTAATCTTAACACCACGCATCTGGAACAACTTCAGATACGTATCATGAGTACACATGGTAGGAGAGTTAGGATCACGACGCATAGCCCATAATGAAGTAGCGTACTTAACAGCTTCGTTGCGAATGCGCTTAACTTGCTCAACAATCTTATCATCCGACATCTTGTTGCCACGCATCTGCTTTGCTACTTCTAGTAAGCGAGACTTAGGAACGTGATTAACAGTAATAACAGAATCAGCACTGTATTCGAAATTATTAACAGTTTCACGGATGATAGTACCACGGAACGCAGCAGACACACCATTGAAGCGAAGACCGAACTGCATACCTACTTCTTTACCAGTACCACAGACGTTAACATAGCCACCTGTAGGACGTGAGAACTTATGAGCAATAGCAAGACCAGTGATACCGTATGCTAGTGAGTGAGTCGTCTTACATTCAACATTAGGTGGGAACTTGTTCTTAGCTTCGTCTTTCATAGCAGTGTTGTATGCTAGGTAAAGAATGTTTTCATTACAACTATTTGCTAGTTCAACTAGAGTTGAAGTCTTAGCACAACCAGAACCAGCGTTAATTTTAAGTGTCTTTGCAGTGCGGTTATTTTCGATTACGTCTTTCTGTTGGTTAGATAGTGTAAATTTCATAATTAGTATCCAGAACGTGCTTTAATTTGGTTAATAAAATCATCAGAAACTGAATGATTATCTACGTGGTCAAATACTTCAAAGTAATCAGGCTGTATCGTTGCTTCCCATTTCATATCCAGTGTAGAAGATACTAACACAAATGGTTCTAGGTTTGCAACAACAGCATAATGATAATGACAACACCCTGATACCAATTGATATTTAATTTTCTCAGTTGGCTTTACCATATCTCCGATTTTCATCTTTATTGCCTTGTTCGTAGTTGATGCAAGTATGTTACCCAATAAAAAGGGGCTTGTCAATTGACAAGCCCCAGTTATTTCAATTAAATACTAATCTTTTTCTCTTCTAATTCGATTGTAACGTCAAACTTGAAGCCAGCGTAATCAATCTGCATGGTAGTGTCTTCTAAATCCATGTCAGCAAACCACGACTTAGCAACTACGATACCATACATCACTTTACTTAGTTCACTTTCTAAGAAGCGAGTCTTACCAATCGTGTTCTTGGTTTGAGTAGTGATAAAGTCGATTAACGCATCTGTATCGTTATCAAACAACTCAACTGCGGATTGGTAATCATCCATAGCAAGCTTCATCACAGTATCAGCAGCGTTAAGTTTTTTGTTTGTGTCAATTTTCTTCTGTACTGCGTTAACAGCTGGAAGACTTGATAGAGTCTTAATCTTAACGTTTAGCTCTTTCGACATATAAAAATCAGTTGATTCCGCACGTTCTACTTTAGGACTGAAACCGTAGTCACGTAATCCGTTCTCGGATAGGAACTTAGCAGCATCTGCACCATATAGTTCAGCCATTTTAGCAGCGTTAGTCGCAGAACGACCACCCAATAATTCATCACGGAAGTGCTTGAATACCTTGGCACGAGCTTTAAGAGCTTGCAGTTTAACTTGGTCAGTTAAGAACTTGTTACCAGAAATGTTCTTAGCCATAGAACGATTAACTAATGGAACCGAGTCAATGTGAATCAATAAAGCAACTTCACCACCAATAGCACGTTCACTTTGATACTGAGTGAAATTTACACCCGTGTCCATGATTGCATGGATTGCATCTGATGGAACAATAACAGGAATGTTCTTCATGTTAATGATACCATCTTTAACTACTGTATAGTTACGGTAGATCTTGCTATCAACTGTAGAGGGTAGACCATACTTATCTTGTAATGATTGAGGAATCGTTACGAAACCTTTCATGTCCGTATTAATGCTAATGTTGGGACGAGAACCATTTGATACTAGCTTATTCATAGGAACAAGTGTTTCTACATTTGTGAATTCTGGAGTCCATTCTTCGTGTTCAACCATCTGCATTGCTAGAGCTTTACGTTCTACAGCAGTTTCTGCATTAGAGATTGCATCACTTAATTTGTCAATTGTATCATCTGCTTTCTGAGTAGTAGCACGACCCGTACGGTTGTATGAGAAGTGTTCAGATTTGATGTCAACCATTGCGTTGTTATTCACAAGTACATTTAGTACATCACTAACCGTAACTGCGTTTTCATCTGGAACCATGTTGTAATCAATACCATCAACAAAACGTTTTGTTGTATCAACTACAGCTTCAGAAATCATGTCTTTAGCATTTGAATAATCTTGCTTAGTGAAGCAGTTATCGTATGCTTTAATCAAGCGAACGTCACCTAACTTCTTCAGAACTTTCCACGCCAAATCGGGATTCATGTTAGTAACCGCATTATGTAAAAGCACGTATAGTACTTGGACATCGTCGATAGAGTCTACTGAATCGATAGTAGTTGAACCAACCGCCCATACTTGAGCAACGTGTTCTGGGATTAGCGTGATACCATTTACTGCGTTAACAGTATAGATACGACCAGAATCGATGTAAACAGCTTGTTCAGCGTTTCCAACTTCGACTTCAATCTTAACCGCTTTACCACAAGAAATGATATCTTGGAAAGCTGGAACAAACGCATCATAGTTTTCAGCGAATGTGTGGAGTGCGTCAGTTGCTTTTGTCATCTTTTCGAATAAATCACGGTCAACGTAATAGCCGTATTCGATAAAGTTGATGTCCGAGAAAACTAGAGGTAACTTTTCACATGTTTTAAGAATGTCATTACGTGAACCACCTTCGTTATGGTAACCATCACTGATAAACACAATAGAGTTCAACAAACCATTACGGCTAGTTAATTCTTTTGCAGTATCAAATGCTAGTTCAAGTGGTTTAATAAAGCTTGTGCAACCAATTGGAGTTAAGTATTTGTCAATTGCGCTATTGATTGAAGTCAAGTCATTTATAGATTTGATTTCTTCGCCAGTGAAAATAGTACCACATTGGTTACTACCAGAGAAGTAAATGATAGAGACTGTATCACCATCTTTAACTAATGTAGGTAGTGATTCTTTCAACATCTTACGCATTTTTGGTAGTGATTGGTACATCGAGTACGACACGTCACATACAACGAAATGGTTAGTAGGAAGAATAGTAGCTACTTTATTTTTAAGTTCGATTGAATTGATCATTGAATTTCCTTTAACTATAGATACGATTGATTTTTTCATTGAGATGATTCCTCTCAACTTGGAACTAAGTATATTCTAGTATACTCATTGTGTCAAGTAATTTATGAAACTATTTGACATTTTTTGGCAATAAAAAACCAGTGCATTGCACTGGTTTTTAAAATGGTAGGGATGGCTGGATTCGAACCAGCAACCAATATCTTCTCAAGGACTCTATTGAAAAATACTTGAGAAGGATACTGCTCTTCCAATTGAGCTACACCCCCAGTGTTGCGCCCCTTCCTACCATGTCAATACAGACTAGAACCTATTCAAAATAGGGGAAGCGAGTGTATAATCAGAGGGTTTCAGCTGGACGACTTCAAGACTCGTCAGTCTATTTCTTTAAGTGCCTTACGGCTACAAATAACGCTTTGTGATCCGTGCTGGAATCGAACCAGCTTCAACAAGTTATGAGCTTGCTACATTAACCATTATGTTAACGGACCACAAAGCACTATCAGTGCTTATTTCGACCACTCTGTATTGAGTGGTTCTACAACTTCACGAGCTAACGTAAGGTTTAATTCTACAGTCTTTCCGTTGAACTGTCCAGCCTTATCTTCTAAATCGTAACTCAGAGTGATATGCGGAGTATAAGAATCGAAATCATGGGTTCCACCAATACTGCGATAGAAATCATGACGTTCTTTCATCCATTCGGATTCATATTTCAAAACTAAACATGTCTTACCGTTGCGTTGATCCCATTCTTCCATAACAAATGACTTTGTGTCAAGTGGTAATCGTAAATCTTTTGAATCAACATCCTTTAGTACATTTCTCGAATAGATCAAAGTACTATGGAATTTATTACGTTGTAGTGGGTTGGGAATACCGTATTGCTTCTGAATGTCTCTTAGCTGTTTGGTAGACCCAGAAGTAAAGGTGACGGAAGCATAAGTTCCATCACCTTCTTTCGACTCAGCTAAGAACTGAGTGAATGAAATCATTACATTTCGTCAGCAATAACAGTAGTTACTTCTGGATCTAGCCCTAGCTCTACTGCTGCTTCGCCTTCTTCGAGGGTAACTAGAGTTTGAACACGAGCAAGAATAGAATCAATCGTTACATTACCGTTCTCGTCGCCTTTAACTTTAGCCACTTGAACAAGTTGTTGCATAATTTGATTGATACCGCCACGTTCTGCGGTTAGTGCTTCATTAGCATCAAATAGACGAACTTTAAGAGATTGTACTTCACCTTGAAGTTGTTGAATTTGCTTTTCCATTTGGAGTTTACCTTTTTGTAGTTTATGATGTCTTTCGACTTGATTATTAGTTTACCAGAAAATTGACAAAAGTAAACAAAAAAATTATAAAAATAATCCGTAAACGTTTTGACTAAGTTCTTCAAGTGTACCATTGTTGTCAATAACAACATCGGTTATTTTTGGTTGCAGACCGCGCTCAGTGATATGCGTATCCGTATTTAGTTCAGGAAGATCCCGATTAACAAACCAGAATGTTCCACCCATCATACGAAGTGCTTTCATTTCATGCTCTTGACGACAATCAGTAATGATCATTAATTTATTTTCTGCAATTGCATCCAAGTAATGATCAGCCATAAACTTCATCCAAATCATTTGATTTACTGCTACACAGATGTCAGTACCGAATACTTGCATCAAGCGACGAATCGACCAAACTTTATCTTCGGAAGCAACTTGATTATCGATAAGACCTAGTGCGTCCATTGTATGGACACCAAGTTCACCACGCATGGCTTCAACTTCACCCCATGCAGTTTTAAGCACAGATGCAAGTTGGTAGCTACTAAGATTTAGATCCATTTCACGGTCAAACTTATTCAAACCGTTGATGTTATCAATTGTGATCACTTCACGATTTAATGGATTGCGAACATGAGCAAATTTCAGACCATACCATAACGCACGTTTAATTGGTTCCGCTAATGCGTATGATACTGTGTTTCCTTCACCAATGATATCGCGTACCATCTTCGCTACGGTATCTTTACCACAACGCTTCTTGGCGGAAATTACTAATAGATTTTTCATAATGTTCTCACTTGTTATTGAATGAGAACATTATACCTATTTCATTAGAGGATGTAAACCAATTTTTGTAGAATTTTGCATACCAAATGAGTTTTTAGTACTACTATCAGTAGACACGTTAGGTCTTGCAGAGATAATAGCACCATCTTTCTCAATGTCAAACCATTTATAGTTGAATTGGACATCACATTGAATAGCAGGGTTACCATCTTCTACATACGAGAAGTCTAGTGGAGCCATTGAAAATGGGTAAGGATCGTGGTACTTGAATGTACATACAATCTTTCGTTTAGAGTTGTCAATAACATGTAATAGTATGAATGGAGGCATGTACTTGGATTTGGTTGACACTTGACGACCATGGAAATTGACGGTAGACATCATCCACTCAAAAATCTCCGTATAAGCATTCATGTCTTCATCTAAAATTATTCTAACTGACAATGGATCAAATGTCACACCCGTTCCAGAAATGCTACCTTTCAATTGTTGACTTAAAGCAACCGTAGCAGTTTCTATGTTCATTCCTGGTATAGATGTCTCTTGCACATTGAGTTGAAATGAACGGGTTTTACCCCCGTCTGGAACATCCAGACGGAAGCTAGTTTTATGTGCAAAGTTATTAATTGCAGCTGTCATAAATTACCTTTCTACCTTTGTACCTTTATCGAAAGTTGATTGATAATGACTATTGTTAAAGTTGTACGAACTTCCATAGTTATTATTATTGTTAACGTTAGTGTTACTTGTAACAACGTTAGAACCAGAGTTAGTATTATTTGAGACCGACTGAGCCATAGCCATGTATGCTTTAGCTTGTAAGTCATCCTTCCCTTGGGTTTGAGCAAGAGTAGCAGCTTCTACCTTAGTGTTGGATTCATCGATACCACGCATAGGAATAGACTGACCATACTTACGACTACTCAACTTAGAAGCAACTGGTTCTGGAGCAGTGTTATTGTGGTTGATTGTTTCGGATGTTGAGTTTACGTCACCATTACCAAATAAGTCAGACAACCCAGAAGTTTCAGCGAACTCTCCGAACTCGTCTATTGCTTTGTCAACTATTCCAGCTTCGTCAGCAATGTCATACAAGTCTTTGGCAATAAGTCCACCAGTAACAGCCCATCCAAGAGGTCCAGAAACCAATCCAGCACCAAGTCTGCTAGCAAATTTCAGTACAGAACTTGCTCCAACCTTACCAACCATTTTCTTGAACTTACTAGCAATGCCTTTCTCAACTTTGGCTTTAACCTTTCCTGACTTAGCATTGTTTGTTTTGTTGTCTGGTGTATCGGGTTTGTTCTTCTTATCTGGTGTATCTGGTTTGTTCTTCTTATCTTTATCAATGTCATCAAAGTCGGCATCTTTCCTGCCACCAATTGCATCAATTGCTTTCTTGACACCAGCCGCAGCAGCTGCACCTCCAGCCAATTTACCAGCAGAACCAAGTATATTAGAACCCTTACCAAACATGTTGATGATACTTTTCAATATCAAATGTTGGTAGATGCTACCAACTGTCTCGTTAAGTTTTTTAAGTTGGTCAATGATTTCTTTATTCTGTCTATCATTGGACTTTGTCATTTTGTCAATGCGTTTATTAGTACCATCGGTTCCAGACGTTGGACTCTTTCCACCAACAAACGAACCAGATGTACCACCACCATTTTTGTCTAGGTCATCCCTAATCATCTTCTGTGCGTTATCGTTGACCATTCGTCTACGTTTAGCACCCAGTATGTTGGAATTGACAAACTTACCAGCAGTTTTGATTTGCTTCAGACCTGGAATGTCAGTTAGTTCATCTAACTTATCCCCCAAGAAACCAGCACCACTTTTGAAAAGACTAGCAGACATTCTACCCATAGAACTTTCGGTGGTCTTGATGTATTTATCGAGACCGCTATTCATTCTAGCGAATAGACCTATGTTCTTGGGGATTTCCTTTTCTGCTGCACGTCTATACTTATCTCGGATCTCCAATATTTCTTTATCAACACCCTTTCGTTTGTTGAATTCTCCATCCAGAGCAGCTATAAGTTTAGCATTTTTCTCTTCGATTTTCTGACGTGATTCGTCAGTCCGTGCTTGTTTTTTCTTACGTGCAATATCTTCTTTGTCGAGTTTAGATTTTTCAGATTCAGCTTTTTTCTTGGCTTTTTCAGCGTCGCTATCAGATTTAATCCTAGTTTTTTCGGCATCAGATTCAGCTTTAATTTTAGCCCGTATAGCATCAGATTCAGCTTTTTTCTTGACTTTCTCAGCATCCTTTTCGGATTTGACTCTAGCTTTTTCGGCAGATTTTATAGCGTCATTTTCCGCCTTGTCCTTAGCCTTTATAGCATCTCTTTCGGCTTTGACTCTAGCTTTTTCGGCTTCTTTTATAGCATCAGTTTCAGCTTTAATTCGGTCGTTTTCCGCCTTTTCTTCTGGCGTAAGTTTTTTTCTTCTAGGTGCTCCTCCACCTTTACCTTTTCCTATGTCATCAGCTAATTTATTTCTGGCATTAATCAGATTTTCTACTGACTTATGTTCCTTAATAATTAGTTGATTGAGATCGTCGGTAACTATAGTACTTTCGTCTATAGCTTCAGTCAATGTTTCCATTGACTGTGCTGCTTCGAGTGCAGAATCTACATACAACTCGTTAGCAGCATTAATATCACTGCGTTTCATTTCTCTTCTTCTCCAGTTTGTGTAGTAATAATTGGATGTAAATTCCGAATTCCATTGGAGATAGGCTTTCTATTTCTTGTATAGTGTACCCATGGTCTTTTAACCAACTCATTGTTTTATAGAAGTCAAACAATGAGTCGTTAACCATGGTTAGCCGAAAAAATCGGAAAGACCTCTAACAGTTACAATCTCTTCATGTCCACACTTTTGACATTTAAGTGGGAACGTTAGACTGATCGACGGAAGCGTAGTAACGAACTCGATTAGTTGGTTAAATGCACTTTCATCTAAGTAATCAACAACTTCTGCTAGTTCCTCGTCATCTAGGTCTTCTCCTACCACCAGAACTTCACTACCAGTGTCAACCGATTTAATACAGCGAATAGCAAGGTATACTGGATTCGTTGTTTTATCAGAGAAATGATCCATTTCAAGGATTGTTGGTAGTCTCATGTTAAACACAAGACCGTTGGTTAATTTAATTGTTGGAATAGGCGATTCGTCAACGACTACGTTGTTTAGATTAAGACTTGTTGCAATAGGGTTATTGCATTTCTTACCATCTACTTCGTTGGTACATAGGTACTTAACTGGAATTAAATGTGTACCTTTCGAAATCTTGTATAGTTGTAGATATAAGTATTCAACGTCATGTGAAGGTAGGTCATTAGCATCGATACCATCAGTTTCAATACATTGATTCAAAATCTGAATAACCTGATAGTCTTGCGCAGAACCAGATTCACTAGCCATCATTAACAACTTTAGTTCCTTTACTGCAAAAGCACGAATTTTAACTTCACTACCGTCCGAAATATTTACCGTAGTTCTAAGCAATCCAGCTGTTGCCATATCTAAAAGTTTACTATGTTTCATATCATTTCCTGTTTAATTGAAGAAATCTGGAGGCTTTGCCTCCAGAGATTTTGTTCATTATAGATCTATAAGAAATAGAGTTATGAACAATTTAAAAAATTCCACCTAGAAGTGGATTAGTGAATAAGTTTTCAGCACCAGATGCAATCTGGTCGAATAATGGACTTTGACCTTGAAATGATGCTGTCTTGAATGTACTAATGGCAAACTCTACTTCAAAAATAGAAATTTCATTGTTAGAATCAACATCATAGTTAACACTTCCTAGTTTTATAGGAAAACATCCAATACATTGAATAACGCTCATTGGTTTACCTTTTCTGTCGAGAGGAAAGATTTCTATCTTTTTGGCATACGTATCATATAATCCAAACGTATTATCCTCTTGATTGTGTACCATGTCCATCCATTTATTCATTACTTGACGTTCGATGTGATTTGTTCTAAGATAGAAGTTCATCGTGATTGTATCTACTGTGCGTCCTGTAACGGCTGTCATTGGTTTTTTATCGAACCATAGATGCGTTGTATTGAATGCCGAACCTGGAACTGATACACTCTTTACAAGCATTGCCATATCTTTGTTGACATCAAAGCTACTAGAAATCAATCCAGTTAGGTATTCTCCACCTGGAATCATGTTGATCAGAGTAGGGTTGTAAGCACCGAGTACTTGCTTACCCAATGATGTATTCATTGCAGCATTAAGACCGATGTCTTTGATTTTGTTGAATCCATACCCATCGGTGAAGTCAGCGTCTTGTGCATCTTGCGTGAAGTTGAAGTCCTGTACACCATCTTTTCCAATACTGGCGAAGAAGTTATCAAATCTAACTAGGAATAGGTTAGGACGTGACATGTCTTCTGCATTAACCGCTTGCATGAATCTAGATAGGTCGGGGTGTGCAGGACCAGATTCATCTAGTTTTGTTTGTTTTCTTTTATTTTTTTCACCAGACAGCACTTCGTTTATTAATCTAGCTTCTGCTGCAACCGAATCTGCAAAGAAATCACTCATTAGTATTTGCTCCATACTTTTCTAGCACCAAATGATTTACCCTTGGATACAAACTGTTGAGTTGGTAAGAAAATAGCTTGCGCCCAATCCGTAGGATTGATTTCGCTCATAGTTGTAGTAATGTGATTTGGTAAATAAGTTTTAATCATCAAATCAGAGCCACGTAGGTTCTTAACCATATCCCAGTTTACACGTAGTTTGGTGTTAGCGTTTAAATTTTTAGTTGATGCATGTGGTAACAGTTCTTCTAAAAACTCTTGACGAGCTTTAGGTGGAACGTAGTGGAGGTTGAGACCAACAAATAAAGTCTTACCTTCTTTAGTTTTCTTGTTACCCAAGTAAATTACCAACGGGAACTTATCCCAGTATGGCAATACATCTTTTAATTTAGCATCATAACCGTAAGTATACAAGCGTCCAGCTATTGGTCTCGATGTGTGTCGAGTTCTCATAGCAACCTTGATACGGTTCTTGAACCACTCTGAGCTTTTGCGACGTTCTGTAGCAACAGACGAGCCAGATAATCGTTTGCGGAGTGTTTCGCGGAATTGGTTAATTAAGTCTTTCGATTTGTTTCCAGAAGTTGACTTCTTAGTGGATTTTGGTTTTACTTGACTAAATTCAGTTTCAATCTCTGCACGGAATCTACGAAAAGCCCTTGACATTGTATTTGCATTTAGATTATACTCTCTTGCAAACTGAAGAGGTGTCCAACCTTTAGCTTTCTTTTCGTACCACTTGACACCGTATTCAATCCACATTGCTTTAGTCATACGAGAAGCAGCAGGACGTTCTTGTTCAAATATTTTCATTATTATTCTCTATACATGTGAAATTTTATTGTTGGTTGTTTCGTATATAAAATACATCATTATTTCAGCCCAAAAAACTTTTTCATTGTATGTTCAGTTACAATCTTGAATACCCATCCCTTCCGATGACATAACTCATTTGCAGCTTTCCATTTGCATAAGTTTGTCTGAAATGTGTAGATCTCATTCATGTAACGTGCTTTGGTACGAATGTTCATTTTAAGTGGTTGAGTAGGTGGTTGAGTCTGTTTAAATGGTTTAACTTCCCACAAATGGGTACTTCCATCATTATAACATACTGTGAAGTCCATGAAATACCGACGTTTCTTCTGATCAGCTTCGCTGAAATATGGTATTACTGTCTCTTCCGATGACCACCAACTAACGTGTGGGTTTTTGTCGAGGTGTCGCATGACCAGTAGTTCCCATGAAGAACGATATTGAATTTGGTCAACTTTTCCTCGATATTTAAGTTGATTCACTGGTTTAAATTTTCCTGAGTATGCCATATGTTTCTCCCGTTTAATGTATTTATAAATACATATTATTACCAAAGGGGAATCATCATGCCAACAACTGACGTGATTGGTGCTGGAAGAACTAAAGACGAAACTGAAAAGACTCAAAAAACACAGTCTACTTTCAGTAGTGTTTCTTTTCCCAGTAACCTAGAATCAGACAACAAACATAAAAACTATTTGATTTTTCGAGTAGTGAACCAAGAGAAAGCTAACTTGACCCATGAGACATTAAAAGAAACCCAGAATAGTTTTATGACTAATCCAGGTAATGTCCAGAATACGTTAGCACTTATCCGAATGTACATGCCAAACCTGAATGAGTCGTTATCTCATGATTATGCTCAATCCAATACAACAGTTTGGGCTGAAATGGCAACTAAATTCATAGATGCAAATACTGCAACTGAAGGTAGTATGGACGCAGCGAAAGCAGCATGGGATAGAATAATACAAACTCTTCAAAATAATGACACAATGACACAAGTCAACGGAACACGACAATTACAAAACCATGTTTCTTTGTGGAAAGGTACACAACTTCGTCAACAGACATTCCATTTTACATTACGTCCTAGAAACTTGGATGAATTGAAATCGGTTGGTGAGATTATACACAACTTCCGACTATATTCAAGTGGAACCATGACAAAAACTGTAGCAGGAACAGATGGTGCGATTGGTACTGTAAGAGTTCCGCCTATGTGGTTTATCGAAGAACGTATCAAACGTGCATACAAGAAAACCGTTGGTGAAGGTCCTCCAGAGCCAGCGGCACAGAATCGTTACATTGACAAGTTTATGATGGGTCCGTGTACAATAACCAACGTTAGAATTAATAAAACTCCAGATCAAGTTTATCAAAGTATTGCGGAAACGGCTGGTGACCCAGTCAGTATAGATCTTGAAATTACATTCCAAGAAATGATCCCTACTTATTCCAATTACTGGGAGCAGCTACGCAGTAGCTTGGGTAACGTTATCACTGAGGGTGCAGCATGAATGAATTAGGTTTTTTTGGAACCATTATGTATAATGGTTCCGAGATGGTTGACATTTTCCATAACTATAACCGTTTCTTTAAAAACATAGAAACCAATTATACCGTAAAGGAAATGTCGATCAAGGATTCACCCAGACCAGAACTATTAAGCTACCAGCTGTATGGTACTACTGAATACTACTGGGTTCTACTATTGATTAACGACATCTACGATCCTTATTATGATTGGATTATGTCAGATCAATCGGTGCATGAATATGCTGCTCAAAAGTATAAGAATGTTGGTGGTTCTAATGAGGTAGCATATTACATTAGTTCACAAGGTGAGAAATTTTGGAATGTATACGAAGCAGAACCACAGCTATGGTATGATAAGAGAGATCTTATCCAGAAATATCTACAATTCCACGGTGCATTGGTTCCAGTAACTAACATAGAACACGAATTCATAGAAAATGAAAAGAAACGAGTTGTAAGGATAATTCAACCAAACGACATCACATCATTCATTAACGATTTCCGTATTCAAATGGAGAAATCAAGAAATGAGCGCAATAAGTAAGATTTCAACCAAACACCAAGAGTGTCTTAGTATCAACCATATTCGTCTTATGCAAGGCGATTACGGTATTGACATCACATCTTTGTTTGAGCTTCTAACAATAGAGGAAGACATAGAAGGTGGATTTGTCAAGGGGCAGTTATCATTCATTGATGATTTTTCCAGCGATGACGTATACAATGGAACCGAAATGGTCGAAATCTCGTTTTCATCATTCGACCACGACAAGCAAGTCGTTCCAATTCCTTACGATAAAAAGTTTAGAGTTATCGGGTTTAAGAGTGCAAAAGACCGATTGAATGGATTATATGATGTAATCGTTATTGATTTTTCCAGTGATGCATCTGTAAAAAACGACTCTATTAAATTAGCAAGGACATACAATAAGGTTTCTTCGTCGCAGTTCGTAAATAACTGCTGCGACATTCTTGGAGTTGAGATCCCAAGACACATAGAGGAAACATTACACTCAAGAGATTTTGTTGCTCCTAACGTTAGCCCACTTGACATGATCAACTGGGTGAAACTGACATCACAATCAAAAGAGAACTCAGGTTCTGACTTCTATTTCTTTGAAAATAAAGATGGTATCAATTTTAAATCAATAGAGACCATTAAGTCAACAGAACCAACCCAAACGATTTACTATAAGCCCCAAAACGAACTGTTTACATTCAATGCTATATTGAACATGGAGAAACCCAAGGGTTATGACCTTAGAGATGACATTCGTTATGGTGGTGCTGGTGCTACTGTTTATACACATGACATGATAACAAAACAATACAAGAAATTCACTTACGATTCGAGTAAAATTTCTAAATTGAATCCAGTTGATCCTAGAGGAAATACATACGAAAAGAACAACGACTCTTATGTTCAGTTCTGGTCGCATAATACATCATACTCTACTATGGATTTGAACTCAAATACGCATAACGCATTGTTGAGATCACTATCACGTACTCTTATAAACTTCAAGACATTAAATGTAACAATCGCGGGTAACATAGAAATAAAATCTGGTGATGTTATAGAAGTCAAAATTCCAGCATCAACAGGTAAATTGAGAAGGGAAGAATCTGGTAAGTGGTTGGTCAAGAAACTAAAACATATCCTACAACCATCTGGATTCGTTACACATTTGGAATTATCAACCGATGGGAATATTGAATAATGTTCATGCAAAATTTCTTTTATGGTGTCGTTGAGGACAGAATGGATCCCTTATTCATTGGGAGAATTCGTGTCCGTGTGTTCGGCATTCATTCAGACTTAAAGGTATCATCTGTAACCCATGGTTCTCCTACGGAGAACCTACTATGGTGTCACGTGATCCAACCAACAACATCTGCTGCTATTAGTGGTGTTGGACATAGTCCAACAGGTATCGTAGAAGGATCCAACGTCGTTGGGTTCTTCCGTGATCCAATGTGTCAAGATGGCATCATTATGGGTACTATAAGTGGTATTCCAGTAGAGTATGCCAATCCAGATAAAGGGTTTAATGATCCAAGTGGACAGTATCCACGATACATAAACGCACCAGATACAAACACACGTGCGCGTAACGGTCAAGTGCCAGCGTTGGATGTCCAAACGGGTGGTAAACCATCCAAAGAAACACCAGCTTCGGTTGAAGACCAAGATTTGAATACAGATAAAGCACCAGCACCAGATGATACTCCAGCTGATGACATCAAACCTCTGCCACCAGGAGATTTCACCATAGAAGAGATGCTTCGTGGTGACGAAGGTGTTAGGGTTTCTGTCTACTGGGATCACCTAGGATTTCCTACCGTCGGTATCGGTCATCTGATTATACACGAAAAGACTAGGAACATACAACGCATAAATTCAGAATTGGGTAAACAAGTTGGAAGAACTGTAACTGATGGTCGTATAACTAATGAAGAAATTAGTAAACTATTTGCTGGAGACCTAGACGAAGTGCAATCTGGTATTCGTGGTAGTGCTACTATAGCACCAGTTTATGCGTCGTTGGATGCAACTAGACGTATGGCTATCGAGAACATGGTATTCCAAATGGGTATAGGTGGGGTATCCAATTTCAAACAGTCATTGGCTTACATGCTCGCTAAAGAATGGAAGAAAGCACATGACGAGATGTTGAATTCAACATGGGCTGGTCAAACTCCAGGTCGTGCTAATCGAGTTGCTAAGATCATACTAAATGGTAACCTAGCATCATACGGTCAAACTGGTGGTACACGTTCAGTAAATGATTTATTCGTTGAACCAAATTCACCCTACGCTGCTCAGTATCCATTTAACCATGTGTATGAGTCTGAATCGGGTCACATTCAAGAGTTCGATGATACATCTGGAGCAGAGCGTTACTTCCGTAAACACCCAACAGGGACGTTTACGGAGACACATCCAGATGGTACGGTAGTTACCAAAATTGTAGGTGAAGATTATCTTATTGTGAAGACTAATCGAAATTTACATGTTGAAGGTAATCTTAACGTGGTAATCGGTGGTAATACTATAGTTAACATAATGGGTAATTCCGATTTGACGGTCAATGGTAACGTTAATGAACTAGTTCGTGGTAACGTTACTCAGCAAATCGATGGTAATGTGACATCTACAATTAATGGTGACGTTATTGAAACCGTAAAGGGTGCAGTAACTCAAGACATAACTGGGGATGTTGTTCAGACTATACGAGCGAACTGTAATTCTACAATCGCTGGAGACTATACCATGAATGTTGACGGTAACTATACACTAACAGTTGGTGGTTCTAAGGTAGATACTATCACTGGTGATTGGACACGTAAAGCAGAAAACGTTAATGATACTGCGAGTGGTACTATGAAGATGGATGGTGGTGGTGCAGTGGCTAAATTAGCTGGAGCAATGACACTAACAGGTTCAACAGTGAGTATCAACTAATGGCTAATATTCTTCCTGCTTCGACTGAATTGTCTGACCAGAAGGAACTTGATAACGTATCTATAACATTTTCACCTAGCTTTGCAGCTGGTGAATCCCTAGTGAGTCTAAATATTAGTGAGCATAGACCTAATGTCGGTATAACCGTACAAGGTGCTACGTTTTCTGGTCAATATAGGGATTCATTCCAGTTGGGTTCAGGTGCTATCAAGGTTCGACTGCGCTCAAATGGGATAATGAAAGGATACAATTCATTTGGGGAACTTCCACCCCCGAATGCTGCTGATATCTTTGAATTCAATGCCCCTTCTGTTCTTACAACCAGCTACATATACACCGTTAAATTAGTCTATGACTATACTGATCCTTTGGTTCCAATTCCATATCCTGTTAGGAGAGAATTGACCAAGGTATACACTCAGGTAGTATTCGGTGATTATAACACATGGGCTAACCAACTCAAGGATTATGTATCAGCATCTGGTCATTTTCCAAACTAAAAAGGAGCCGAAAGGCTCCTTTTTTATTCGATGATCTCACAATCTAATTTAGTAACAGGGAATACTTGGAACGATGGTTCTAACCACATAACTTCACCAGAACCAACAGCAACGCAATCGTATCCAGTAAACATACCTAGTTTTGCTTCTTCTGGATCAGAGTGAACAGAAGGAACACGCATCCAGATCTTGTTATCGTACTGGAATAAACCTCCAATTTCGATATCGTCGAAAATAACAAATGAAGAAATCTTTTTCACATTAACAATAGTATTCATAATAACCTCAAGGAGCCTAACATGGCTGGAATTGCTTTAGATGGTGCGAAAACTACTGGTCACGACCAGTTCCCACCCACAACTTGTATTGCTTCATCGTCTACCGTAACAATCAATGGAAAGAAAGTATTATTACACGGTGACCCGATTGTACCACACACGAGACTGGTAAAACCATTTGATACTCATGGTGGTACTTGTATTGCTTCAACTGGAACTGTATTCATTAACGGTAAAGCTGTAGTCCGTATGGGCGACGGTGTTACTTGTGGCGATACCGTTGCAGACTCTAGTTCGAACGTGTTTGCAGGATAGCATCTGCTTGCAATCGTAAAGTACGGCTATGAGAATCTTCGATAGCTTTATCGATTAAGTCAATCCATCCTTGATGTACTATTTTGGATGGATTGGTTGGTGTTCCATCTGCATACTGGCGCATTTCTCCATACATTTCAAGTAAAATCGTGAACTCTTGTAATGCTTCCTTACTACATTCCAATCCATTTTCAGTGCTCAAGCGTTTGATTTTCATCAAATATGGTGTAGCTTCCATCCGACTCTTCGCAAATCCGATTTCATTAACAATTTGACGTAAAGCCATTATTTTCATTGGGTTTAAGTTTTCAAAATCGATTGTAGAAACAATCTCTTTAAGAACCAAAAGCTTTTGTTTGTACGTAGTAGTCAGACTCATAATTTTATTCTCACTTTTTGAATTTAGTATTGTAATTATCTACCCAAACATTAACAATGTCAAGGTATTCTTCGAACATTGTGAACAATTCTTTACTTAATAAAAACTGCGCATCGTTATCCCAAATCCAACCCAGTCCTTGGGTACGCTTGGAATGCTCTGTCATGTCGAGTACTAACGGTGCTGCTCTGTGATTGTGCAATACGCTACCTTTCACCATGCTTGATACTGTAACAATGTTATAGATATGCTTGCTAGTACCATCCAACGACCCACCAAATACCGCATTAGTAAATAATACTACTGGAATACACGAATTTGACAAATCTCCACACGTATCTTCAGCCATTTCAAGTAGTGCAATGTCCCATTGCTCGATTAAAAATGTCTTTAGCATCTGGATGTTTTCGGCAGATGGTTTCACACGTTGTGTGCGGATTTTGCCAGCTTGTAAGTCATGGATGTGTTGATCCGTAATTGGATCCAACGTAATGTTCAAACTTTCGTTACTCATAATATAATACTCACTTAATTAAACAACATGACCAGATTTATACTGAGCCATAGAACGACCGCCACTACCAGTTGCGTAGTTATTAATGTTATAACGGTTCTGAGGTTTACCACGATTCAATAATGAAAATACATCAATGTTATGCTGTATTTTAATTTTTTCGCAAACTGATACAATTTGCTGATGATTAAACTTAGCTTTCTTCATTGCATGGTATAAATTTAATGCTCGTTGCTTGTTCATAATAAAACTCCTTTGTTTTGGTGGGTTGATTATCACACCAACCCACCAAATTGTCAATACTATTTTTTAGTAATAAATGATTTTTCTTCTAACAGAAGTTTACGACGTTGCGTCATTGACTCAATTTCTGACTCAATTTCTCTGATGCGATTATCACGACGTTCAGCTTCTTCTTTTGAAGTAACCCGATAATGGGACCATTGACGGAACCCATCCATGTTACCCTGTTCATCAAACACATTGTAAGTCATCCAACCATAGTATGCGTTGTATACATCAATACTATCACCATTAATGGCAGAATTGATAAGAACCGCACGTTCTTCGTGGGTTAGTTCACCAAACGTCTTATTTGCGATTGGGTCGTGGTTTACGAGAACGAAATTAGCTACATGAAATAGATTGTCTCCAAATCCACGGATGCTAACATAATTCTTGTTAATACCGCAACATTTACTGATTTGTACAACAGCACCACTCTTCAACCCATGATGAGAACCAGTGCCAGTGCGACGAATGTAATCACCTACTTCAAACATAATTCTAACTCTTCCTTTAATGATTTTAACTTGTCTTCAGTTTCCAAAATCCGTTTCATAATTTGATTAGTCTTTTCTGTTTTATTGTGTAGAACCCGATAATAAGCAGAACCTACAAACTCGTCAATCCCACCGTTAGAATTGTTCTTGTTGATAGGTTTCCACACAATACTGTCAAACATTTCTAATGTATAATCTGGATCTAATGCTCCACACATTAAATTTTTCTTTTCTGAGATTGTTAAGTTAGAAAACTTACGATGTGTTTGGTTTTCAAATACATACTCATTACTAGATGCATACAATTCGAAACATCCCTCAAAGTAATGGTCGTCTTCATCTCTATACTTATCAAGAATAACATGCATGGGGTTTGAATGGTGGTATCCCACTACTTTGAATACATCACCCTTTTTAATCTTACTGACTTTACATGGCTCAGTGCGAATTATGGTGTCGCCAATTTTAAACTTACACATCTAATTTCTCCAATTCGGATTCAACTTTTTTCAATTGTTCTATCAATTTGTCCTTTTTCTCCGTTAATTCGACACGACGAAGAACACGTCCAATATTAACACGCATGATAGCATGTGGATGGAATACATCAAGACCGCCTTGCGGAGTCAACTTGCAGATAGTACGCCATTCGTGTTCTACTTGACCTTTAAAGTCCAGTAGGTGACCATTTAGAGTTGTTTTGACCAGAGATAATTGCTCATTGACATTCAAATCTTTGAACATCTTTTGTAATGGATTGACAAAAGAACCATGAACCCATTCTGGATCTACATCAACTGATTTGAACATGCGTGTATCATAAGTCCCATTTACTTCGCATAGTTTTATAGACCAATGATTATTAACGCATTTACTAATTGTGTAAATGTGACCATTTTTAACATTACCATGGTCACAACCAGTACGCTTAACTTTATCGCCAACTTTAAAAACCGTATTCATAGTGTATTCCTCATTGATTTGATGGTCTTAATTTAACATGAGTACTCGATTACGTCAAGTACTCATTATAAATTATTAGTGACGCTTTTGACGCTTAGAACGACCTGTCCACTTTTTAGTTTCCATGTCTTTTATTTTCCAGTTAATCTTTGCAGTCTGATCCATTGTACAAAAGATTGCTACGAAGAATAACACCATTGCAATTGGAGTGATTCCATTATAAATCATTCCAGCACCAACCGAACCAGTAAAAATACACAACATGCGAGTTGCTGACATGTGGAAGTTCATACTGCGATCAGATTTACATTGTTGTAGAAAAGCCATAATTATTTTCTCACTATTTTAAATTAACTGTTTATTTTACCTTATATTCATTGTCAGGAAAACGATTCTTTCCACGCTGAATCATAATAGTAGATTTTTGTAAACGATTGAAATACTCTTTTTCGGTGATTAATTCTTCATGGAACGAGAACTGATAGTTCATACGATCCCAACCATCTGCATCCATGATAACATGACCATGTTTCTTTTGCCAAACTGCACTTGTATTCAAGATTTTAAATAAATCTAAGAACTTTGTAACTGAATCTAAGAACTCTTTATCCAGTGGGTCTGCGATGTCTTTTGCTTGTGTGCTCATTTTTATCCCTTACAAATAGCAGTAGTTGTAGTAGTTTTACCTTCTGAGTAAGTAGAAGAAGTGCAGTCTAGACGTGGACACGTTACCACCTTAATCTTACCACCTTTGCCGTTTTTAATGATTACCACTTTACAACCTTCAAGTTCTTGTGGCATGACATAATCGTAACGAACTTCTGGATTATCGGAACAACCAGTTAACCAGAAAGCACCTAGACACAACACCATTAACTTAATTTTTGATAATTTCATAACATCTCCTTAGTTGATGTAGCTATTATTACATAAAAGTTGTGTGACTACCAGACATATCTCCAAGATTTTTCTCAAAAAGTTTAATTGAGTCAGTTTTAACACCACTTGATGTATAAGTGAACATATACTCTGCACCCAATTTGCATAATTCCCATAGCATGTCGTGTGGTTTGCTCATAGCAACTACCAACATCGCTTTGGTTGGAATTGGTTCTTCCGATTCTATCTTTATTAAAGTGTTAGGGATAGCGAACTTATTATCCTTTCCAACTAGTACTGGCTTATCATTATAAAGAACAGCGAACCCATTTGTCAACTTCTTAATACTAAAACTCATTCGTATACCCTATAAACTAAAAAATCCAGACCGAAGTCTGGATTTCATTATACATTATTATTTGAAGATACGCAACAAAGATAAGAATAGGTTCAAGATGTTTAAGAACATCGATAGAGCATTCATAGCAGTTGTACGTTCATGACCGTTTTCGATAATATCTTGAGTATCATACAGAATAAATCCACTAAACACCAGAACACCAATGTAAGCCAACACTAAGTCTAGGATGCCAGAACCAATGAATAGGTTCATGATACCAGCTACAACCATTAGAACCAGAGCAATGAACAAGAAGCCATGCATACCACTGAAATCACGACCACTGTATAATGCGTAAGCTGTAAGACCAACGAACATTGTAGCTGTTAAACCTAGAACCAGTAGAATAGTTCCCATTGGGATACCACTCATAAAGATTACTGGGTGAAGTACTAGACCAGCTAGACCAGCAAATGCAACGAACATCATGTTAGCAATCTTTTCATTCTTCGTAAAGCAGATTGCGATTACTAATACGAATTTTGCCACAATAGCACCAATAACCAATGACTTAGAAGCCATTAACATTGGAGAGAACACCGTGAACATCATCACGATAAAGCCAATAGCCATTAATTTATATGAATCAATTAAAGATTTCATTTATTTTCCTTTTAATTTATTATTTTAGGTTTTTAAGTTTGTTTGAGATTAGACGGTTTGCAGTTGCTCCACGCATGTATACACCATCGACTAGTTTAACATTGAATCCAGTGTAACCAAACTCTGGATTTGCCATCGGCTTAATATTTGCTACAAGTTTAGTATTACCATGTAAATCTGTATATTCCCATAACGTAGTTATTTTTATCGGCTTGATATATTGCTTACGCTCTTTATACTTGCGATTTGGTTTACTCCCACCTAATGTTGCATGGTTTAAGGTTTCAAATGGGTTATTATTATTATTATTATTATTATTATTATTCGAATTGGATTCGTAATATTTTAGTTTTGCATCTTTGAATTCCGATTCCGACTCAAATGATGTTACGATATCACATAGTAAAATCTTGCCATCATTATTAACTGGTGTGCAAATCTTAATGGTTCCATTAATGTCAACAATAATTACATTACCACTAATATCAATAATTTTCATAATTTATCCTTGTAAGTTCAAATATAATATTTATAAAGAGTGAATGTGTTCTTCAACAATAGCAACCAAAGCATCTTTGTTGTTTAGTTCATGATCAAGTTCTTGTTGAAGTTCATTGATCTTAACTTGTAACTCGTTGATGCGCAAACTTGATTCTTTGATGCCGTTAATAACTTCAGTTGTATCAAACTCATGTACATTATTTGATGCGCACATCATTTTCTGGTCAAAATCAGCAAGATTAACATACATTCCACGTCCACGCTTGCTACGGTCTTTGTAACGCTTAGTAAATGTCTTACATTTACCAGAGATACGCCAGCGACCAGCTACAAGAAAAACTTGGTAACCTAACATTTTGAGTAAGTAATTATCCATAACACTTATCGAGTTGCATACTAAAAACTGACCATCACTATCCCCAGATAAACGAAAACATGATGCTGGACTAAATTGCCATTCATTTTGAGAAAATCCACAATCACTACTATCCACCACAGTTTTATATGATGTGTAAAGCGAACCAGTAAGCTTATGACAGATGATGTCACGAACAGAAACTATACCATTTTTGTGAATAATATTACTCAATTTAAGTAATGCATTATTCACTGCGATTTCACGTTTTGCTGCACTACGTACAACAGCTTTTCCAGAAGTATTATTTTTCATTTTTTAATCCAAGTTTGATACATTTCGTTAATGAGCACTACTGTACATACTGCTCCATAAACACATGATAGCCAGTTTAATTGACCATCGGTTGTAAAATCAGTAACGACATACACTGCTGCTGTAGTCACTACTGATAGCATAATCAACCAGATTGTTAGTTTTAATTTATAATCCATTATTATTTGTCCGATACCATAAGTTTCAAATCAACTCCATGCGATTTTCCATGCATGAAAGTTATGTCATTTCCAACTTGGAGTAATTCCATTTCAATCTCGTTAAAATGCTTCAGATGTTCCAGTGACTCGGTTGCCATTTTAACGTTTATGCATCCATCGGTTGGGTTAATCTCAATATCAGCCATAGAAATGTTCCAGTCGTTAACCAAACGAGCGTATAAAATCCCATCAATTGATAAGAAATTAATGTTCTTAGATTTGATTGTTGAATTGATTAAATTAATCTTATCTACGATTTCTTTTGTAAATTGAATTTTAATTCCAGTAGGTTTGATTTGCATAATGTTTTACTCACTTTGTTTAAGATAGGGCTATGATACCATAACCAATTTGTTTGTCAACTACTTATTTGCAATATTCAGTCATCATTGAGTACACATCACCAAATAGGTTATCGAAGCGTACTTCTTGTACATTATCATAACCGAATTTCAGTTTGATTACAAGACCAGTTGCAGCCATTTTCTGAATAACTTCTGGACTAATATGTTGGATAACATATGCGTTGTTGTATTGAGACCATTGAGCTGGAATAACAACATCAGGTTGACCATACGTATTATCGTTGGAGTAACTGATAGTAGTTTTATCCATGTGGTATGGACTAGAATTATGATCTACTGTAGTCTTCATTGAGTTGATGATACCCATGTTGATACCACCAGTAGAACCACATACCATCATAATTTCAGCTTTCTTGTCCAAAGAGAACATTGGGTATTCTTCAGATGGTGATGGTGATACTAATGCAGTTGCAGAGAATGACGCTAGAACTAATGCAGATACTAATAACTTTTTCATAATGTGTACTCACTTTGTTTAAGATAGGGCTATGATACCATAACCAATTTGATTGCCAACTATTTTGCAAATAATTCTTTTAAGTACTGATTAACCAATACTTTTGATTCTTCATTTATTAAAGTAACAGCATCATTATCAGCACGAGCAGCAGCACGAACATCAGAACAAGCATCACGAGCAGCATCAGCATCACCATTACTAGGATTATTCAAAAACCCAACAATTAAATCATACTTATCAGTGTAAGGTTTGATTAATTCTACGTTAATCAATGCACATTTACAAGAGAACTTGATTAGATCTTGCTTGTCGCAAATCTTAATAGCCAACCAAGTAAGATCACCAATAGTATTTTCACCACCAACCAATGAAGCGATTTCTACTGGTTCATTGGTGTCATTAGTTTGTTTAATAAACCGATTTAATCCAGATTTACAAGCATCTAGGTCAATCAATTCTTGTTTAGTAATTTTCATAATATTTTACTCACTTTTAAGATAGGGTTATGGTATCATAACCCATTTTATTGTCAACTACTTATTTTACTTCTAACAGATTTACATCAATGAATACAACGTTCTTATCTGCGAATACTTCAACGCAGTCAGAAGTATTCTTGTAGAACATAATCATTTGCCATAGACCAGCCATAACAGAATGGCGTGGATCTTCCATCTTCATGAATACATCTAAGAACTTACCATTCATGATCAGTTGAGTAGTAGTCAAAGCCATACGTTGCATTACATCTTCACCAACCGATTCGACACGAGTATCTTGAACCTTTGTAGCATGTAAAACACATTCAGCTAGATTCATCGTAGATGGACGGGGTAATGCTAATACTTCATACCCACCAATAACGCTTGGGATAATCAAGATAGAGTTATCATCGCATGTTTCGATTTGAGTTTTGACTGCATCAATAGAGCTTTTGATCTTTTCCCAACGCGCAACACGATTTGATTTCATTTCTACAGCTTGTTGCATTGATAAATCTAAATCTTCGAAAAATGACATAATGTTTTACTCGCTTCGTTTAAGATAGGGCTATGATACCATAACCCATTTGATTGTCAACTACTAATTAATACTTTCTTTGCACTTAATGATATCACGCTTTAGTTGTTCTACTTCATTGCGTGTAGTTAGTAAAATACCCTGTGCCTTTTCCAGATTAGATTCCAAATCTACTAGCTTTTGTTTCGCTGGATTGACAGCACGATACACACGTTCACCAACAAACATGATACCACCATCACTGTTATCTGTTTGTACGGAAACCCAACCATTAGACAAGATTTGCACTTCTAATGATTCGTCATACAGTGCATTAACCAACACTAGCTTTTCTTCTTTCTCCAATTTGCAGAATGGACGATGGTAGTAATCATGGACTTCGGCATCTGTTAATTTCTTAAAACGCATTGGATTATATGAATTTTTCAACCCGTGTAGACGGATGTCACCCCCATTGACATTTTTATCCAATACTGTATATACTTCACCAACTCTAACTTCGTCATAACTACACTGAATACGACGTACCAAATCACCAAATTTAAAATTATTCATTATAGTTCCTTATACGCTATAGTCGTAGTCTTCTTCGTTTTCATCTTCGTAGAACGTAGCATCAATACCTTCGATACTAAACCAATTATCACCTTCAGTGATTTCGCCACCGTTACCATCAAAATAACGACGAATTACTTCACCGCGTACATTATTGTAATCACTAACTGATAGGTATACACATGAACTCTTACCCGTGATTTTTTCTAGGATCACATCAAGTAATTCAACATCATCAAATGAAATGCGCATTATAGTCCAGCCTTCAGTTTATCCAACTCAGATGATAGTTCTTTCATTTTGAATTGAATGTCTTCAATCTTTAGTTGTGTTTCAGCTGTATCTTTTACACGGTAGTATAAAGAATCATCCCAGTTCATAATCTTACTATCAGTGTTAAGGATATGATTAGACCAATGCTGACCATTCATGCTAACTTCTAGACGCTGGTTGCGTAAGAATGCTTCGATGATAGACAGCTTTTCCTTCAGTTTAAGTTGACCAAATGGTTTATTTGGGATTGTGATATCCTGAACCAATTCGAAACAGTTAAGATCGTATGTGTATTGATCCAGTTCTTTAAGAACAATAACTTTGTCCTGATGATCAACTTCTAACACCGTATAGATTCCACCTTGTAGCATAGAACCAAACGTTTCACCAATGCGACGAACTTTGTCACCAATTTTAATTTTATTCATAATGATTTCCTTTTGTATAAACGATACAGATAACGAAGAACATCGGGTGCGTTATCAACTTTAGAGAATGTAGTATGACTTAGTTTGGTGTATAATGCAACACCTTCTTCAAAATCTTTTACTGCAAGATAAGCGAACTCGTAATTAACTTTTTCGACTTGATTAATTGAAAGATGTTTCATTTATATTCAACTTTGGTTAAGATACCATAACACATTGTGATGTCAATACTATTTCGTAAACAATTCTTTTAAGTATTGATCAACAATCGGCTTTGATTTTAGATTAGAATGAATTGCATAAACCACAGCATTATCCACAGAATTACGAACAGAAAAATCAGCAGCATAAAAAGCAGAAAATGCAGCATTACGAACGGTATACGAAGTACTATCGACATTACGAACAGAAAATGCAGCAGTACGCGTAGCATAAGCAGTACGAACATCAAAACGAGTATCATCAAATGGATTATTCAAGAAACCAACAATAAGATCGTACTTATCGGTATATGGTTTAATTAACTCGATATTAATCAAAGCGCATTTACACACAAATTTAATAATATCTTTCTTATCGCAAATCTTACCAGCTAACCAAGTAAGATCACCAATGGTATTTTCGCCACCAATTAACGACACAATTTCAACTGGTTTGTCCGTATCGTCGGTTTGTTCAATAAACCGTTCCAATCCACGTTCACAAGCATTTAGTTCTATTAATTGTTGCTTAGTAATTTTCATAATGTTTACTCACTTTGTTTAGGATAGGGTTATGATATCATAACCCATTTGTGATGTCAATACTATTTCGTGAATAATTCTTTTAAGTATTGTTCAACCACGGGTTTTGATTCTGGATTAGCAAGTACCGTATAAAACGCAATGTAATCGGCATCATCACCAGCATCAATATAAGTAATCGCAGCAATCGCAGCATAAGTAGCATAAGTATCACAATCGGCAGCATTATAAGCAGCAATATACGCAGCATAAGTAGCAGTACGAGCAGCATCAACACGAGAAGCATCAACTGGATTATTCAAGAAATCAACAATGAGATCGTACTTATCGGTATATGGTTTAATTAACTCGATATTAATCAAAGCGCATTTACAAGAGAAATTAATAATATCTTTTGTATCGTAAATCTCAGAATATAACCAAAGTAGATCACTAATAGTATTTTCACCACCAATTAATGATACAATGGATACAGGTTGATCGGTATTATTTGTTTGTGTAATGAAACGGTTTAATCCATCTTTGCAAGCATTTAGTTTTTGTAGCTGCAATTTGGTAATTTTCATTTTTGTTTATTCTCCTCGTTTAAGATATGGTTATGGTATCATAATCAATTTGGATGATTACATCATACGAATAGATGGTTCTGGTGGATTGTCAATGTATTGGACTGGCGTTACTAATTCAAGTACGCTGTTTGGTAAATCTTCAACAACCTTAGCTGTTTTTGTGTGAAGGACATTCACACGTTCAAAGTTGGATTCGATTACAACCGCTTCGAATTCACGGTGTGCTTTCAACGCAACCAAATCGCCAATGTTAAATTCATTCATTTGTTTATTCTCCTTGTTTAAGATGGTATAATCATATCATAATGATTTGTGATGTCAATATATAAATACATTAAATTGATAATAGAGATGATTTACTTGCCAAGGTATCATTGGTGACTACTTAGTGGTCATCTCTATTATCAATCAAAACCTTGGCAGGTATAATATGAATAAACATAGTAACAGTAAAGAACAAGCGTCGAAAGAATTCAATGAGTTGGCTAAAGCTGAAGGGTATGAGTTATTAAGTGAATACAATGGTGCTTTACATAAGATAAAGTTAAAACATTTATCGTGTGGTAATGTATTTGATGTCAGAGCAGACCAATTTAAGAACCGTGGTATTAGGTGTTCAAAGTGTTTAATACGTTCTAACGTATCATCCGTATTACAAAAAGAAAAATCTAAACTTGAGTTCGAGAAGTTGGTTATATCCGAAGGGTATGAGTTATTAAGTGAATACACTGGTTCGAGTGATAAAGTCAAACTAAAACATTTATCTTGTGGTAACGTGTATGGAGTCAGACCAAACGGGTTTAAGAACCGTGGTACTAGGTGTCGAGCGTGTTACGTATCTAAAGCTAAACCTTATGTAAAGAAGGTTCGGACGAATGTGTCATCTTTGATGCAAAAAGAAAAATCTAAACTTGAGTTCGAGAAAATAGTTGTAGAGAGAGGATACGAACAGTTAAGCGAATACACTGGTGCTTTACATAAAGTCAAACTAAAACATTTATCTTGTGGTAACGTGTATGAAGTCAATGCTAGTAGTTTTAAGAATGACAACCGTGGATGTCCAAACTGTATGAGCAGTGGTTATAGAAAGAATACGCAAGGAATTTTCTACTTAGTTCGTTGGGTTCATCCAGAAACAAATCATAGTTTCTTGAAGTTTGGAATTACAAATCGTGTAAATTATTTGGAAAGAATTGCAGAACAGCAACGTGGAACAAAATATTTTCCAGAAACGATAAAAGCAAAATTTTTCTTGGATGGATCAATTCCACCAAGTTTAGAAAAAGAAATTAAATTAAAATTGAAAACTAAAGTAATCGAAAAGAAAAATTTCAAATTTGGATACACAGAAACTTGTGAAAATATTCAAGAAAATGAAAATTTTATTTTGTCACTTTTCTAAAGAAGGGAACCGAAAGGTTCCCTTTTTGCATAAGTAAAAAGCCGCAACCAGATTTTCGGGAAGTTGATAATCGAAAGTCTCGAACTGACTTTCTATAACCGTGTCACTGGAAAGTTGATAAGTCCTTGAAAACTAAAGCAATTAAGTCGGATTTATAAGAGACTATAAGTGAAAGTCTGTAACCAACTTTCTATAACCCTGTAAGTAAGATTATTATAATAGGCTACATGTGGGCTTCTATAAGACCACGTAACCAAGCTTCATGAGTGTGATGATAGCCCCTTCAAAATACATCGGTGTAAGTAGGATATTATTATAGTGATGTGTCCACTCCCATGGCTCGACTTTTTATTCGAGGTTTTTCCGATGGTGTAACCAAGCGTTATTTCCTTCGATTTTTCAAGTGACGGTACTCACCCAAAAACATTGGTGTAAGTCAGCCCATGAGAGTGACGATACTCGATGATGGTTTATTCACTGATTTTTCTCTGAATTTCTCTGGAAATCCTAAAATCTAAATTTATGTGAATTTATTTTATTTTATCCATCTAGACATCCAGACTTCTAAACATCCAGACTTCTAGCCGTCTATACATCCAGACATCCAGACTTCTATACATCCAGACATCCAGACTTCTATACATCCAGACTTCTAGCCGTCTAAACATCCAGACTTCTAGCCGTCTAAACATCCAGACTTCTAGCCGTCTAAACATCCAGACTTCTAGCCGTCTATACTTCTAAACATCCAGACTTCTAGCCGTCTATACTTCTAAACATCCAGACTTCTAGCCGTCTATACTTCTAAACATCCGATAAACCCCAAATTTTGAAAGAACACGAAAAACGGGCGGTTATCATTCTACCGATCATTAATTTCAATGATAGCAAAAATCAACCGCCCGTTATTATCCCTATAAATTACGGGATACCGATCACCGCTTTTAAACGCTGATCTATGGGGTAAACAGTGATTAACTGTTTACGGGGTTATAATAACAGATCCACGGATTAGATCAACAAAAAAGATCGGTTATTTTCCAACTATGATCGGTTTTGTGATCTTGATCGTGTTTTCAAATAACACCCAGGAGTGCTGCGTTTCCCTTCGGTTTCCGTTCCTACTATACAACTATTATAAAACAAGGGATCAACATAGTCAACCCCTTATGTAATTTATTTTATGTTAATCAATCTATTATACAATTCATGCGAACAAACATACCAACGATCCGATCCGTTGCGTTTGATCGCTCGATAATTCAGACCGATCTCAATCGTCATATGCGCCCACCTTTTAGACTTTCTAGCGATCACGGTTCGATCAGCGTATTGGTTGAATACTTCCAACACTTCAGCACGTAACACTTGACTGATCGACTTGTCAAACTCAATTTTAAAATCTTTGTGTACAATCTTGTTTTTAATTTTAGCCATGGGATAAACTCCAAAACGACAAGGGGATCTTGTCTTCGTGGTTGATTATGGGGTAAAACGATCACCACGTCAACAACTAATTTTAAAATAGTTTAATCAATCTATAAACGATTTTGAGAGGTTTATAATTTATTGATGCAATCATATTAACCGTATTATGATCGCCCCGTGTGGACGGTTTGAGGACGTGCAAAAATAGCAGATACAAAAAAACCACCTTATAAGGTGGTTTTTGATTTGGGGGTTAATTATAGATGGTTTGCGATCTTCGGGAAGTGTTCAAGCATGATTTTTAACGAATCAGCTTTTTGATCTTCTGTCAAGTGACTGAATGCATTTTTAACTTCGTTCAATGTAATGTTATCAGCAAATGTTAAACGCTTGTCATTATTGACATTTTTGCGGTTTTTGCAGTTAAAACGCTTGTTTTTGTATTCGTTTTCTGTTATGTGCCATAACGGGAAAACTAAAACACCTTTTAAAATTTCGTTAATGCATCCAGCACTAACCCACACTTGATCACCGTTGTCAAGTTTTACTAAAATTTCATCGGGTTGATAATTGTTATAAAATGAATTATAACCACCATCACGATCCCCGATCACTTCTAAAGGGGTATTATTTGGAGCTTTACGGCTACGCTTCAGGCTAACAATACAACCCGTATAATGATAGCGGCTTGCGTACTTATTATAAACGCCGTTTTGTGGCGTTGGATTACATCGATTTGATGCATCAAAAATCACATCTAGATCCGACGTTGGCTCATAGTGATCAAAAGCTAGATCGCTATAAATACCGCCTTCGGTGCTGAATTGCTTTGTTTTTGTATCAAACAAAGTGAATACAGTAAATGCGCCATTATTATCATTGTACTTGTGATCAGCGAATAAACATACTTTCATTTTAAAAACTCCGATTTAGACAACAACCGTTGTTGTCTTGATGTGGTAATTATAGGGGATCAAGATCCCCATGTAAAGCGTTATTTTGAATTATTTTTAAGTTGTTCGATTGCTTCGATCACTTCGTTTAAAAATTCACGCTTTTGGCATTCGACCTCATAATAATGATCCTGAAGTCCACACGGTAAATCATTATAATCATAGTTGTTACGGGTGCGCAAGTCTAATTCAAGATCAATTTTTAAGAATTCAAGATCGGTGATCGTTGGACGGGTTAAACGTGCAAGTTCAAAAAAATCATAATGGTCACATTCTAGACGGTATAAACGGGTATACCTTGATCCCCGTTTGAATTGAGAGCGCATATAACGGATCATTTCCGCTTTCTTGTTGCGGTTGTTGCGTAGGGTATCGATTAACGATAAAGCCATGGTAAAACCTCCAGAATAGACAACGATTGTTGTCTTCGGGGTTGATTATGGGGTAAAACGATCACCACGTCAACAACTAATTTTAAAATGATTTAATCAGTCTATAAACGATTTTAAGCGGTTCAATTGATCAAGGCATACAATCGGATTAACTATGTTATGATCGTACCGTGTGGACGGTTTGAGAGAGTATATGATAGGATAGCAGGATCAAAAAAGCCGTCTAATTAGACGGCTTTTTATTTGGTTAAATTTTAGTTTAAAATAAAATGAGGATTAGTAAAATAAAATTTTACATTTAATTCGATAATTTCGTCATTTAATAACAGATCTTCAACATAACGAGAGGCATCAAAATAGCTATAAATCGGATCATTTTCTTCGATGTCTAGACTACAAAACACGTGATCTTGTTTATCGTCTTCTAAATCGCTGCGATCCGTCCAGATTGTAAAGCTATCCATATGATTAAAAATTGTATCAAAATCATAACCTAGATTATTTGTACAATGTTCTAAAACTATGATTTGATTTTCGTCTAATTCGCTCAATGATTCAACCAACTCATAAAACTTTTCGATGTTTTGACTTGACAAATCAAAAATAGAACGTTCGATGTTTGAGCCGTCAATCAATTCAATTTCATTTTCAAAATCAACTGATTTTTGCGAAATTTTAGCAAAAGCTAGACGGTTTTGATACTCTTCTAAAGTAGTAAAGAAGAAACCATTTAACTCAAACGAATAAGGATTACAGAAAAATTTAGCCATGGTATAAACTCCGATTTAGACAACAACCGTTGTTGTCTTGATGTGGTATTATTGATCAGGGGTTGTTTATTGTCAACCCCTAATTTTAAATTAATTAAAACAATGTGGTGTTATTTCGTGGCTTAGATCAAGCGGTAAAAGTGAATTAGTTACTCGAAACTTTTCACCTTCGAAAATTACGTAATACAGATCCGCTTTTTTGTTGCGGTAAACCTTGCGTTTATGGCTTGTCGTTTTATCTTGACGGTAATCCGAAAACGTTAAAAGTAGGGTATTACTATCAAATCGCATCGAACCAAAACGAGAATCAACTTTATTACTTAGGTATCTTAGGTACACGGCATAAACTCCGATTTAGACAACAACCGTTGTTGTCTTGATTTGGTAATTATAGGGGTTAATCATTTTCTTGTCAACCCCTGATTTTAAACTATTTTTCGCTTAATTGTACCGCACGATTACAAAATGGTTTGCCGTTTTTGTAATACATACCACCCAACGATCCGATCTTTTTTGTGATTTCGCTAACATCACCGTCCAACGTTTCCCAGTGTGGAAAATCTAGATCTTTGTTTTGCTTTGTTGCGTATAGTTTACCGTCTACGTTGTAAAGGAAAACCGTATCCTGATCGCTCATAAATTCAAACATTCCGCTAAAATAAGCACGGGCGATCACACGTTCGTTTTTTGGATATGGTTTCATGTCATTAATAAAACCGTCTACTAGTTCAAAAACACGCTTTTGACTTGTGCCATTTTCAGGCGCATGTTTTACGATATTGTAAATAGAACGTTTAACGCTTTCAAGTGAAAAGTATTGTGATTTAGCCATTTTTATAAACTCCGATTTAGACAACAACCATTGTTGTCTTGATTTGGTAATTATAGGGGTTAATCAATTTTGTGTCAACCCCTAGATTGTAATTTTATTGATTTAATTTACTACGCTTGATCTTAACAATTACAGATTTTTTACGACCATGACGATCCGACATAATACAAGTTTTAACATTACCACGGTTACCACGGTTACCACTTGATAACGGAATTGTAAGCGTTTTACGTTCCATTGTCAACACTGGCAAGCCGATATTTTCAACCGTTTTTGATTCTCCGATAATTTCGCAAGTGCCATCGATCACCGTGGTTTTATGTTCGATTGCTTGCAATTGCTCGATCACGGTTTCAATGTATTCAAATTGAACAACCCAACGCTGATCCGATTCTACACCATTATCGATAACTTTTGCGCTTGTTACGTCAACGCGTTGTAAAAGCTTTTTAACAGCGACACGAGCAGCCGAACGAGTGATAACGTTAACATTTGCGATAGTGATTTGAACTGACATTTTGAAACTCCGATTTCGACAACAACCGTTGTTGTCTTGATTTGGTAATTATAGGGGTTAATTATAATCTTGTCAACCCCTGATTTTAAAGATAATTTTAAAAACTTTTGCTTTTAGAATTTCCTTCGTTGTTTCATTGTAGGGGTTGACTATTAAATTGTCAACCCCTATTTTTAAATTATTGTTGGTCAACCGTCCACGAATAAGCACCGTATGAATACGCCTGATATTGTGCGTATTCTACCGCTTCAGCTTTTGTGCTGAATTCTTTCAATTCGTCGTGAGAACCAACAAAATTTGTAAGAGTGATTAAAAACTTTTTAAGGTTTGATGTAGTAGCCATGGTATAAACTCCGATTTCGACAACAACCGTTGTTGTCTTGATTTGGTAATTATAGGGGTTAATTATAATCTTGTCAACCCCTGATTTTAAA